TGATTTTTTCAGAATGAAAATTACAAGTAGTGCAATCGTGTAAATAAATATTATGTGTGTCTAAACAATCTGCTAAGTATTTTATTGCTTCAATTATTTTATCTTGGTTCATATTATAATTGGGTTACTAATAAACAATCGCCTACACCTAAAGTCGAAACAGTTAGGATAGAGTTTGCTAGCTAAACTCGTCCTATTGCGTAACAACCCATGCTTGTCCGGGTGCAGGAGACTATCTACTATTTTAGTATAAATCTTCACTAAATAAAGTGTTACCCCTATACCCATCTAGGTCAACAGACTTCCAACTTACTTCATTCATCAACTTACGACCTTCTTCTCTTCCTACAAATCTATTCTTTCCTGTCATAAAACCCTGTTCAATTTCTTTCCAATCTTTTCTATCTGGTCTGCCTGCTCTATTAGCAAAACAATCTCCGTGTCGGTGTCCGCGGATTATCCGCTGACCACTAGGTGTTTCAAATTTTATTGCAGCACAGATACAAATTTCTTTCTCTTTCTTAAAATAGTCCCAATAACCAAACTTCTTTCCGTACTCTCTCCATTGAGATACACCCATTGGCAACTCCACTCTTTTCTCAACCAAATAACCTATCTGTCTTTCCAAATCAGCTAACAAGAGCCATCGTTCGGCACGGTTTTTAGTGCCGAACTCAGCACCCTTAAGTCTTTCAATTATATTTTCTATTTTCATACTCTCTCATGTTTGTTCCACTCTTCACGGCTAATACCGTTGTGGACTCTTTTAACTTTTATATTTATTTTTGCTAGGTCTACATCACAATCATCAAACGCTAAGTCAACACTATCACTCTTAGATTTAACTCGTATCTGTGCTTCCAGACCAAGCTTCTCAGCCCAAGTCTTCGCCCAATCAATACCAGAGCTACTCCAGATAACCATTGTGTGACCTTGTGCTTGAAACCATTTGTACACCTCAATTGTTTCATAGTTTGGTGTGTCTCTGTCGAAACCAGTAACAACTGCTGGTACGATTAGAGTATCATCCACATCAAACGCTATTGTCAGTTTTTTCTTGTTCATATTTTTTAGTATCATAACGAGCGTTCTGATATTTTCTTTGATAAGCTCGATATTTTTCAGTCCTATGATATTTATTAAGACGCTCCTTTACATTTTTCTTTTGATAATATTCTTTTCTATATTTCTTTGCTTCAGCGGTTGCATTCCTTTTTTTACTATAACATATAGAACACAATCCCATACTAATATGCCTTCTGTCTGACTTCCCACATTCTATGCAAACATCCAATTCATAAACAGGTGACCACATCATTTTTTTCTTTCTCATACACTCGTCACAAGTTGTAAGACAACCACCATCACCTCGATAAACATTTCCACCAGAACCTTCAGTAAATTGAACACCACACTTGTGACAGTTATATTTTTGAGCATATCTGGTACGCCCAAGTTCACCAGAATCATGAAGTACTTGGCTCACCCTCTGCCTGCTTAAACCATATTTGTCAGCAACTACCTGCAAAGTATGCCCAGCGGCATACAACGCACACATGTCTTGATTTCTCTTTTTTAGATTCATATTAACGAAACCAATAATAATAAGCTTTCTGTTGGGGGTGAAACTCTGTTTCATTTTTAGCCCAACCACGAATCACGTCAACAGGTAATCCTACACGTAGTCTCAAAAGGTTATAAAATATTCTACCAACTCTTCCGTTACCATCCTCAAATGGGTGAATCCTTTCAAACATTATATGATTCGATTTAACCAACTCCTTCAAACCAACAGCCCCTCGCATGCAAGACAACTTATTAAAATCTTTACAGAAATTAGCCACTTCACATTTGAGTAAATTACTACTGATAAATCTCTTACAATCTCCACCTATCCAAACATCACACTCTCGGAACTTCCCAGCAATTCTAGGGTTTATATTTTTCAACAAATAGTTGTGTACTCTCAGAACATCACTAACTTTGATATCTCTCTTTTGCTTATCAATCCATGTCCATGCCTTCTCGGCGTCTTTCATAGACCTTTCGCTGTATTCACGCTCAATCCAGTTAGATTGCTCAAGAAAGTAGCTTACTTCATCTTGCATAAACTTTCTTTTAGTATTTTAGTTAACACTTTTTTAAATCTTTTTTTAGGGTTGTACTTCAGAACATAACCAGCTTTTAGAATGTTCGCGAACGAATAAGAAATGTCTTCTTTCTGAGCAGGGATTCTATCGAAATTACACCAAATCTTTTTCTTCTCACATATCTTGGTGAAAATCTTTTCCATTTCATCCAACGTGATTACCTCTGCCCCACCAAGATGGAACACTCTAGCAATCTCTGGACTCTCAGAACTATAATCTGGCATTTTCTTTACCAACGAGCACACACCTTCCACCAAGTCTCCAACGTAGGTGTAGCCACGAGCTGATTTACCATCCCCATAAAAAGGGATTTCTTTTCCACTATTTATTTTCTCTATCCATTTGTAAACTACCATATCTTTTCTACCATTTTCGCCATACACAGAGAATGGTCTTACAATAAACCAATTCAAGTCACTATTCTTCACAAGCATTTCTCCTGTCACCTTTGTTACTCCATAATTTGAAATTGGATTATACGGAGCACACTCTGCCAACCCTTTTTCGCTGTCACTATTTCCACCCAATACAGATGAACTGCTAAAGAAAATAAGATTATCACAACCATGCTTTTCGCAGGCGCTAATCACGTTAGCAGTACCTTCGATGTTTGTGCTGATATATTCACTTGGATATTCGATACTCTTCAAAACTCCAGCTCTAGCTGCTAAATGGATTACAGCATCGAATTGACCCTCACCCATCACTTTGTCCAAATTGAACTTATCACGAGTGTCATCACCATCAACAATATCATAACCGGTAACATCGTAGCCTTGTTTTTTTAATTGTTGGACAAGGCGTGTTCCAATGAAACCATGGTGCCCAGTTACTAATATTTTCATATTTATTTCTTTAACACATCTTCTAATTTAATACTTTTTCCACAGAACTCACATTTACCAGCACTGATAGTTTTCCCAGTAATAATCTTACTGCAATGTGGACAGGCAAGACCGCTCCTAGCAGGAGCTTCTTCTGGTTCTTCATACCACTTTTGTTTTGCTTTTGTCATATTGTTATATCAGTGTTTGTTGTGGTGAATATTCATCCACTTTTAAATATTTCTCTCGTCTACCTTTTTGTAATCTTGACCCATTTTCATCATAGATATCCCACCATTTCTTTTCTAAAAACCTCTGCATTTCATATCCACCATAGCTCCAGTTCCAACCAATTTGTTTGAATAAATTAAACGGAGCTGACCACTTTTCAACATTATCCCCATCGTAAATTTCTACCACGTTACAATTAGTTTTTTTCAATTCATCATAAACTTCCAAACTAATTCCGTATGCTTTATACTTTCTTAAAAAATGAATTGAACTACGAACGTATTTTATAAATACGCCAGTGTCAGTCAAATCTCCTACACTCACGGAACGACGCTTCTTTCCTTTGCCCAGAATGATTCTAAATTGTTTTACTACTTTCATAAGCACTTACTATTATACCATACTTACTATGACTTGTCAAGTGTTAGTAAGTATCCAGATTTAATTTAGCAATTCTAGCCGCTATTGAAGCTCTTTTTCTCCAATCAGATTCATTCTCCATTTGAACTTGAAGTATGGGGACAATGCCTCCCGCTACGGCTTCCGCTTCCATCCCAGCGGTCCGCGTACCGGAGAAAAGAGGTTTTTCAGACAATTTAGCGTTCTCAGTCTCATTCTCAGCAGCCTCTGAGGCCTCCATTTTGGCTCTTTCAGAGGCGATAGGGTCGTAATTGGGCATAGATACCATTTTTAAAAATTAAGGTGCTTCTAGGGCATTTTAACTAACTATTTTTCCGCCAAATTCTTTTACCACTAATTTAGCTAGTTTGTTGTCTTCTCGAACGCTGTCCATTTCAGTTCCTCTCATCCATTCGCCAAGCTTCTTGTAGTCCCCAGTTTCTGAATCAAATTCAACTTCAACCATTCCCTCGCCATTTGGATTCCTGGCTTTTGGGATAAAGAATTTGGTTTTGTATTGTTTATGCTTCTCTTCCTTGCTAACTGACCTGTCTCTCCACAAACTAATCACGTAGTTAGCGTTCTGCACAATTGAAATACTGTCTTTGAAACTATCGAGTGTAGGCTTCTTGCCTTCTAGTTTCTTGTAGTGAACAACGAGCAATATTCTCGCCCCTGTCCTACGTTGCAAGGTTCTAAGTCGAATCATTATTCGCTCAATGTAATCTGCTTTACTTCCGCTCTTTGCAAACAAATCGAAGTAATGCAAATGGTCCACAAGGAACATTCCCACACCTTGGGAGGCTTGTCTTTCTATCAACTCCTCGAGCAAATCAATGTTCATCATGCTATCAACTTTCGCAAACATGATATTCTCGTTCAGCAATTCGTAGCGTGCTTCTTCCAGATATCCTTTATAATTTTTATCAGTGATTTCGTTACGACGATATTCGTTCCAGTGATAATTCACAGAAGTTGCTCCCTCGTATTTTTTCTTAATTTGTCCTAGTTTGAAATACAAAGCCTTAATCCCATAGTCTTCAAGTCGGTCCTCGAGCGCATAGACTGCGCATTTGTTCTTCTTGCTTGCTTTATAAATTACGTTTGTAGCAAATGTTGTTTTTCCAGTTCCCGACTCTCCACCAATTACCACCAACTCGCCTGGGAAAATCCCGGTAAGCTGTTCGTCCAACCAATCATATCCGAAGCTGACAATATCTTCTGACTTTGTGTTTCTTAATTCTTTAATTCCCAAGTCTAGAACAGAACTCATATCGAGAAACTCAACGTTATCAGCTTCAGCTTTTACATCTGCGTTGCTGATGTCTGGAGAATAATTCTTGTCTTTCGAATCAGCTGTCCTACCACGGAATTCTTTTTTACAAATACTATTAAAAGTTACTCTGAGTTCACTCTCAGGCAACGGAGGTACGTTTGATAAATTCCACTTCTGAACCGTAGGCCACACCATGGATTCCCACTCCCTAGGATTGATTGAACGAATCAATTTTCCTATGAACTGGGCTGCGGCGTTATTTCGTCCGCCTGATGAAACTCCACTAGAAACTTCGGCCCAATTCGTTTGAGGTAATTCTGCAGGCATTGGAACTGGGCTGAGGGAAACACCGAAGAATTCTTTTGGAAAATCAACCATGTCTTCATCGAAAGTTGACCACTCGTAGTGTTCTCCACTTGCGTGCAACGATGGTGGGGCTACTACATAGCCGCCTTCTCCACGAATATCTGTCAGCTCTTTGATACGAGCTTTGTTCCCAACACCCTCGCAATAATTATAATAATAATGCCAACCACCCCCACCAGTTTTGACGATTTTAGTCATTGGCAAACCTTTGGTGTCTCCACCTTTTTCAACGTCAATGACTGTAATCCCAGAAATTTTCCCTGTGATTATTCCGATATTTGCATCAGGGAATTTCGTCCACCACGCTTCGACTTCTTCTGCGGTTGCACGACGTTTTTGAAATTCTAACCAAGAGACCATCGGTAGTTTGTTCTTCCCAACGGGAATTACCGAGTAGCCTTGTGATAAATATTCTAGTGCGTATTTCTTCATATTTTTATAAGTTTACGTATTTTAGATATCCGCCTTCCTTCATCATGAAGTCGTACATGCTGTAGCGGTGCAGTTGATAGCCATTGCCATTTGCTGTGCGGTTTAGAATCTCTTTGGCATATTTTGAAATGGCATTCTGCCATTGCGATTTTGAAATCCCTATTCCCTGCCAGTAGGTCGCTGTTAACTCTGTCGGACCGAGAACGGAAGGGAAAAGCCCCAAGTCATAAACCGACTGATTCAAGCAGTCAGCCACCTCAAGACGTTTCATTGCTTCGGTGCCAGCAAAATGGTTCCAGTTCTTGATAGCTTCGTTGAGCGTGAATCCAGTTGCAGATGTTATCTCGCCCCGTTCAGGACTGGCCGTTGTGGAAGCGTTGATTTTATCTCGGGTGGTATTCATGGACCGCTTTTGGTCCGCCAGGTTTCTTTGGTGCCAAGTAGATACAGCTGACTTCCACTTCTTCATTCGATTCGACCCAATCATCCAATCCTTAGATTCGTAGTGGTGCCAGAAACTGGTTGCGTCGATTTCTGTGTATTTGCTTTCTTTCAAATATTCTTCAACATCTTCGATTGTGGGTTTGATAAAACCATTTGAGAACTTCTTCCTTTTGGCCCCACCCTCCCGCGCGCAAATCCTATTCTCTAAAGAGGGTTCTTTCTTTTGTTTAGTTTCTTTTGTTGTTATCAGGGCTGATAACACCCTGTTATCAGGGCTGATAACACCCCCCCCATTTTTGGGTAGTGAGACCGTTTTGAGAGCACCCCTGTTTTCCGCTAAGCTATCATCTTTTTCGCATAAGTGAGACCGTTCTGATAACACCCGTGAGACCGTTTTGATAACACCCCCATTTGCTGTTTTTTCATCATTCTCAAAAGTGCTATTCTCTTCATTTTCGCCTAAGGTTAGCGGAAAAGCGGTATTTTGGGCAGAATTGACTTTCTTCTTCTCTAGAACGACCCATTTTTCACTGTATTTTATGAATTTTAAGCTGTTTATCTTATGATTTTTAGCGTCTTTTTTCTCACGCACTACTTCTACTATACCCTTAGCTTCTAGTGAACGTAGAACTCTTGGGATGTTTTGGCGCATTATTCCTGTCTGCTCAGACAACTGAGATAGGGCTATGTAATCTTCTTTTTTGTCCCAACCATACGTCTTCCTTATTATAGCCAAAACTATTCTAAATTCAACATTAGACAACTTCACCATGCAGAGGTCGTCTATAATTTCATTGGCTATTCTAGTGTAGCCATTTTCTAATTGTGCACCGTGAGCGTCTGACATAGTTTATTCTTCATTTTTCTCTGAGTTTGGCATGAAAGCCTTGTTAAGACAAAATTTGTCTTTGCGCATTTTTATATAATCCATCTTATATAGGTAGTTGATATTTTTGAGCGTTCTGTATCTAGTCATTCCTGGTCGCTCTTTTAGACCTTTGCTCTTGAGGTCTTTTAATCTAAATTTGCGGGCCTGTTGATACGTCTCAGGAATTGACAAACACACTTTCGTGTCCTGAAACATGTCAGCAATATGTCTTGTCTGCACACTATGTAGTCTCTCTCTATAATCAATGTAGTCGTATGTTGTTTTTTTCATATTCATAAAATAAAAAATCCCTTGTAAGTGTCCACGACCCAAATGGTCGCCATGTCTATACAACGCCCAATTGGGAGTGCGCGCTTGAGAAGCGGACATTTACAAGAGATTACATAGACATTTGGAATAAATTGTTAGTTCGTAGTCATTATACCACGATTAATCCTTTTTGTCAAGTTCTTCTTTCTCCTCCTTAGGAGCGGAGCGAAAAGCTTGGTTGATTTTGTTGTTAGGATTTTTGTATTCGTTCATCACCATTGACTTCAGGCTCCACAAATTTGTAATTAGAGCTCTTGGGTCAACTTTCAACTTGCCTTGCCAGAATTCATTGACTGATTTAGACAACTCATCTGTTGGCTCAAAATTGAAATATCCAACTGGATTACGCTTCTCCCCTTCTATCTGGTAGTCTACTCTGACAATATCAAATTTAAGAGTCACGAGTGTTGTTGCTAGGTAAATGTCCCTAGTAGAAAAAGTAGTCTTTTCCTTATTTTCCATATGATTTTATATTATTTTTTATATTCCGACCCTATTATAGCATAAGTCCCTATTTACTATCAGATACAAGCAAGACACGAAATAGCAGATGTAGAAGCACCCTGGACGAAAAGGATTTTGTGTCTTGCTATCATTCGCTTAAAAAAGCGACGCTGTTTGCACCTTTTCTATCTCATCGTATCTTCCTTGTAGCTGGTAGTTGTAAAGTACATTCACCCAATCTCTATTAACTATGACCATGAAGTCCCAATATAAATTAGGCAATTACAGTCAATAGAGTTAGATGTAATTATACACACCAATTAACAAAATTGGATGAATATACTCTTAAAGCTCAGGGTCAAAGAATTAATTATTCCTCTAGTGTTCCATCTGGATAAACATCTTCACTGCACACACAATGCCTCCAGAAAGCGTTAATACAATGACCAAAATCGTCTCTTGCCATATCTTTGACTGCTTTCTCTTGTCTCTCGTTGAGACCTATACCCTCTATTATGGTTAATATTTTTCCCTCTAAAAACTTGACTTGACCAGATGATTGGTCATAACTTAATAGTTTAGTTTTAACTTTCATACTTTACTTGACTTAACTTGACCCTGAATTGTAAAAGAACTACTGTAAAGTACATTCACAGACCGCACAATATACAGATAGCAGTCAGCACACCTAGGATACCCCAGGTCCACAGTACTACTCCTAAATTGCCGTCATATCTCTCTCTCATAATAAATATTATACTGTACCCCTAAAAAGGGGAGTGTAGGTCAACAACTAGTCATAACCGGCTCAGCCTATCTTCCTTTCGTTTTGTCGGATACAGACAAATATCTACTATCTTTGACTACATTATAGCATAAGTCCTACCTAATTGTCAACCTGTTTTTAGACCCTGTGGATAGTAACACTTGACAAGTTTTCAGTGCTATGGTATAATGTAGTTAACATTTATTCAAAAGGTCGAATCATGAATAATATACTAATTCAAAAGGAGAAGGTAAAATATAAATATAAATTTATGAACAATAATACTTTGGTAGTTTCACTACCTAATGGATTGAAAATCTCAGGATTTACATCTGAATCACAAGCAATGAGAGTTGCACGTGGTGCTGAATTATCAGAAGGTGTACCTGTAGCTATAAAGGAAAAGAAACTTGGCAGACCTGTAGGAAGTAAGTCAAAAAAGCGTAAGAAATCTTCTAGAGCGTCTTGGTCCCCAGAAGAAGCAAACTTCATCCTAGACAACCTAGACCAATCAAGCGCTTTCATGAAAAGAACGTTCCTAGCAAATAAACATACAAAAAATGCTATCGCTGCTCGTTTCTACAACATGAGACAATACATGCTAACTGGTGACGAGGCTTTGTCACGTCAACTAGATTCTTATAGCAGAAGTCGAATTAACGCCCTTAGAGAAGAAAGTCCATCTGGAGAAAAACTTCCACTGTTCTAAACTAGTTAAGTATGTTTGAACGAAAAAGACCATTGATTAGTATCATACTTCCATGTTGGTTTACAAAAGAGCAACATGGAAAGTATGGTAAACACGAGACATTCTGGTTTGCTACCAAATGTCTAGAAAGACTCATCGCTGTGACTCCGAAAGACTCCTACGAAATAATCATGATTGATAACGGGAGTACTCTTTCAGATGAAGACATTGAGCACGAGGTACAACAACTTATGCTAGGAGCTCCACCTGTGGTTTTCCCGGCTTATTCTCCCTCAGACTATTGGGCAAAAGCAGATATCCTAATTCGCAATCAACAGAATCTAGGATTTGCACCTGCCTGTAATCAGGGGTTCGCTATCGCACGCGGTGAGTACATTTGTTGCCTCAATGACGATATATTAGTTTGGGAAAACTGGGAGACGGCTCTAATCGAGGCATTAGCACTCGAAGTAGAACCTGCACCTGGTATTGTTATGCCAGCGCTAATGCGCGAAACGCGTGTAGCCACGGAAGCAATTGAAACCAAAGAAATCGACTTGAAAACTAACGCAAACAAGTTCGGCCCAGGGGCTGAGTTTGGCTCTCTCTGGTTCTGTAAAAAAGAGCTGTTAGACGAGTTAGTTGTAAAAGACGGCTATGTATTCGATGAGAACTTTAAACTCGGTATGGGGGAAGATAGAGACCTCTGGGACAGAGTTAGAGTTCTAGGTTACGAGACATATAGAACCCACAACACAAGAGTATTCCACCAAGGCAACATGACTATCGGAAAAGTTTCTGATAGAAAAGAATACACCACAAAAAACAGGGAGTACTTAGAGACAAAAAGGAAGGCCCGCGGACAGAGGGAAGAAATTTAATTAGGAAGCTTATGAAAAACAAACTAGTTTCCTTAAATGAATTGGCAACGAAACTGAAGGTCAATAAGTCAACATTGCACTTCTATCAGCGTTCCGGTCTTATAAAGCCTATAGAAACTTGCGGTAGAATGCACATCTTTGATGGGGCACCTACCCTAAAGAGGCTTAAGGAAATAATAAAATACAAAAAAGAAGGACTAAAATTAGAACAAATAAAAAAGAAATTGAAATGATAATATCCAAAAAGCCGACAACTAAATTCAAATACGAATTTGACTTTGACTTTTCTTACGATGTTCTCACTATCTGCCGAGCTATCAAAATGAGACACGGCGCTGCCAACATGAATTTCAATGGAGGTAAATGGCGCTTTAATAATCTCGCTATCTTAGACGAACTTAAAAAAGTTTTTCCATCAATCAAAATTGATGTGTCTATGCATAATGATATGAAGCAATATAGTAGAGACAAAGAAGAGAAGCAAGACAAGATTGAAAGAGCTCATGAAATTAAAAAAGCTGTTGCTTCTGATTTGGATATTACTGGAATTAAAGGAGAACTCTACCCATATCAAAAACTAGGCGTAGAGTTCTTCATTAATAACGGCGGACGTGGTATATTAGCTGATACAATGGGGCTTGGAAAGACTTTACAGACTCTGGCTTATATAGTGCATGCAAAGAAAAAGAAGACTATCGTAATTTGCCCAGCGAGTGTTAAATATTCTTGGGAAAGCGAGGTCAAAAAATGGACGAAACTAAAATCAAAAGTTTTGAACAGTAAAGATTTTAGTGAGTTTAATACTGAGGTATTTTCAGGGCATGATGTCTTTATCATAAATTACGATTTGATAAGAAAGTTTCTACCGAAACTACTTGCACTGAGGTGGGACTGCATGGTTTGTGATGAATTTCATTACATTAAAAACTCTGCGGCTCTCAGAACTAAAGCTACTAAGAAACTGGGCGGTCAGATTGAATCAATCTTACTTCTCAGTGGTACTCCAATACTGAACAGACCAGTAGAATTGTTTAATGGATTGAACGTGTTAGAACCTACGGTGTGGAATGATTATTATCAGTACACATCAAGGTACTGTGGAGCTTATCAGGGACACTTTGGCTGGGATGCCCGTGGGGCTACTCACATAGATGAGTTGCAACAAAAAACTTCTCACTATTTCCTAAGAAGAAATAAAGATGAAGTTTTGAGTGAGCTTCCTCCAAAAAGATTCATGGATAATCCTGTAGAGTTGGAAGCTGAAGTTCAGTCTAAATATAGATTGGCAGAAACAGCTTTCATAAAATATTTACGAGAAGTAAAAAAGAAAAAAATATCAGAAAGTTCTGCTAACGAGCAGGCATACAAATTAGCTAGACTAAATGAACTGCGCCAATTGGCTTCAGAAGGAAAGGTCTACGCGGCCAAAGAAATCATAGAGAATGTAATTGATAATGGAGAAAAGATATTGGTTTTCTCAGCTTTCAACAAACCACTAGAGGACCTCAAAGAATACTTCGGAGATTCTGCTATAATTCTCACCGGCAAAACAAGTAGTGAAGACCGCAGAGATATCATAGAAAAATTTCAGAAAGATAAAAAAACTAAAATATTCTTAGGAGGAATCAAAAGCGCTGGTGTTGGAATAACATTAACTGCCGCTTCTAGTGTGTTGTTTGTTGACTACAGTTGGGTCCCTGCTGACCATGCTCAAGCTGTAGACAGGGCTCATAGGATTGGTCAAAAAGCTGACAGTATCTCTGTATACCAATTGTACTCAAAGGACACTATAGATGAGTACATGATGGAAACTATCAAACGTAAAGAGAAGATATTCAACCAACTTATTAACGGTGTTGGCAGCGAAGAAAAACAAACTAAACTGAGCATGGTCGGAGACGTAATAAAAAGTTTCGAACAGAAGTTATGCACTTGACAAGTTTAGAGTAATATGGTATAATAGTTACATAACAAAAAGGTCGACATATAATTAATAACAGAAATAACCAAAGAAATTATGTCAATATTTTCAGACGAAAATAAAGTATCTGGAAGCTGGGCTTCCTTTAAAGTAGTAGGAGACAAAGTAGAAGGTACACTTATAGACAAGCGAACCACTTTCAATAAATTGAGTGGAAAAGACCAAATAATCTACGAGTTGAAAGACTCAGAGGATAATATAATCCTCGTTGGTGGTAAACCTGCCGTAGATGCACAAATGAAACACGTTAGGTTAGGTCAGATTGTAGGATTTGAGTTCACAGAAGAACGTAAAGCTACAGTACCTGGTCATAGCCCTACCAAGATTATCCAAATATTCGCCAACGTTAAAGTTGTAGACGAAGAATGGTTAGCAGTTCAAGAAGCTGCAAAAGAACTTGGTGGAACTGTCACTCAATCTCCTGCAGATGGTTCAGAGGAACCAAGTTACGAACCTGTAGAAGATAAAGTTGAAGAACCTGAAGTACCTGATTTTTCAGAAGGTGCCTCACAAGCAGAAGAAATTAATACTCTCGCAAAAGCTAAATTAGGTGCCGAAACTGATGCTGACGTACAAGCAAAAGTAATGGAGAGCACTAAACTTGCCTTTATCGAAGATAATTATACTGCGATTCTAGAAGCTCTTAAAAAATTGTAAACCCAAACTCAAACGACTTGTCGTTTGGGTAGTGTCGCCCTGCCTAAGGTGGTTCCCCCTCCTTTCTGCCTGGGTAATCAGGCGATACTACTTAAACTATAATTTACTGAGTGTTGGGTTGGCTGAATAAACTCTTCGATAGGGAGTTAAAGCACAGCGAAAGTGGCATAGGAGTCATCATTAGCTGATTAGCAAGACAATTACAATTATGTAAAATGTACTATCGCGAAGAGCCTGTAAATAAACTGAATCAGGCCAGTTTCTACAAAAACACATTTTTGCTTCCTCCTAGGTTGGGTGAAGGTGTGAGGGACTGTTGGGCAAGTTCTGACTGCGTTGTCGGAAGCCCAGGTGAGCAGGGTAGGCCCTGTGTAGCCTAAATAAATAAAAGCTGAATAACGACTTGCTATGCAGGAAACCATAATCCTGTACCAAGCACTTAGTAAATTATATCTAGAAATATTAAAGTATGCCTACCGGTATCTACAAACGTAAATCATGTACATCCACAACAAAAATTAAAATAGGGAACGCCAACATAGGAAAAAAGAATGGTGTATATAAGCATGGCATGGTAAAAACAAAATTTTATAGGCATTGGAGAATAATGAAAAGTAGATGTTCTGATAAAAATAGACCGTCCTATTACAATAAGGTATCTGTTTGCAAAGAATGGACCGATTTTCTAAAATTTAAAGAAGATACACATAAATCATATATTAACCATGTAAAAATGTTTGGAGAGGCTAACACAACTCTAGACAGAATTGATGGAAACGAAAACTATCACAAAGACAACTGTAGGTGGGCAACAAAAGAGTTGCAGGCTAATAACAGAAAAAATACGTTATTCTTTAAATTAGATGATAAAAAATATACTATAAGAGATTTATCTAAATTAACTGGAATAACTTATAAAAATTTATTTAACAGATTGGTCGTTCACAAATGGCTAATTAGTAAAGCAATTAAATAATATGATGGGCGTAATCGGGGATATGCATTTACGTGAAAAACTTGGATATGCTGATTATCTACCTGATAAGCGTATCCCAGAAAAAGAAGCTGTTCTGAAATTTATCAGAAAGAAGTTTGAGAAATGCGATTCAATAGTATTTGTAGGTGACCAGCTTAACAGCAGGAACAACATATCAGAAGTAATTAGAGGATTCGTGCAGTTTGTAGAAACGTTCAATGATAAGAAAGTTTACATACTTGCAGGTAATCATGAGAAAAAAGGAGACGGTAAAAGTGCCATAGATTTCATGCGGGAGATAGACAAACCCAACTGGACGATAATCACAGACGATATACTCGTCACAGATATGAATGGTATAAAAGGAGCGTTCTGTCCATACTTCTATAAGACAGAACTAGAAGTTGATACAAATGAAAAAGGTGCTAAAAAATTAATGAAAAAACTGGAAGCGGCTGGTGAAGCAGATATAATATTCCACCACCACGCTGTGACTGACACTACTACAGAGGGAGGTACTCCGACCAGTATATTTGATGAGATAGTCCTATCTAGAAAAGCTCTTGAAAAGAAATACAAACTAGTAGTTGGAGGTCATGTACACAAACCTCAGATAGTAGATAAAACTATTGTAACTGGAAGTGTGTTTACACATGACGCTGGAGAGGTAGAGAAATCAATCTACATAATTGATGAGAAGACATTGAAGGTAGAAACTATCAACTTACCTGTGAGACCTATATATAAGTTGGTTGACCCAACTGAAGAAGAGATAGGTAAACTGAGTGACAATGGAATAGCTAAAGTAGAACTAAAGAAAAAGTTGAATGCTAATAAGTTGATGGCTCTAAAAGAATTACTAGAAAAGAAACTGGATGCCTACGTTCTTCTAGAGAACTATGAAAAAGAAAGAAAGAAAGTTCATTTCGAAGAAGGCATGTTAGACTTCAGCATAGAGAACTTGCTGATAGAATACGCAAAACAAAATAAAATCCCTAAAGGGAAGTTATTAACAGCATGGGAAACCATTAAGTAGAACTGTATGGCTAGAAAGATATACAACAAAATAATGTCTCTGAAAGCACTTCCATGTGCTCTTGGTTTGCACAGGTGGGTAAAACTTTCTATCCCAAAAGTTGGACAGAATAGCAGAGTGCATAAAGGTCGATGTACACATATCTGCTCAAAATGTTATAAATTAAAATAAAATAAAATATGTATATATTAATTGGACTAGGTGTAGTCTTTGTACTAGTAGTACTATTCTTGGCCACCTACAAAGTAGTTGACCCAAATGAGGCTCACATCGTAGTTAAGTTCGGTAGTGGTAGGAAGCTATATGCTCCTAAATCACAAGATGCAGAAGGTAAAGAAATACCTTCTAAAACAAGTTACTTCTTTATCCCAAGATTGATGACAAGGGAAATTCTTCCTTTGACTAATGTGAAGATGAACATTCCAGAGATTCATTTGAATGATATCGAAGTTGCCCCTTTCGTGTGTGATGTAATTGCATGGATTCACGTTGATAATCCTATCATCGCCGCAGAAAGATTAAACGTTAATCATCCAGAAGGAACCTTCGGCTCATTAGGCGAGGACCTTAAAGGTATCGTACACGCTGTAGCTCGTGAGGTTGCTATGAGACAAGAGATTCTACAAATCTTACGTGATAGAAAAACCTTTTCAGAATCAGTTAGTAAAGCTGTAGACGGGGTTCTAAAATCATGGGGTGTAGAGTTAATTAACTTGGAAGTTATCGACATCAAAGATGATGCTTCAAAAACTTCTAGAGTTATCGCTGATTACGAAAGTATCAGAAAAGTAAAAGTTAACACAGAAGCTCGTAAAGAGAATTCTGGACGTGATAGAGAAGCTGTAGTAGTAGAACAAGAGAATAGAGAGGCTGCTGAAATCGCTACTGCTGAAGCTGAAGAGAACTTAAGAAAAAGACAAATTAGTAAAGATAAAGAAATTGGTATTTCTGAACAGCAACAAGCAACAGAGGTTGCTAGAGCTGCTGAAATTGCCAATGAACAACGAGTTTCTGCAGAGAAGACTTTGCAAGTTGGTTTAGCTGCAGTTACAAAGGAAGCTACCATTGAGGAAGCCCTTGGTCAAGGTGAAGCAGTTAAAATTAAAGGTGAAAAAGAAGCAGAAGTTATTACTCTAACAGGTAAAGCTCAAGGTAGTGCTATCGAGGCGAAAGGTCTTGCTGATGCCGTATCCAAAGATAAGATGGCAGAAGCTATGAAGAAATTTAATGATGCTGCTACGAACATTGAGAAGATTAATGCTTGGAAAACAGTTGAAATGTCTAAATATAGTGCTCTCGGTGATGCATTGTCTAAAGCTGATTTGAAGCTTGTTTCATCAGGTAAAGGTGGTAACCTATTTGGATTCCCTCTAAACGCTGAAACTGGTGCTGACCTTGGACAAATGTCAGAAGCTATGGGTGGAGGAAATAATCCAATCCAAGGAATTGGTGACTCTATCAAGAGTGTACTAAATAACCTTGTGGGTTCTAATAAAGAAGCTCCTAAAGGCCAACAGGATAACTCATAGAGCCTATGAAAGTATTCGCAATAAAATATTCTTTCAAGAACAAAGATGGAAATAACATGTGGGGAATGAGAATGAATGTGGCCAATGGCCTCGAGGAACTTATTTCAACCACAGAAAAAAATCTAGAAGAAGAAGAAGATGCTATTAAAGGCAGTTTTGAACTTGATATGCATTTATCGATGAAAATGGCTAAACTTTTCGATGAAATTAAGCGTTGTTCTAAAGAAGAGAATATAGAGAAAGAAACAGTCAGTGAAATTACTGCTGACCTCAAAAACTTTGACAACTTGATTACAGATAAATATTAACCCTATGATAGTACTCGGATTAGACTTGTCGTTAGTTGGCACGGGTTGTGTCGTGCTTGATGACGGAAAAATGAAGACATCAAGATTAATAACAAGTAAACCGAGTGGAAAGAATCCTAAAAAAGAGTTAGAGAGGCTCCTGGGCATATGCAAACAGATTAGCATTATAGTGGATATGCATGACCCAAAGCTAGTCTGTATCGAAGGCATCGCATTTATGTCTCGAAATTCAGGAGCTCTCTCTCAGCTCTCAGGGTTAAATTATCTTGTAAGAAGACTCTTACATGTCAGAGGAATAGACTTCGTTATTGCAGCCCCAACAGTACTCAAGAAGTTCGTAACAGGAAAAGGAAATTCTCCAAAAGAATTCATGCTCCTAGAAACATACAAAAGATACGGTGTCTCATTCAACGACAACAACCTCTGCGACGCCTACGGGCTAGCGAGGATTGCCGAAGCGACACTAGACGACAACCTAAAACTAACAAAATTCCAAGCGGAAACATTAATTAACGTAAAAAACGCATATGAAGAAAGTAAAACCTGCAGCTAAACCAATGAAGAGAGTTGCAAAAAAGATTACAAAAAAGAAAGTTGCTAAAAAAGATGATGGAATAGCATTGCTTACTAAATGGCAAGTAGATGTTGTCACTAAGTGTTTTATGGACAAAACTGCAAAAGCCATATACAAATTTAGTAAAGACACTAGCATGCCTAAAGAAATGATGCAGAAGATGCTAGAAGACGCTCCAAACGCTGCTGAACATATCGTAGAAGATATCAACACAGCAATAGCATGGGAAATTGCTAAAAAAGAAATTTTAAAATAAACCTATGACTGAAAAGACACCAGAAACTCCAACAGAAGCCCCAAAAGAAGCAGTAAAACAACAAGAGCTACAGGTGCACAAAACCATCGTTCCGATGTTGTGTCCTCATTGTAGCAAAGAAATCATGGTTGCTTCTAGGTCTTATCTACCTATTGTAGAATGGGTGCTAAGACAAGAAGACTTGGATAAAGCAAAAAGCACTGTTATAGAAGAGGTGCAAAGCTCAAAACTAACTGACGAAGAGAAGAAAGAAGTAATTGAATGGTTGAGCAAAGAAGACTTTTCATTCGGTCCAGCAGAAATGGAAATGATACTTGAGAGAGTATTAAATAAGAAATAGACTTATGAAAATATTAATCTTTGGTGCAGGATGGATAGGCAAACTCTGTAAAGAATACTGGGGCGATGAAGCCATACTTATAGATGAGTTTATCAAAAGTCCAGGACAAGCTGGGCACTTTATAGAAAAACATAAACCAGACGCAGTGCTTAACGCTGCAGGTATAGTAGGTAAACCTAATGTAGATTGGTGTGAAGACCATCAATTCGAAACATTTGAAGGCAACACTCAGTTACCGTTATTGATTGCAAACGCTTGCCGCAAATATGGTGTCTATATGTTACATATTGGCACTGGTTGTATCTATTACGGATACAAAGATGGAGGCTGGCTTCCAGAAGACTATGCTAACCCTGTCGCTGTATACACTCGTACAAAATACGCCGCTGACTTAGTTCTAGCAACTCTACCTAACGTAGGTATAGCTCGTATCAGAATGCCAATCCACTCTGTTCCTAGTCGAGCAAACTTGATTGACAAATTAGCTTCGTATCCAAAAGTTGTAGATGTAGAAAATAGCGCTACAGTTGTAGAAGACATGCAAATGGCATTCTATAAATTGATGGAACAGAAGGTTGAGGGTATCTTCCATGTAGTGAACCCAGGTTCTATCACACACAAGGAAATCCTCAAGCTATATGAAGAACATGTAGATGAAAATCATACTAACGAATGGATTACTGCACAAGAGCTTACAGACTTAGGTCTAGCTTCAAAAACTAGGTCTAACAATGTTCTAAATACAGAAAGTTTAGAAGAGCTCGGTATTGAAATGCGACCTATAAGAGTTGCTGTTGCAGACGCCATGGAAAAATATAGCAAACTTAAAAAATAACAGCTATGAAACTATTAGTAACTGGAGGGGCAGGCTTTATAGGGTCAAACTTTATCCATTACTGGATGGAGCGACACCCAGCCGATGAAATATTAAATGTAGATAAACTAACTTACGCTGGTAATTTAGACAATCTCAAAGGTGTAGACAAATTAGATAATTACACTTTTGTACAAATGGACATCTGTGACCCAAAAATGGAAAATTCAATAAAATGGTGTGACATAGTAGTGCACTTCGCTGCTGAAACACACGTTGATAATTCCTTAGAGTCAGCAGATGCATTCATCAAAACCAACGTGAATGGAACTTACAACATTCTAAAATACGTACAAAAATACGATAAAAGAATGCACCATATTTCTACGGATGAAGTGTTTGGCTCGCTGCCTCTGGGAACTGATGAGAAATTTAGCGAAAATACTCCATACTCTCCTAGAAATCCTTACTCAGTTACAAAAGCTGCCGCTGATTACATGGTTAGATGTTTCCATGATACGTATGGAACAAAGATAACCATCAGCAACTGCTCTAACAACTACGGACCACGTCAGCATATAGAGAAAATGATTCCTAAAGCTATCACCAACATCTTACAAGGAAAGACAGTCCCAGTATATGGTACAGGAGAAAACGTAAGAGATTGGTTGCATGTTACAGAACATTGCCGTGCTGTAGAAGCAATAATTTACAGAGGTAGAATAGGAGAGACTTATTGTGTTGGTGGTATGGATGAGGGTATAAGCAATTTGCAGTTGGTAGAAACAATGGCTGATATGCTACAACTCGATTCAAAGGATTGTATAAAATTTGTAAAAGACAGGGCGGGACATGACCTGAAATATGCTGTTAACTGGAATAAAATTAACGGAGAACTGGGCTGGTCCCCAACATTAGACTTTGAAACTAATTTAGCAGACACTATTCAGTGGTATAGAGAAAACCGTTGGTGGTGGAATGAATAAAATTATGTCAAAAGCAAAAATAAAACAATGTAAAGGTATAATTTTAGCAGGTGGTTACGGCACGAGACTAAAGCCAATGACCTCTGTTACAAATAAACATCTTCTACCTGTGTACAATAAGCCGATGATTTATTACCCAATAGACACATTGGTTTCCGCAGGGATTAAAGATATCATGATTTTGACTGGTAGTGAGCATGCGGGAGACTTCATCAACTTACTTGGAGACGGTTCAGACTTCGGAGCAAGTTTTACCTACCGACCGCAACAAGGTGCTGGTGGAATTGCTCACGCATTGGGCCTGTGTCGTGATTTTGCAGGAGATAGCCCAATTGCTGTAATCCTAGGAGATAACATCTTTGAAGATAATATCAAATCTAGAGTTCTAGCATTTGAAAGTGATTACTCAAAAGCGTCAATCTTTCTTAAGAAAGTAATGGACCCAGAGAGATTCGGTGTTGCAGAAATAGAAGGAGATAGAGTCACTACTATTATAGAAAAACCCGAGAATCCTAAATCTAACTTCGCTGTCACTGGATTGTATTTCTACAATAACGCAGTTTGGAATATTATAGATAGTCTAAGTCCATCAGAACGTGGTGAATACGAGATAACTGATGTAAATAGTTGGTACGTAAACAACGGTCTCATGAATCATGAGATACTAGAAGGATATTGGTCAGACGCTGGAACTCCAGATAGTTTGTACCGCTCTTCTAAATACGCCTACGAAAAAGAATATAAAAGTAAAGAATAATTATGTTGGCACTCAAGGAACTACAACTTAAGAATTTTCTAAGTCATAGCGACACGAAAATTGAATTCAAACCTAACCAGAAGATGCTTATTGATGGCAAATCTGGGGCAGGTAAATCTTCAATTGTGGAGGCTATCGTTTGGGTGCTATACGGAAAAGGAAGAACTGACAATAGGTCCTTGGTAAGACAAGGAGAAAAGTCAGGTAAAGTAGTTTTGGTGCTGAGCACGACGGAAACTGGCGAAGTTTTGAAGATAGAGAGGGAAGCAACGCTTACAGGTAAGAACACCCTCAAAGTCTCTAAACAGACCAAGAAGGGCAATTTCTTGCCAGTTAAGGTAAATGGTTTACGTGCATTACAAGAGCATTTAGAGACAGAGATTTTAAACTCTTCGTATCTGTTGTTCATCAACTCTATCGTTTATCCTCAAGATAGTATAGACAGTTTTGTAAAACAAACAGCGGTCAAAAGGAAAGAGATTATACTCGAGATTGCTAATGCTCAGAATTATGATGAGTACTATGACAAAGCAAAGGAAGCTCTCGCCAAGACAATCTCTGATACTGATAAGAACGATGCACTGATTCTAAATCTACAATCTCTGATAAAAGGAGATAAACTAGAGACAACAAAAACTGACGAACTTGAAAAAGACTATGCTACAAAAAGTGCAGCGTTAGAAGTTCAAAAGAAATCTCTAGAGGAATTATCTACAGCGCTATCATCTACACTTGAAAAAAGAAACAAAGCTAACGAAGTAAAGAGCAAAATTGCAGATGCAACTACTAACAAGAAGATTCTAGAAAGTCAGATAGAAGAGGCAAACACCTCTTTGATTGGCTTACTAACAAGAGATTTATCTGAAGAAAAAAAAGAGCTAGAGAAACTCCCTGGGGTAAGAAAAGATTTTGATAAAATTGAACAAACAGAAGAAGCAATGAGGAAATGGGATGAAGGACTCATCAAGTTGATGAACCTCAAACCAATAGACTTCAACTTCGATACTGATATCAACTATCTGAATGAGCAGTTGATTTCTGCGCTAAAGGTAGATAAGTTTGTTTGTCCAGAGACCAAGAAGGAATGTCCATACATGAATAAAGACAAGAACGACCATATTGAACGTTTGAAAGATAAACTGAAAAGCAAAACAGAACAAAAAACGGCATACTTGGTAGAAGAGGAAAAGTACGTTAAACAAGTTGAGACATTAGGAATCAAACCTGAAGTAGATATAGCTTCAAAAAACTTTACTACTCGTGAGTTAAAGAAACTAGAGCTACTTGAGAATGAGATAAAGAAAACAGAAGAAACAATGGAAGAGCGTAAGAAAGATTATACTGACGTGATTACACAAAATAACATTACTATTAAAAAAGTAGATGCTGATATAGAAGAGTTGAGTGGCGGATTACCAAATACGGATGTTCTAGATACCGAAATTAATACATACATCGCGAAGCAGATGAAGCTACAAGTATCTGTCAATGACTTATCTGTCGTTACATCTGATATCAAATACAAACTATCAACAGCCCAAGGGGCAGCTAAAAGAATAGAGAAGAATGAGGCGTCAGTTACTAAACTGAAAGAAGAAAATGTTAAATTATTAGATGAAGGAGAAGGATTCAAGTTGTTAAAAGGTGCCTTCAGTCAGAATGGAGTAAAGGCAATTGTGATAGATTATATCATCCCTCGTCTAGAAGAGAAGATAAACAACATTTTGGAGCGCCTATCCAGCTTCAGGATACGCCTAGAGACGCAAAAATCAAGCGTTAAGGGCGATTCCACCATAGAAGGTCTCTTTATCACCATTTTCAACGAACAAGGCTTAGAATTCAATTTCGACAATTATTCAGGTGGAGAAAGACTTAAGATAATTGTAGCCATATCAGAGGCTCTGGCAGAGATTCAGAAGATTGGATTCAGAGTTCTAGATGAATTGTTTATTGGCCTTGATGAAGAGTCAACTGAGAAGTTTGTAGAAGTGATGGCCACTCTACAAGAAAGATTCGACCAAATGCTCTGTATCTCACATCTACGTAATATCAAAGATACGTTTGATGAGAAAATAGAGATTGTTAAAAATAATGGAATATCTAAAATTGCGTAATATGACAAAAGAAACAATATTAAACATAATCAGAACTAACGTAGTCCGTGGTGGTGTAGAGCAACTAATAGAATTCTTAGAGACTTCTGATTTCTTTACCGCTCCTGCTTCTACACAGTTCCATGGTTCAACAGAAGGTGGGTTAGCAGAACATTCCTTGGCAGTATATGGTATCCTAAAAGATAAAAATCAAGCCTTCTCACTTGGATACTCTGAAGAAACGATTGCTATTACAGGATTGCTACATGATATCTGTAAGGTCAACTTCTACAAGAAAAAAGAATTCGAATCAGCTTCTGAGCCTCAACTAAGATATCTAAAATCTTTATCTGGTACAGACTTCGCTGGTCAAAAACTAAGCAAAGGAACAGCGTCGAAATTGATAGAGCAATACAAAGGAACTAAAGCTGGTGAGATTAAAAACCTGAATGCTCCAGAGTGGATAGTAGATGACCAATTACCTATCGGTCATGGAGAAAAATCAATATTCGTTATAGAGAAGTATATCCACCTGACTGATGACGAAGCTATGGCCATAAGATGGCACATGATTTCATTCGACCCAGGCATCCACTTTAATTATCCATCAGGTTTTCCTTTCAGACAAGCATGCGAGAAATGTAAGTTGGTGGCAGCTATCGCGACATCTGATTATGAATCTGATAAACTACTTGATAAATAACTCTATGGTCAAGAAAAACAATAAAATGAAATTACATATCAATGCGAAATTACCATTGCAACTACACATCTTTACTGTTCGACCTAAGAGTTTCTTGGATGCGACAATGCCAGAGAGGATGGAAATGGCTCTAGCATATAAAATTGAGGGAGCATATGCAAGCATGGAAGGTAATTACGGGCCTAGAATGGATATGTACAACTTCAAACATCACGGTGGTATAGATATAGATAACATTCTAAAAGCACTTGATGGAATCCCTATATCTGGAAGCAAGAAAGTAGTACAGCCTAAAATGACTATAAAGATTGTGGACGACAACCCTACGGAAAAACGAAGCGAGAATATAGACAGCTACTTGTTCAACCTGAAGTATGTGAAAGACAAGTTTTCTAAGATTCTGACAGATACTGACAAAAAATCTCTAGACAGAATAATTAATAAGGTTGGTAAACACCTTGCTAAAAAATAACCCTATGAAACTTACAGAAGAACAATTACGAGAAGAGTTCGTAGCAAAAGCAGAGAAGTTTAAAGAAGACATGATTGCTAGATTTGATGTCGGAAGAAAGAAATACAACAACGATATCGATGAAATTGACTACGACAAAGAGATAAAAGAAGAAGAGTTAGACGTAGCTATTTATCGAATAATGCAAGAAATTAGTCAACAAAATAACTAGTATGGAACAACAAATAATATTAGAACGGTGGGATAAACTGAGTGATGAACAAAAATTCACTTACGTTACAGCCGTATTTAAGGAAATTAAGACTAAAGAAGACTACAAAGGTTTCGAATGGTTAGAAGGTAAAGAGCCTAATATTGGTCAAATAATGGAATTTTTAGGAAAAGATTTACTAGAAGTACAGAACGTTGGACTTATTAATAAATGGATTGTTGGTCTACACATTGGAGGAGGAGATATAAAAGATTTTACTAACGTAGAACCAGTATATGCTCTCTGGGAAGCAGCGGAGTATAAATTAAATAATCTATAGTATGGAATTTTTAGGAGCTCTAATAATGTTAACACTACTTTTTATACCGGTAGGAGAGGCCCCGCCAGCAGGACCTGTGTTGCATGAGGAGATATTCCCAATTGAAATCAGCCTTGAAGTTGTACGTGAAGAAATTATCAAACAAGCTACCGAAGTAAGCTTCGATGTTAATTTAGCATTGTTATTAGCAGATTGCGAAAGTGATTTCGTTTACAATGTTAAGAACAAATACTCATCTGCAAAAGGTGTCTACCAATTCACTGACCCAACGTGGAAATGGATTAAAGCAGAAGGTCATCAGTATGACTATCAGGAGAATATCAAACAATTTTTAAAGTATTATCCAAAGTATCCTGGGTGGTGGAAAGAGTGTAATATAATTTTAGACATATAACTACGAAAAACAAACATGAGATTGACCACTTAGACGCTATTTATATTTACGATAAAAAATCTTAATTTAAAAAATATGACTGACTACAAAAAACTATACGATGATTTCATAACAACGTATACCACTGGTCAAACTAGTGGAGAAGAGACTGGAGCTATGGTAGCTATGATGGCACAATGCTATTGTGAAGCCAACATCGAACTTGGCAGAAGCGATAGAATATTCGCAAAAGCCTACGCGATTATAGTTGATTCTATTGACGAAGCTAGCGGGAAACCGATGAGCGTTTCAAAAGCTGATGTCTTAGCCAAAGCAACAGAAGAATATTCTATTTATAGTACATCGAAAGTTCATTTACAAAATATCGAACAATGTATTAATGCACTGAAATCTTTACAAAAAGGAATTCTAAACGAATACTCACACGTCAGCAGTATCTAAATCACGCCCAAAAGCCCACACTTTTGGTGTTTATGGTAAACAAAAAAATTTGTCCAGTTTGTTGTGAGGAATTTGAACCGAAGGTGTCCCACCAGACATACTGCCATCGCAAGTGTTTCAAAAAAGCTTACAACAAAAATTTCAAAGTTAGCGATAAGCCTCATTATTGCTGCCCTTGTTGTGGTGCTAAAGTTAAACTAGATTTTTTCCCAAAAAGGAATATAAAAAGATGGTTAGATTTTGAATGCCCCTCATGTGGAAATGGAAAGAAATAAAAAAGAAGAATATTATTCTTCTTTTTTTGATGAAAGTCCAGCAGTCATAGCCCCTAGAGTTCCCAATAACATGGTATAGAGAGGTGTTTTTCCAGAGTACCATTTTTTATCTGCACCTTGTCTCATGTTGTTTTTTACATCTTGTATAAACATGTAACTGGCTTTCTTTGCAAGTATCCTTGCTTCTTCCTTTGTTACGTCTTTTTGAGTTAGCGCTTCTAAGAACCATGTTAGTGAATTGAATTGTACTTCCTCAAGCTCTCTAGAAGTTTTCACAAAAGCAGAGTCTCCAGTGGACTCTCCAATTTCAGCACGAATAACCATATCATTTGTGTTCTCCCATGACTGTCTATCTTCAAGCCACTTTCTTTCTATTTTTTCGGAAACCCAATCAGGCAAAAATTCTTTTTTACCTGTCTCATCCCATCTATCTATAGCAGCTTTATCACTTCCTGAAAGTTTCTTGTATTCTACACCAAGTTTTTCTAACTCCGTTTTATTCTGTGGACCTGCAGTAAATTTACGAACAGCTTCATACATGTCGAACTGCTCAATTTTACTTTGTGCTTGTTTTTCAGTCATCTTGATATTTCTTCTCTTTGCATCTTTCAACATATCAGAGACCTGTTTTTCTTTGGCTGTAAACCCACCTCTTGCATATGTCCCAACCTGAATTCTAGCATTAGGATATGTTTCTTTTATACTTTTAACAAAGTTCTTCAAAACTTTAGGCAATTTATCAAATCTCTCTAGATTTACTAGTTGGCTAAGTTGAGAAAATTCTTTAGTTACTGAAATATCATCCTTATGAAGAGTCCCGAGGGGTTTATCTATTTCAATATGTCTCCATGTTTCTTTTTTCCCACCTCTATCTAACCATTTGTACCAGTCACTTATCGAATCTTTGATTCCCTTGAAGAACTCACTACCCATATCTTCTCCTTTGTAAAGTTGTCTACCAGAAGCAATGACTTCTTTTATTTCAGCAGCTTGTTTATCAGGACTAACAGACTTTTTGATATTTTTTATCAACAACTCATTTTCATTGATTATATCATTTAATGTATAGTCACTTTTTTTCTTTCCGCCATATTTAGTTCTGAAATTTTTAGCAACATCGCTCTTACTGTTCGCTGTCTCTACTTTTTTACCAAGTTCTGATAACTGCTTATATAACAGGTTCTCTCTTTTCTCATTTATTCTAAGCATTTCTGTTGGAATAGCAGACTTGTTGGAGCTACCGGCTGGTTTTACAAATACAGTCATTCTTTCATCTGTTTTCCTAAATTCTACCTTATACTTTTTCTTCTGTTGTTCTGGTAACCAATTATCACCTAATCCTCCAGAGTACTCAAGGTCAGTCATTTCGAATGGTTTAAGGTACTCTTTCTGCTCTTGTAAATGGTTTTTTAATTGTTTTCTAAGTGTCTCTCTCTCAGCAAAATCAAGAATTGCTTTCTCAGTCTTATTCCCGGGAATATAGCGTGTTGTCACTGGAATGTCATCAACATTTTTGTTCATTATCTCAATTAACCTTTCATACTTCTGCTCAGTACTCGCCTTATTTTTTCCACCGAACAATGTGTCCTCTGCCTTTACAAGCTTTTCTTTAATTAGTGAAAACTTGTTGTTGTATTCTTGCTTAGCTTTTTCTTTGGTCAATGTAGGAAGCTTTTCCCAATTTTGAGTTTTTTCTTCAAAAGCTTTTTTGAATTTCTTTCCAGCTGATTCTTCAGGAACTGCTATATCAACAGGATTTTTATCCTTAGTTTTGTTAAATTTTTCAAATCTTTCTTTAGAAGATGTGATGGCTTTTTTTGCAATACTTCTAGATTCTTCTCCAGTTGCTTTTGTCTTTAAATTAAAAGCAGATTTCGGTCTTTTTTTCCAATCAACAATTCTTTCTGAAAATATATGGTCCATTGTCCCATCTTCTTTTCTTATTAACAACTTTCCACCTTGAGCCTCTTGGTTGCTTAAAATAGCTACTTCCTCATCAGATATCACTTTTTCTTTTTTTCTATCTACTTTGCCAGGGACGTACCCAAGAACTTCTCCAGAGGTTTCTGATATCGTTCCTTTTGAATCTAAACTCTTATGTCTAAGAGTAATAGTTTCTCCTGTTTTAAATGTCCCTTTCTTAGCCAACTCATCCACAAATACAGTTTCGTATCTTTTGGTTTTAAAGTTCAAACCTCTCTCTGGATTAACTATTCTTTCCGATAACAAACTAAAGTCATTCGTTTGATATTGTTTCTGTGCTTCTTTTAGAGATACCACAGATACAATTGATTTCTTTCCATCTTTTTCAACTTGATATTTTGTTGCTATGTCTTCACCAGTTTTAAATCTAGAGGACTTTGTGGTTTCTCCATTATTTTTGTGGAAAACTACATATTGGTCTTTTCCTGTTTTATCTCCGTTTTGTGTTAATTTAGGAATTACATCACTCTTGTATTCATTCTTTATTTCTCTACCAGACGCTATAGCCTTTTTTGCAGTCTCTTTCGCTTCAACCTTCTTCTCTAATGCTTTTTTTGGTGTCACAAAACGCTCTTTAGCACCAACTATAGCTTTTTTCGCCGTCTCCTTGGCCTTCTTCTCAACCACCTTGGCTGTTTCTTTAACTGCATCCATCTTCTTTGAGAATCGTTCCTTGAATGGAATATCTTGCATAGGAAGTTGTGGTTGCTCTGGTTGTATATTTTGTGCTATCTCTCCTGTAGCCTGTCTTGTTGGTCGTCCTTGTAATTCAGCATCGTTAAACAAATACATGTTATCTAATTTTGCTCTTTCTTCAGCAGGTAATTTTCTTAAATAACCATCTCTTTTCATTATCAAAGTATAATATCCGTCACCATTGCTATTTAGAACTCCCTCTCTTTTTAATTTTGTTATTGTATTTACGACATCTTTAATTCTAATATTTTTAGCGTTTTTGAGCATAGTTGTAGCTGTGGCTTCATTCATGTAAGACCCAAAAAGATTAGTCAACTTTTCATTTGCTAAACGAGGATTATCTACTAATAGTGTCTCTCTAAATTCTCTAAGGAAAGCATTGAAGAGTGCTTTACCATCCCCTTCTAGTTCGTTTGTAGGTGCAGATGGAAGACCATCTTTACCTGTATATACCTCTCTGTCAGTAGGAAGATTTTCCATGGCCGCTTTAACTTTACTTTTTTTAGTTGTAGCGTATTTTTCATTTAAGGTCTTTGCCATCTTCCAACTTTCTGCACTTGTCTGAAGCATTACGTACGGCTCAGGAGTAAATGGTCCGTCTGTTCTTATTGTTGTAATCCTAGCAGGCAAAACTTCATAACCGCTCTCTTTCATGGCGTTTACAACTGCCTCATTGTTAAATTTAGGTTCTAGTGGGGGCATGTTCTCCAGCTTTGGATTTTTTTTGTGGTAGTTATTCATCTTCACAATTCCTTCTTCTGTAGGCCACATCCCTAATTGATATATTTCACCTTCTTTTGTCCCAAACCATTGTATATTTTTTTCGTTATACTTATTATTTTTTTGTCTATTCAGTGATAACGGTCCTCTTACTTTTTTATTTATAGCTTTGACAAACTCTGGTTCGTTTCTTATTAATCCAAAAATCATGTCACCCGATTGGCCACCAGCATTTTTATAGGCAATAATATCTTTCGCTGTAGCCGGGTTTGTATGAGATGCCACACCTGTATTTAGTATTGTTCCAGTCGGTTCACCTTTATATTCCCCTACACTAGAAGGTTCACGTTTAAATGCGTTGAATCCTTTGGTAAAATTAGCAGCATTACTTGGTATAGCTTGGAGCTCTGCTTCTGTTAGTTTATTTGTCCTTTGAAATATAGATTTTAAGTCTTTGAATTCTTCAAGTAGTTTTTCTTCTTTTCCTAAACCACCTTTATAAAGTTGTCTGCCAGAAATAATAACTTTTCCTATCTCAGTTGCTTGTTCAGTTGGACCGACATTATTTCTGATAGTTTTTATTAAAGCCTGATTTTCGTTTACTATATCGTCTAGTGTAGGTTTAATCTTCGATGTTATACCATATTTATGTCTAAAATTTCTAGCTATGTTGTTAGTAGCTTCTTCCATTCTTTCTGTATATTTAACACGACCAATACCATGCATGCCTACCATAAATGCAGTATTAGTAAGCGCTTCCATTGGTGTTGCACCTTCCAATGAGGATAAAATCCACGCACCAATTGCTAAGTCAGTATATCCTTTCAAGCTTTGCCCTGGCAAAGAAAGCATCCCACCCCAAGCAGCGTCTTTAAAAAATCTTTGAACTCTAGCTTCAAAACCTTTTTCTTCTTGTTTAGAAAGTTGACCCATTGTAGTGAACACACCTGTGTTTGCAAGTGCTTTCAAAGCAGTATTCCTCTCTAGGGTTATTCCTCCAGCTTTAAACAATTCTCCTGTTTGCCCTAATTTTTTTAACCAAGCTGGTGCTCTTTTAGCTGTCTGCAATAATTCAGGAGTTGTCTTACCTGCAGTTGCCATCTTCCTAAGTCCCAAAAATGTTTTAGCTCCTTTAACTCCTTTTTCAAATCCTAAAGTGGCCTTGGCAGCTTTTCCAAGCAATCCATAACCTAAGACAAAAGAGGCAAGAGAGCCAACGACTTCCCCACCAACTCTGGCTAGGCCAGCTCTTTTTGCTTCTTCATCCGTCTTATAAGCTTCTTTATGGCCTTCAGCAGGTATATACCCTAGACTTATTCCAGATGCAACGCCTTGCGCTGCTTCACCAACCACACCCTTAGGACCTTCTTTGAATGATTTCCACCATTCTTTTATTCCTACTTTTTGTGGTTTTAGCCACTCGGAGGCTTTATTTTCCGCAGTAGCCAAATCAGTTTGACCTTTTTCATCTAGATATATGTCATCTACATTTCTGTCTTCCCAGTTAAGTTGCATTACACGTGCCTCATTTATTGTAATTTTATCGTTATAATATAAAGCTTGTGCTACAGCACCGACTTTAGTTTTTATTGCATGGTCAGCTTTTTTCAATACTACTTTGTTTTCGTTGCTATCTTCTCCCCCAGCCCACAAAGGTACAGTATGGTCTACTTCGTAGTTCCAACTTGGTAAACCACCTCTTAACATCGCAGTATTTGCTGGATTATCTTCTCGCCACTCTTTTATCAAATTTTGAGATTTACCTTTTTCAGTAACGAATTTTCCACCTGACAGAGGTTTAACTTCAATATCTTCTATCGGTACTTCTTTTTGCATGGACCTTATATCCAAATTAAAAGGATTCTTCTGTGCATCTGCTTCTGTACCCAAAGACCCAGCGGATGAATTGCCGCTAGGCTGTGTATCAAAACCATACCTAGTCTTGATTTCTTGGAAATCAGTATTTAATCTACCGAGGATTTCTGATAAATCTGGTTGTTTAAATTCCATAATTTTATAAGCTTAACATGCTGTTCGCTATATTTGATGAAAGAGAATTTAGTAAATCGTTGTCACTTAGGGCAAGTAGGTTGGTGAATGTATTTTTAGGTTCTGTGCCATCTGCTACTTGGGAAACGTGAAAATCAAACAATGGGTATGCCCAATCCCCTAGTTCTCCTTTGTAACTATCCATAAATGACTGTTTGTCAGAGCTTGTTTTAGCTTTCCCCCAACCAGTACCTGATAAATTCTTCATAGCGTCTCTCAATTTACTAACTTTGTTCTCCATTCCTGCAAAATACTCTTTCATACCGCCAGTAATAGCTCCTCCTACAATAGAGCTGAAGTTTGACCAATCTCTGTCCAATTCCGCAAATGACACCTCGTCTTTTTCCTCTATAGCAGTTGTCAAATAATCTCTGTAAACTTTTGTATACTTTCCAAGTTCGTCAACAAAGTTTCCCGTGCTAGCTTTTTCTTGAATATTTTTTGCACTGATACTATTAAACTTAAATTTGACATCCTCTCTTGGAAGACTGTACGCATCTGCTCTATTAGCAACTACATATGGGTCATATGACTCGAAGTACATAGTGCCGTCCTCATTTTCTGTGACACCTAGTATGCTTTTAGTCATTTCGTTAAAACTAATAGTTTTGTAATCTGTTTTTACCCCAGACAACTCTGCCGTTAGGGCGTAGTTTTTAAGTGTATTAGCGACTTGGGTTGCTTCAGCGTTAGCTACTTCGTATTCCCATCTTATATCATCTCTCGCTGCTTCTGTCTTTCCTTCTACGTTTGTATACATCTCTCCTAGCATATTACGAAGATTCTGATACGACTCAGCTGTAATCGCGGATTCGTCTTGGTACAAAGCTTCAGCTTTTTGATAAGAAGATTCATATAGATTTTGAGCAGCTTGCATTTGGTCATTATAATAACTGACTGAGGTATTAGCGAAATCGATGTAATTCTGTGTTTGACGTCCCTTGAGCATTGTTAGGTAAGTAGTGTAGTTGCCCATTCTTTTTGCAATGTGAGGATTAGACAAATCCATACTAACTGCGAGGTCTTTTGCTTGTTCAAGCATCCCATCAATTTTACCTAGGTACTCATCTTTACCTCTAATGTATGATTTGACATCTTTTTCTAATGTTAAACCTTGATTTTGTAAACTAGTCAACCTTGCCAATTGGGTATCTAGTTGGAAAGCAGTTTTTGTTTCGTCTCTCAATTGTTTTAGCTGGTCTGATAACAATCCAGAAGTAGGCATTGAGTCTATTACTTCCTGTGGAAGATTGAGATTTTTAAGTATCTCTTTATTACCTAACGCCATGGTTATCCATGTTTCAGCTCCTAACCCTAGTGTTACTGCATCATAAATATCTGCAACTCTTGTCCTAGTTGCAGAGTCAAGACCATTAAACCAGGCTGCCCTCTCATTAACGTCCATGTTGTTTATAGCATCGTAGTTGGCGCTCTCGATTTGTAATTGTTGTTCAGGAGTAAGCTCTTCAGGATTTTCAATTGCATCTTCAACAAACATTTCTCCTGTCTCTGGGTCAGCTACTATTATAGCAGGTTTGTTCGATACTTCTGCTTCAGGTGAATCACTTGGCATTAACTTCCCTAACCATCTAGTCAGAGGTGTATCCATTGTTGGCATGTTCATCTTCTCAATTTCAAATTTAGGTCTATCCTCACTAAATGCCGCATCCCAAAGATTTCTTTTTGTTTGATTGTTGGTTCTGATAGCTTCTACTCCTACGTCCAATAAGGCTTTTGCATCCCCGCCAATTTCTTCCCTGACTAAAGAGGGAATCTTTGACATATTATTAAGGGCTTTTGCTGTCCAGTTATATGCATCACCTGCCCTCGAGGTATTGTTTATTTGAGGCACCATGCCCATTAGGCTAAAAGCACTCTTTACAGGGGCACCGGGGATTAATGACGTTTCGGGGGAACCAACGAGGTGGTCGATAGTTTTTATAAATTTAGTTTGCTTAGGCGGGATTGGCGCTGTAACATCAGGAGCCACTGACGTGGGGGCTGGTTGTGGAGCATTCTCTATTCTAGGTCCAGCTGCAGCAGGAGCTGCAGATTGGGATGGAGTCATAAAACTGTTAAATGGCGAAGAAGCTTGAGAGCTATAACCAGGTCCACCCATACCATCAGGAATTCCAGAATTTCTTTGGTTCGTCATCAATATAGACCTAAGTACGGATTTCGCCTTGGTCCTTTTAGTACTACCGATAGGCGCTTTCCAAGCTTCGGATAATACATTTGAGAGTTTTTTATTCCCCATCAAAGTTTTTAAAGCTGTAGATTTTGCCGTATTCAATTGTTTATTTGCATCTGGAATCATATTTATTTAGTTTAAAAATCTAGTAGGATTAATATATTTATTGTACATATCTACCACTCTGTAATCTAAGTGACTTCCAGTTCCTCCACTATTACTATAAGTAGACCCGGTATTTCCCATTGTACCATAAAGCTGTCCTCTCTTAAGAGTATCTCCAGCTTTAACGTAAGCTTGGTTGAGATGGCTATACCTGTGTAGATTCCCATCTGCATCTTTTACTAAAACATAATTGCCATATCCTTTATCTCCCTGTTTTTTTCCTGACATAATTCCAGTTACTGTACCTCCGACTGTGGAGTAAAGAGGTGTTCCTATCTTGTTTCCAATATCAATACCAGGGTGAACTTTTTCAAACTTAGTTGAACCTTCATAAGGCACAGAAACAGTACCTACGTTAGGGACGGATGACCCATATTTTAGAGCTACCTGCTTAGAAAGTCCCCCATATTTACTTGTATCAAAAGCTTTAGGAGAAATCCTCGATTGAGGCATTCCAGTAGGTGCTGCTTGTGGTTGTTGCTGTGGTTTCTGTTTAGGCAAAGATTGTCCAATCCTAATAGCAGCCGCAGCCATTGGCTGTATAGCTCCGCTCAGATTATTGTAAGATGTTTTTTGCGATAGTGCCATATTTTTATTATTATAAGTAGCCAATCTTAGAGCCTTCTGGCGCAGCGCCTAAGCTCTTGTATTTTCTCTTGGTTGTTAAATAATCAACTTGACTTTGAGGAACCACTCTTTTTCTTCCATCTCTTTCTAAAAGAGAATAATTGGAAGTGTTAGTTGGTACTTTTGTATTTTTAGTTACTGGTATTTCTGGGGTCTTTTGATTTTCAAGTGAATTCATAGTAGGCATTTTATAAGTTTGTCCAGCGTTTATCTGGTCTGGATTCTTTATAGTTGCAGCATTAGCTTTTTGTATCGCGTCTACTGTCGTTCCATATTTTCTTGCTAAAGCTGATAAAGTATCTCCTGATTGAACCTTATAATCAGAATAAGAAGGAGTTTCTGATTGTGATTGAGATTGTTGTTGAGATTGTGAATCTTGAGTTCCTATTTCATTCGGAGACTTGTACCCTTGAGGTGCATCTTGGTAAATAGTTTCTTCAAATGTCTCAACAGGTGTTTCAGTGGTTGTGTCACCAGGTGTATCTCCATATATAGACCCTTCTGGGATATGACTAGAAAGACCATCAATCTTTGTAAAAGCTGCTCCAGCTTTCTCTGCCTCTCTTGCTTTTTGTGCCATGAGCATTTGTTGTTGATAGCCTGTTTTCTCTGTTGAGTAGTCGAATTTTTTAGCATACATGGTCTTATATATCTGGCTTCTATAATTACCAGATTCATCAAGCATCGTGTCATGTACTAATTTTATCTCTTCATCAGACATATCTGGGTAGAGTTGTTTTAGATTGTCTATATTATAAAATTGCTTAGTTTCATCACTAGGAATAAGTCCCCAATCTTTAGCAGTTTGTGGGTCTTTACTAATAAAATCTTGTATTTCTTCAGGTGTTCCAGCAGTCAACAAGTGATTTCTGTGTGCTGATTGCTCTTCATCTAACTTAGTTTCACGCAATATTTCATTACTACTTCTTACATCAGAAAGATAATTATCCATGGCTTTGTTAAATAAACCACTTTGGCCAACTCCACGTTGCCCAAAAGAAGACGTCATTTCTTGGAACTGACCCCAAGCGCTTTTAGCATCAGCAGATAACCTTAGACCATAAGTTTTTTCTAGGTCTTTTCTAAATGTATCCCATTGATTTTGTGCCAAAGCAGCATCTTGTTCAGTTTGGGATTCAGCTTGTTGCATCATGATGTCATACCATGCTGCTTGTATCTTTTCTGCCTCTTCTTTAAATTCTGGAGAAGTCCAATCAACAGGTTCAACTAGAGTCTTAAAAGCTTCAGCAGGAATTTGAAAAAGGGGATTATTAAATAATTCACTATCAAATCCAGCAAGGTCCATAGGAGGCATTAGATTAGCGTCAGCACGAGATTTTTGACCATCAGTAGTTTTAGCCCATTGTTCGGCTGGGGCTGTTTCATGAATACCCTTAATATCATTATAAACAGCATTGCCCTGGTTAGACAATTCTACTGCTTTTATGTCTCTATATACATCAGCTAAATTGTACCCTCCATATGTCATTGCATTTACGTATTTTGCAAGTTGGCCATCATCCATCACAGTTTCATTAAAAGTTTCTTGAGATATAGCTCCACTATTTTTTAAATCTGTTAATTTAAAACTTATCAAACTTGCTGCCAACTTCTCGTACGATGAGTCTTTTTTTGTCTGTCCATATAAACCTACAAGTCCACTTAAATTAGATTTCGTTTGTGGCTCTTTTAGAGCAGTTCCGTCTGACCTTACTTGATATTCAGGTCCTAGCCATAGACCTTCAAAAACATCCTGATGAGCATCCCTAACTGTTGTCTCAAGCTCATTTATATTATCAGTGACATCTTTCGGGTTTAGATTAAAATAATTTGCTACAGCTTCTATAGATTCAAATGGACGATATTCTTTGTTCCCTTGGTCAAATACCCAAAGAGTTCCACTATTATCATCAGTGAAATCTATGATTGCCAAGTTAGCCCCTCTAAACTCAAATCGGTACATACTTGGGTCAAATGGTGCAGGGACTTCTGTAGATTCGATAGTTTTCCCATCTTTGTCAGTTTCAGGTTCTGCTGACATAGCTACTTTCTCTCCAGGTTGTATCATACCTGGATTAGCTTGATATTGGGGATTCAATGCTAACAACTGAGACACTGTTATGCCATTTGCTTTCGCAATTTTCCACAAAGAGTCGCCTTGTTGTACTGTATATTCTGTAGGCATATTTAATTTTTATTAGTTTTTAATATTTTAATTTCAGTAACTAGTCCATCTATCTGCTGCTGCATATCATTGCACCTGTTAGCAAACAAGAGATAAAGGTCTTGTTTACTTTCGTACATTCCTATCATCTGTCCTTCTCTGATTTCTTTCGGTTTGAGTCCAAGTGTTGGTAATTCTTTCGGTGGAGTAACTCTTTTTCTGTCAACTAATTCTGCTTCTGGCATATCGTCTAAAGGGTCAAAAGTTTCAGGGTCAAAGTCTTCAGTTGTTTTAGGATTCATCATTCCATCTATGAATGAGTCATAAGCTACCTTCCTTTCTTGGAGGGGTTTATCTTTATCTGCAAAAACTTTTTCTAAATTTTCTGAATCTTGTCTCATATTATAATACTCCTGATAAATCAAATTGACCTTTCCATCCATTTATATAGCCCCTGAATCCTTTTGTAGAACCATCATAATAAAGTATCTGACCGCTGGATGATGGATTATATGTGTAACCAGTCTGTAAATAAACTTTTTGTACGTAGATTGAGTCCCAATAATACGATGATGAACCTAAATCGTAAATGCTACTAGAAGACGGTCTAAAATCTTGATGACTCTCTACATAACCTTGATATCTGTCATACAAATCATCCACATAAATTCTACTAGCACTTACTCCATACCAATATTTAGAGGTAGTTCCTAAATTGTATGTCCCTGAAGATGAAGGGAATAAATCATCATGTAGATTTATATACCCCAAACCGTCCTCGTCATACAAATCTTTGACATAAAGTGTCTTAGTATGTGCGTAATATATATATCCATAGTCGAAATATGTTGAAGTAAATCCATTTCCCAAATAGACTGTTCCAGAACCAGGATATAATGATTGTACGTTTGAACCTCCCAAGTATGCCCATGTAGCCGAACCATCTGAGCTATATTTTAAAAATTGACTACTAGAACCTCCAGAAGGTACGTGCTTATAACCGGAACTAGTCAAATGACTTATTGTACCACTAGTGGTAATTGTTCCGCCTGTGATAGCTCCTGACGTGGCTACAGAGGTTACTGAGCCGCTTCCTACCGGAGAGCCATTATACCAGAGTGCTCCACCGTTATCATATGCATAACCAGTTCCACCCAAATAAAGTCTTGACCAATATTGCGTATTATTTCCTAAATATTTTCCTGTAGCATTCGGTCTTAAATTATTAAAAGATACAATATCAGAACTTGCTCCAGCGATGAATTTTATGTCGCCACCAGTAGTATCCGCGTGATAGGTACTAAGCGTTAAATCACCAACATCAACTACAACTAAAGCATCAAAACTTGTTCCGACAGTGTATCCAGTTCCCGCCGAACTCATTGCAATTAAGTTTATATCAGCAACAGATGTTTGTAGAGAACTTGCGTATGACACTCCAGCCACAGCCTCTAACCCCTGAAATACGCCAACGATAGCATTAGCAGCATTGTAGATTGTTATCTTATTGCTTGCCATTACTACACGTTGTCCTGACGATGCTGTTTGAACCGTACCACCTGTAATGGTAGTACTTGTGACAGTAGAAGCAGAAATTGCCCCAGCAAATGTAGCATTTCCATTAGTAGCATCAATAGAGAATGTAACTGACCCAGCATTCGCCCCGACAATTCCTTTTCTGTAAACCACCACACCAGAACCTCCTGTCACTGCACCAGTAGAGGTATTCCATGCTATGCTTCCAGCTTTAACTGCTCCAGCGTAATTTGTTGTACCAAAGTTGAAATCAGATAAAATCTTTTTTGAGCTAGTGTCTAATCTTACATTAATTAAATCAGTAATTAGTATTGCGCTAGCGTTTATAGCATCAGCCAAAGCTTGGCCGCTTCTGCCGTGAATATGAACAGATGAAAACGCAGCGTCGCCGCTCTTCAAAATGTAAGCATCTGCATTAGCATGGTCGGAGGCCCAGTCTGAAACTGTACAACCCCACCATGTGTCACCGGTTACTGCTACATGGAAGCTATCAGAAGTTGTATCTGCATCTGGGATATTTATAGCACTCGCTTGAATTGTGCCTTCAATTACAGCATTACTAGCATAGAAATCTCTACATTCGATATATCCACTGAGCCCATCTATCAGGAAGCCACGTGCCTTTGGTTGATAATTCTTTGATTTAATCCAAGAACCTATCCATAGATTTTCGAAACTCTCACCCTCTAATGCACTACTCGCTATCTGACTTGGGTCTGATACAGCTAAATTCTGAGCAGCCAAAGCGCCCTCAAGGTTTAAATTGGGGTCAGCTTCTCCTGGAAGTATAGATTCAGACCTCTCAAGTGAGTTGTCATAAGGGCTATCTATACCTGTGTAGTTGTAATCATTTGCTGTCCCCATAATTATACTTGATTTTCTGTTTCAGAAGTCTCCTCGTAAACAACTGCCATACGGGAGATTTTACATTTCTTCTTAGTGAAATCTCTTATACTTATTTTTATCCGTCTACATCTTGGTGGTTGAGCTTGTTCAGAATCTTTGCTTGTAACTTTGAGTATTGCACATCCTTTATTAATGTTTCCTTTTATCTGATAAAAGGGTTCATTGTCTAGAGAAACAAAACACTCCATTCCACTTCCTCGTTCAACTTCTACAATTATGCTATGCACACGAGAGAAGTTCTCAAAATTTTGTGCTAATGTTAAGTTTTCTGTATCTATTCTGAAAGGAATCTCTTCACCACTGTCTTGTTCTGTATTGAATAATTCATAAATATTGTATTTTGAATCTTTAGAAGCGTATTCTAACCTATCTGGATTATCATCAGCAATGTAAGTAGCGAATATCGTAGCATCAATTTCTGTGTGTACATACCAATTCTCTTGGCGCATGTTGTATTCTAGACATACATCAGAAAGTGTTTTATCTATTGAGCCGTCGGGGTTGTATAGAGTCACATCTCCAATAGCGAAGAACACGCTCTCTCCTTTTTTACCTGCGGCGGCCGCCTCTAAGCCTGCTATGGTAGCTCCATCAATATACTTTTGTACTTTAGCTGACATTAATTTAGGAACACTACCATTTGTAGCGAATATACCCGTGTAATGAAGGAACCAAAGTCCCCCGAGTGTTTTGACAAAGCCGAAGTCAGACACACACCCTATACCTAGGTCTAAATTCTGTAAATTGTAATCATTCCATATGGCGAGGTTATTCTTATTCGCGATAACCATCATGTTCCCTATATTTGTGAGCATCTTGATGCTATCATTCTGATTTCCAGTTAGATAAAAAGTGTCGTATTCTTTTACAGGAGCTCCACTAGGAGAGTTGTTTACCCATCTGAATATCTTTTTCCCTATAAAAGTATTATTTACCCACAACTCATCTGCACTTAAAATTGCGCTACTAGTAGCGCTGACAGTAATTGTGTTTTCTGTCTTGGCTGTTATAGTAAGCGTTTCAATCAGGCTCCCGCCCCTATACACCTGCAAAGTATCAGTTGAGTGTATATAAGTTGTATCAGTCACTTCTATACTTGTCACTCCTGCAACATGGTCTCCGCTCACTAAAGCCACAACGCCAAGCGGTGTGGACGATTGTTGTATACCATTCTTTTTTCTTGTTGAGCTAATATAGATATCAGCAATATATAATCTATCTTTATAAAAATTTACTTTATATCCTTTAGGACTGTTATATAGATGTCCAGCCGCAATTGTTGAGGTGACAACAGTAGTTCCGTCAGATTCTATGTATCTATTAGCATCATTTCCATTTACAATAAAACAGTTCTCCTCTGCAAATGTGTGGGATGTGTTGGCTGCTGTCAAGCCAGTTCCCCCAGTACCTAAGATTGTCCATGCTCCTGTAGCTCCAGCGTAATAAATCGATACCACAGCTCCAACAGTACTACAACGATAAAAACCATTATTAGTGGAATTCTCGAAATAAAACAATCCGTAATTAGCCGTAGCGGCTATTTCACTCCCTAATCTTCTTGTGCCACCACGCTTCTCTATGGTACCTATCTCTTCTGACCTAGCATTCTCTATATACTTTAATTCATTTTTCTTCCCAATATTAGAACCGACAAGAGAGTTAACTCCGTCAAAATACGAGATTTCCATTCTTTTCATTGAGCTTTTAGTAGCCATACTAGATTATTATACTTTCTGATGGTGTCCAGGAATCTAAATTACTGTTTCTTTTGATTGATGTAGTTTTCATGCGTCCAATTGCCATGTTGAATGACTCAAGTGACATTGCAGCATCGTTTCTACCTAATTTCGGAGCAGCTCTAAACATCATGTAATCGACAAGGCAAAAATGATTGTTCTCTGGCAAATCAATAGTATCGTACATTGAAGTCAGTTCGGCCCCTTTTTGTATGTATCTGATTGTATAAGTACTGGTTGCTGTCGGGGTAGGTGTGAAGCCAATATAGGCTCCTCTTAGATAGTATTTTATTGTATTGGCTGAATCTTCATCATAAGCAGAAACTCCACTTAATTTTATAGCAGATAAAGAGACTTTATCTCCAGAATCTACTATGGAGAGCAAATCAGAGAAACTGTCTGGAAGTGCGTATTCCTTTGTTCCACTAATAATTGACAGGTCATATTCGTCAGAACCAGTATATTCTCTATTTACTAGATTTAATTCGTTTCTTGCTATCGCATATGCTTCACTTAGCCAAGCAAAAGCATCCTCATTGGTGACAAGTTTAAGCTGTTTGTTGTTTAATAAACTGAAAAAATTCTCGATTATAGAGGATGCGGAGTTAGAATCGAAACCACCATACGGAATAGCATTTGAATTCTGCGAGGAAGACTCTGTATAAGAATTATAAAATGTAAACCAGCCAAAACCAGTTGAATTATCTGCGTCTCTGACAGATGTCAGAAATAACGATGTATCAATATCTAGATAATTTGTAAGTACATTTATATATCCAGTGCCTATTGTCTTATCACTTTCTACTACACCAGACCCATTATCTATCTCAAAATATTTTTCTCTTACTGTTGTAACTACATAAGACCCCTTATTATTATCATCAAAATTTTCGCCATTTATTACTATGGTATAACCATCTTGTACGTATTTATCTATTTCAGGGTTTGTACCGGTATCATCATATGTGTACCTCATTAGTGAGCCAGAAGGGTTTGTTATGTCGAATTGTGTAGTCTCGTCTCCTAAAACAACTGTATCTCTAACTGGGTCGGTAGATGAGAAAGTTGCTGTAGTTGTGTGGAAAAACCTTACTTGGTCGTAATGTATAATTGTGACTTTTGTACTTTCACTATGAGGGAAGCTAGTCGCGATATTTATAGTTAAAGTGTCAGAAGCACGTGTTATAGCTGTGACTCTTCTTATTTCTGCGTAAGCAGAGCCAAATTCACCTATTAAAATAAAGTCATTTGGTCTATATTCCTCGCTATTTGTAACAACCAAAGAAGTTTCACCTGATTGGTAATTAGCACTCAAATGAGAATATTTAGCATTTTGAGTTAGATTTCGATTATCTGCTGTCAATGTAGGCATATTTTTCCTTTAATTATTTATATTATAGCATAAGTCCTCTTCTTTCTATCACTAAAATCCATAGTATCCTCCTCCAAAGACTCCTTGTGTGGATATTCCTCCACGTCTTCCTAGTGTTTCTAAACCACCAGTTATCTCCATGTCTTCTATATAGAAACTTATTGTCGATGTGCTGGAACTGGTAGAACTAGATGTACTTGATGAAGTTGATGAACTAGTAGAACTTGAGGTGCTTGAAGAAGTCGAGCTAGTTGAGCTAGATGTACTTGAACTTGTAGAGCTAGATGTGGATGAACTTGTAGAGCTAGATGTGGATGAACTTGTAGATGACGTACTAGAAGATGTACTAGAGCTTGTAGAACTAGAGGTAGAGCTAGATGTGGATGAACTTGTAGAACTAGAGGTAGAGCTAGATGTGGATGAACTTGTAGAACTGGAAGTAGAGCTAGATGTGGATGAACTTGTACTGGATGACGTACTAGAAGATGTTGAGCTAGATGTTGAACTTGATGTAGAACTAGAAGTTGATGAGCTTGTGCTAGAAGAAGTACTAGACGATGTTGAGCTAGATGTCGAACTAGAAGTACTAGATGATGTGCTAGAGCTAGTAGAACTGGATGTACTAGATGATGTAGATGAAGTACTAGAACTAGTAGAACTAGAAGTACTCAAACTTGTAGAACTAGATGTTGAGGAAGTGCTTGAACTAGTAGAGCTAGAAGTAGAAGAACTAGTACTAGAGGTAGAACTAGAAGTGCTTGAACTAGTAGAGCTAGAAGTAGAAGAAGTAGAACTGGATGTGGAACTAGAAGTAGAAGAGCTTGTAGAACTTGTACTAGATGATGTACTAGAGCTAGTAGAGCTAGAAGTAGAAGAGCTTGTAGAACTTGATGTACTAGAAGAAGTACTAGAGCTAGTAGAGCTAGAAGTAGAAGAGCTTGTAGAACTTGATGTACTAGAACTGGTAGAGGAGCTAGTAGAGCTTGATGTACTAGAACTAGTAGAGCTTGATGTACTAGAACTAGTAGAGCTTGATGTTGATGATGATGTACTAGAACTAGTACTAGAACTAGTTGACGATGATGTTGAAGAACTAGTAGAACTTGATGTGCTAGAACTAGTGGAACTTGACGTGCTAGAACTAGTGCTAGAGCTAGTTGATGATGATGTAGATGATGAAGTACTACTAGACGTGCTTGAACTAGTAGAACTAGTAGAACTCGATGTACTTGAAGTTGACGAACTAGTAGAACTAGAAGTAGATGAACTAGTAGAACTAGAAGTAGATGAAGTTGTTGTTTCCGCTAACCTTCTCTTGTAATTCCCCCATGTTAAATCTCCTACATTACCATCAGGAATAAAACTGTCTTTAACTGTAGAACTGAATCCAGAATGCTGATAGACGTTACACCCAACGGGAATAAATATTGAGTAATTAGTAGAATAAAAATCATTTTTGTCTAAAGTGAGGCCACCAGGCAAGGTAGAAGGAGTATTAAATGTGTCTGCTATTGTAGAAGTATAACCAGAGTGTCTATATACTTTATCCGACCCTCCGTCGATACTGAATAAGCGAGCAACATTTACTGTAAAACCTTTTGGCGAGCTGCTAGGAGAAGAAAAACTATCACTGACTGTAGATGAAAAACCATTGTGAACGTATATTTTGTCAGTACCATTATCTATACTATAGAAATTTGTATAATCAATAGTTACACCTTGAGGACTGTCACTAGGCGAAGAAAAACTGCTAAGTATAGTAGAAGTGAAACCAGAATGTCTGTATATAACATCGGAAGAACTATCTCCACTATAGACATCTCCCAAGAATGTAAGGCCATATGGAGATGTACTTGGACTACTGAAACTATCAATTACAGTGGAAGAGAACCCAGAATATTTATAAATTTTGTCATCAGAATACTGAACGCCCATCAAATTCTCGTATAGTGTGGTTGTTGTAGAAGTACTAGAAGAAGTAGAACTAGAAGTACTAGACGAAGTAGATGATGTACTAGAACTGGTAGAACTAGATGTTGATGAGGTTGTCTCAAACCTAGCGTCACCGCCCCAGGCGATACCACCTAAGTTCCCAGTTGGCTGAGCAAAACTATCTAAAATTGTAGAAGTAAATCTGTTATATTTGACAAAATCAGACACTGAACTTCCATAGGTATCATTTGCATCTCGTGCAACGCTAGAACGGACAGTAGCAAATGAATCAGAAATTGTTGAAGTAAAACCTGAATGGCGATATATTCCATATTCAACAGAAAGAGTAGCTCCACCTGAATACAGTCTATAAAGATTACTCTCTAATCCAGAAGGATATGGTATTATTGTTCCGAAACTATCTAAAATTGTAGAAGTAAATCCTGAATGTTTATAAATTTTAGCTGTATTTTTATCTACACTATATAAATCACCAGGTTCAGTCATAGTTAATTTTACATACCGAGTCGATGGCGAAGAGAAACTATCAATCATTGTAGTAGAAAAACCAGAGTGTTTATAAATTATATTTAATCCAGCATCCCCACTGTACATTAATTTATCTTTCCAAGAAAGTCCAGCAGGTATGTTTGCTGATGGCACCGTAAAACTATCTAAAATAGTAGAACTAAAACCAGAATATCTAAAAAATAAATCACCATAAACATGCACTGAATAAAAGTCGTCATTCAATAGTGTTGTACTAGAGGAAGTAGAACTAGATGTGGAACTAGTAGAAGAACTAGTAGAGCTAGAAGTAGAAGAACTTGTCGAACTCGATGTTGATGATGAAGTAGACGAAGATGTAGATGATGTTGAGCTAGAAGTACTAGAAGAAGTCGAACTAGTTGAGCTAGATGTTGAAGAACTAGTAGAACTTGTGGTAGTTATTGCTAATCTTTTTACATAGTTCTCCCAGGCAAGACCAAAATTATTTGTTGCTGTTCTGAACACATCTAAAATTGTAGAACTAAATCCTGAATGTTTATATGCTTTTCTGTAACTAGCACTTCGTGGGTTAAAAATAGTGCTGTAAAAGTCTATACTATCAGTTGTAAACCCACCAGGCCGTGTCCCTGGAGCAGCGAAACTATCTGATATCGTTGATGTGAATCCTGAATGTCTATACATTCTATCACTACCGTCAATCAGACTAAACAACCTATACTTATTTACCGCTATATCTCTAGGATTGATAGCTTCAGCCGCAAAACTATCAGAAATTGTTGAAGAAAAACCGCTGTGGATGTAAATTTTTTCAGTGGTCAAGTCAGTGCTATACATCCTGTCTCTATCCGCTTCTAAGCCGTATGTTTCACTAGCAGCAGCAGCAAAATTATCAAGTAGTGTAGAACTAAATCCTGAAAAGTGATAAATAAGGTTGGTATTGTAGTTAGTACTATATAAATCTTTATTAAATGCTACACCTAACGAGCCAATTGCACTAACACCCCCTAAGCTCTCTAAAATAGTAGAACTAAATCCTGAATATTTGTAGATAATAGAAGGGGATATCGCTATCAAATTATCATCATACAATATAGAGGTTGAACTTGATGTAGATGAACTTGTAGAACTTGATGTTGATGAGGTTGAAGAACTTGTGCTTGAACTTGTAGAACTTGATGTTGATGAAGTACTAGAACTTGTTGAACTAGAGGTTGAGCTAGATGTGCTAGAAGATGTACTAGAAGAAGTAGAACTAGAAGTACTAGAAGTACTAGAACTAGTAGAACTAGAAGTACTAGAACTTGTTGAACTAGAAGTTGATGATGAAGTTGATGAACTAGTAGAACTAGTAGAACTTGATGTACTAGAAGAAGTAGAAGAACTAGTTGAAGAAGTACTAGAAGAAGTAGAACTTGATGTACTAGAAGAAGTACTAGAAGTAGAAGAACTAGTTGAAGAAGTAGAAGTTGAACTAGATGTACTTGATGTACTAGAAGAAGTTGAGCTTGAAGTAGATGAGCTCGTTGAAGAAGTACTAGAACTTGTAGAACTAGATGTTGATGAACTTGTTGAAGATGTACTAGAACTTGTTGAACTAGAAGTACTAGAAGTGCTAGACGAAGTTGATGAACTTGTAGAACTAGAAGTAGATGAACTTGTAGAACTAGAAGTAGATGATGAAGTACTCGATGAGGTACTAGAACTTGTTGAACTAGAAGTACTAGAAGAAGTTGAACTAGATGTTGATGAACTTGTAGAACTAGAAGTAGATGAACTTGTAGAACTAGAAGTAGATGAACTTGTAGAACTAGAAGTACTTGAAGAAGTACTGGAAGTAGACGAACTAGTCGAACTAGATGTAGAAGATGAAGTTGAACTAGAAGTTGACGAACTTGTTGAACTAGAAGTAGAAGAACTGGTAGAAGAAGTACTAGAACTTGTGCTTGAACTTGTAGAACTAGAAGTGCTTGAACTTGTAGAACTAGAAGTGCTTGAACTTGTTGAACTAGAAGTTGAACTTGTACTTGATGACGTACTAGAAGACGTACTAGAACTTGTAGAGCTAGATGTGCTTGATGACGTACTAGAGCTAGTTGAACTAGATGTAGAACTAGAAGTTGATGAGCTCGTGCTAGAAGAAGTAGAACTAGAAGTAGATGAACTTGTAGAACTAGTAGAACTAGAAGTAGATGAGCTCGTGCTTGATGATGTACTAGAAGACGTACTAGAACTTGTTGAACTAGATGTTGAAGAACTTGTACTTGATGATGTAGATGAACTAGTACTAGAAGAAGTAGAACTTGATGTAGAAGAACTTGTAGAAGATGTTGTGCTAATTTCTCTACTCCAAATATTATCCCATTCTACTCCTAATAGATATTCAGGTGTACCATCGAATGAATCCATTATAGTAGTACTAAATCCTGCGTGTTTATAGGAATAGGCACTATTACCATCTGTAGTATATATGTGATACCCATCAAATGTTAAACCAGCAATATCTGGAGTGACAGCTGCCATGCTATTTAAGACAGTAGAACTAAAACCAGAATGTTTATATACTTTTTCTGTTGCATCGTCAGCGGAATAAATATTTTTTCCGTCTAATGTTATATCTAACGAACCACTACTAGGAGTTGAGAAACTGTTTAAAATTGTAGAACTAAAACCAGAATGCCTATATAAGACATCGCTGTCTATATCTCCAGAATAAATTCTATCGTCTCCCCAAGTTAACCCCCACGGTTTAATTGAAGGAGAAGAAAAACTATCTGAAACAGTTGAACTAAAACCAGAATGTTTAAATATTCTATTAAGACCGACATCAGATGTATAGGAATCTTCTCCATCAGAAGTAACGCCAAAACCATACGAAGATGGGGAACTAAAACTATCAGTAATTGTGGATGAAAAACCTGAATATTTGAATACCTCTGTGTTCCAGTAGTATCCTATTCCAATATAATTATTTGTTTCTAATCTTCCACCATAATCCATGTAGTCGATGCCAGAACCTTGGTTGGCTACACCTGTAAAGCTATCCAAAACAGTAGATGTAAATCCAGAATGTTTGTAGAATTCGTCAGGAGATTGCTCAGCGGTAATAAAATGTTGGCCAGTGTAAGTAAGTCCTGTACGTGAGCCAACTGCTGCGAAACTCTCTAAGATTGTTGATGTAAATCCAGAATGTTTGTAAACTTTATCTATGCCTGTATCTGTACTATATAAGTCAGTTGCATCGTAGGTTAAATCGTATGGGTTCAAATTTGGACTAGAAAAACTATCACTAATCGTAGATGAGTAACCGCTGTGTTTATAAATTTGGTCTGATACACCGTCTGTGCTATATAATGTATCTTTTTGAACTGTCAAACCTCTAGGGTCAGCAGATGGTGATGCAAAACTATCTAAAATTGTAGATGTAAATCCAGAATGTTGATATATATATCCTGCCAAATCTCCTGACAAAATATATTTGCTATCCCATGTTACACCACGAGGAGCAGTACTTGGAGTTGAAAAACTATCTACTACTGTAGAACTGAATCCTGAATATTTGTATACCTTACTACTAATAGCGTTATCATCAATCTCTATTAATTCGTCGAATATAATTGTGGTAGAGGAACTAGTTGAACTAGAAGTAGAAGAACTAGTTGAAGATGTGCTTGATGATGTGCTAGAACTTGTAGAGCTAGATGTTGAACTTGATGTACTAGAACTAGTTGAACTTGAAGTACTAGAAGTACTAGATGATGTACTAGAAGAAGTACTAGAAGTAGAAGAACTAGTAGAACTAGAAGTACTAGATGATGTAGAGGATGTACTAGAACTAGTTGAACTAGAAGTAGAAGAACTAGTAGAACTTGTACTAGACGATGTACTAGAAGTTGAAGTAGAGGAACTAGTTGAACTAGTAGAACTAGAAGTTGATGAACTAGTAGAACTGGAAGTACTAGATGTACTTGATGATGTAGAACTAGATGTACTTGATGAAGTTGATGAGCTAGTAGAACTAGATGTACTAGAAGATGTACTCGAACTAGTAGAGCTAGAAGTAGATGATGTTGATGAACTAGTAGAACTAGATGTAGATGATGATGTACTAGAACTTGTAGAACTTGATGTGCTGGATGTAGTTTCAGCTGTTCTTGACCAATAATCTTCCCATGTAATGCCACGGCTATCGGTCCCAATTGCCGATGTATCTATTGTGTCTATAATTGTAGAAGAAAAACCTCTGTGCTTATTAACACCGTAGTCTTTTGTATTATAAAGATTTTTTCCATCCCATGTGATACCGACCCCAGTGGCACCCTCAAAACTATCTACAACAGTAGAACTAAATCCAGAGTATTTGAAAATAGCTGCATCAGGAAGATTCTGAGCATATATATTTGCTCCATCCATTGTTATATCTGCAGGTAAGAATTGTGTAAATGAATCTAGAATAGTAGAACTAAACCCAGAATGTCTGTATATTTTATCCCAATAATCAGAACTATAAATTCTTTCATCTCCGTAAACAACACCCCAAACTGACTTAGGCATGCCGAAACTATCTAAAATAGTAGAGCTAAATCCAGAATGGTGATATATGTCACGTGTAGAATAATTAGCACTATAAATATCAAAGCCATCGTACGAAAGTCCTGAAGGACTAGTAGAAGGAGAGCCGAATGAATCTAACACTGTTGATGAGAATCCACTAAATTTATATATCTTATCAGTATCATCGTTAGTCATCATTAAATTTTCGATGCCGAGTCTCTTTCCTATACTTTCATATTCTATACCTGTAGGTGTAGTTGAAGGAGTACTAAAACTACTCACAATTGTTGATGTAAATCCTGAATGTTTGTACATTTTTCCTGGAGGACCACTTGCATAAATATCTCCTTCTTTCAAAGTAATGCCGACTGATGGGAAGTTAGCCAGATTGGTAAAACTACCCAATATAGTTGATGTGAATCCTGAATGTTTGTAGACTGTTTCTGTAAAGTAATCTGAACTATACGTATCATCCCCATCTTGTGTGATACCAGTAGGTGCATTTGAAGGGCTGTTGAAGCTGTCAGAGATAGTAGTAGAGAACCCAGAATGCTGGTAAAGTTTTCCAGCAGTATAATCTACACTATAAATATTTACTGTATCATGTGTTAATCCTCTTGGGGCAATTGATGGGCTGCTAAAACTATCTAAGATAACCGAACTAAACCCAGAATGTTTATACATTTTTGTGACTAACATGTCCATGTCAGAATCAGAACTGTAAGCATTTACGCCGTCCCAAGTTACGCCCTCTGGCACAGGAGAAGGACTGCTAAAACTGTCAGAAATTGTGGAAGAGAATCCTACATGTCTGTAAAGTTTTCCGCTAATAGAATCTGCACTCAAGAAGTTATCAAACAAAATTGTTGTCGAACTGGAAGTTGATGAGCTTGTGCTAGAAGAAGTCGAACTAGAAGTTGAAGAGCTTGTAGAACTAGAAGTAGAGGAAGTAGTAGAAGAACTTGTTGAGCTAGAAGTAGAGGAGCTAGTTGAACTAGAGGTAGAGGAGCTAGTCGAACTAGTTGAACTAGATGTACTAGAAGAAGTGCTAGAGCTTGTTGAGCTAGAGGTACTAGAAGAAGTAGAACTTGTAGAACTAGAAGTTGATGAACTTGTGCTAGAACTAGTAGAACTAGAAGTACTTGTTGTAGTTGTTGTGCCTACTCTAGATGAGTAATGACCCCAAGTGATGTCAAAATCATAATCGCTAGGAATGAAACTATCTAATATTGTAGATGAAAAACCAGAGTGTTTATAATCCAATCTAGATTCACTAACCCATGGTAAAGCATTAGTAGAATAAATATATTTTCCATCGTATGCCAATCCACGAGGCATTGAAGACGGAGATGCGAAGCTACTTTGGATTGTAGAAGTAAATCCAGAATGTTGATAAATTTTATCAGAAGCAGTATCTGTACTAAATAATCTATATTTATTAGAAGTAAGTCCATTCGGAGCGCTTGATGGACTGCTAAAACTGTCTGCAATTGTGGAACTAAACCCTAAATGTTGGTATATCTTATCTGAAACATAATCACTACTAAATAAAGCAGTATCATTTATAGTTACACCACCCAGATATCCACTTGGAGAACTAAAACTATCTAGAATTGTTGTTGAAAAACCAGAGTGTTTGTACACTGCGTCATTAGTACTTACAAAATCACCAGCTGTATAAAGATACGTTTTGTCTTTAGTAACTCCAGTTGTATATAGAGCAGCTGCAAAACTATCTTTCACTGTAGAAGAAAATCCAGAATATTTATAAACATTATGGACATCTCCAGTATTTAGTCCAATCGAAATTAAATCGTCTAATAGAGAAGTGGAACTAGATGTACTAGAAGAAGTTGAACTAGATGTACTAGAACTGGTAGAAGATGATGTGGATGAACTAGTAGAGCTAGTACTTGAACTAGTAGAGCTAGTAGAAGATGAAGTACTAGAAGAAGTTGAACTAGAAGTACTAGAAGTAGTAGTTGTAGAATAAAATGAAACTCTTTTATTATAGTTATCCCAAGTAAATCCATAAATAGAAGGATTAAAGTAAAATGATAATGAATCTAATATAGTTGTACTAAATCCTGCGTGTTTATACGCATATCGTGTTACTGCATCACTAGAATAAAAATTATTTTTATTAGTTGTTAGTGCTGTTGTATAATTAGCAGGGGGTTTAAGATAATCTTTAAGTGTTGATGAAAAACCAGAATGTTTATATATTTTGTCAGACACATTATCAGTACTATATAAATTATAATAATCTAATGTAACATCTTTTAAATTTATGCTAGGAGATGAAAAACTATTTAAAACTGTGGATGAAAAACCAGAATAATGATATATTCTTCCACGGTCAGGTGCACAAAAAAGTGCACCGTTTATTGCTAAACCTCTCACAACACGAGTATTAGAACCAGAGAAACTATCCAGTACAGTTGTACTAAATCCAGAATGTTTGTAAATTTGGTGACTAATTCCAGTTTCTCTAGAATATAAATAATTTAAATCTTTAGTAACTCCGTTAGATGATGATTCTACAGTAGGAGGAATTATAGATTCAATAACTGTAGTAGAAAAACCACTAAACTTATAAATTAATTTATCAGAACACGCAGCAATCAAATTATCTAGAAATAATGATGTACTTGAACTAGTGGAGCTAGACGTTGACGAACTTGTTGAACTTGTAGAAGAACTAGTAGAACTCGTAGAACTAGATGTACTAGAACTTGTTGAAGAACTAGAAGTAGATAAGCTAGTCGAACTAGAAGTGGATGAACTAGTCGAACTAGAAGTGGATGAACTAGTAGAACTAGAAGTTGAGGAACTAGTAGAACTCGATGTTGAGGAACTAGTAGAACTTGATGTAGAACTTGATGTACTAGAAGAAGTCGAACTAGAAGTAGACGAGCTAGTAGAACTAGTAGAGCTTGATGTTGAGGAGCTAGTAGAACTTGAAGTGCTAGAAGATGTACTAGAACTAGTAGAGCTAGAAGTTGAAGACGACGTACTCGATGTTGAAGAACTAGTAGAACTAGATGTTGAAGAGCTAGTAGAACTTGATGTTGAAGAGCTAGTAGAACTTGATGTTGAAGAGCTAGTAGAACTTGATGTAGAAGATGATGTACTTGAAGAAGTCGAACTAGAAGTAGAAGAACTAGTTGACGATGTACTGGAAGAAGTCGAACTAGAAGTAGATGAGCTAGTTGACGATGTACTCGAAGAAGTCGAACTAGATGTACTAGAGCTAGTAGAACTAGTAGAAGAACTAGTAGATGATGAAGTAGAAGATGTGGTATATCTAGCTGCAGCATCCTGCCATGAGGCTGCTGTAGAATAGGTTGATGAGTCAAAACTATCTAAAATTGTGGATGAAAATCCTGCATGTTTATAAACATCTCCAGGTGTAAAGTCAGAACTAAAAATATTAGTTCCATCACCAGACATATCACCAATGTTGTCACCTGGTGAAGAGAAACTATCGGTAATTGTAGTAGAGAATCCAGAATGTTTAAATAATGAATCAGGAGTATTACCATCTGCGCTATAAAAAATTCCAGATACATATGTAAAGCCCTCTGGTCTAGTAGAAGGGCCAGTAAAACTATCTAACACCGTAGAACTGAATCCATCATGTTTATATATTTTACTAAGAGACACATCTGTACTATAAGTATTAGTCCCATCATCTGTGACAGCATACGTTTCTGTGCCTGGAGCTGAAAAGCTGTCGCTAATTGTAGTAGAAAATCCTGAATGTTTATAGACTCTTTCCGAATTCGCATCTGCAGACAAAACACCAGTAGTTGAATATTCAACTCCAAAAGGAAAAGTACTTGGAGTAGAAAAACTATCTATTATTGTAGAACTGAATCCAGAATACTTATAAATTTGTTGGAGTGAGTATTCAGAAGTAATTGTATTATTACTATCTCCAGCAGCTTTAGACACCTCTTCATTATCAACAAAAAGATTACCTTTAATTGCTTCAAGGTAATCTTCGTCTGATAACTCGTCTGAATTTTTATGGTCGAGGTGGTCCGTCATAACTTGGACGCTGTGACGTTACCTTCAGTAGAAGGTCGTTCACGCTTTTAATGTCCAAGGTTTTCATATGTTTACAAAGTAAACCGAAATGAGTATATAGTTTGTATCCCAATTTCTGGGCTTGTTGTGAAAATACAAAATCTTCTGAATATTCGACAGTTCCGTTAGAATGGTAGGTAAAGTAAAATGGTCTATCCATCTTCTCTAAAACCTCTCTCTTAATCATAAACATTCCACCTGTGACTACATCAGTCTCTTCGACTCCAGAACCGTAATACGGCCTGTATTTGCCCTCTGAGTCGTATCTGTGAGCCACTGGTATAGGTGCCATAAGCCCATCATCATCAACTTTCGTCGTTAGACAGGTTGGGGCCACTACGTCCTTATCAGCTTTGATAAGTTCTCTCAGTGTCTCTAAAGGAGGAATAATATCATTATCAATCATCACAAGATAATCAAAATAATCTTCTAGAAAGCTTTTTACAATAAAGTTCCGGGCATTATCCAATGGAAACATGTGTGACGCAGGGAATATCTTAACGACAAACTCTGGGTCGTGTGTCCATTGAATCAGCCTCATGGCCAGTTCAATATGTAATTTACCATCTGCTGTAGGTAGGCCTATGAAAATCCTAGGCTTTTCGCCTAGCTCATCTTTCCACTTAGCACGGTGTTTATTATATTGGCCAACAGCATACTTCTTAGAGTAGTCGACATCGTGGTCGAACAATTCTCTAAAAGCAGCTGAACCATAATGATACATGAACGAGCTTCGCACGGCTCCAATTTTGTAACCAAGCTTTTTCACTCTAAGACATATATCATTGTCATCGCCACCACCAGTACCAAATCTCTCGTCTAAGATGTGTCCTTCTCCCAAACCGAATTCTTTATTATGAGAAACCAGTTTATCAACTACTTCTCTTGTCATTGGGACACACACACCTTTTACCTCAGGAGCCTCTTCTATGCCGCCGAGATGAGAGTATTCAATACTTTGTTTACTATCGGCCTCGCCTATTAGCGGTGCCAATATACCGTACTCTGGATTTTTCTTAAACGCTTCAACGATTTTCTCTATCCAACCTGGAACGCAGACAACGTCTGAATTCAAAAGAACTACATATTCACTATCGGGGGATACTTTAGCAAAACCTGCATTTATGGCACCGGTGTAACCCTTAGCTTCTTCATGATAGACTGACGCTGCAAAGGTATACTTTGATAACATCTCTTTCATCTCATCATCTTTTCCGTCTTGGACAATGATGAGCTCTAAGTTTGGGGTGTAACCGAATACGCTTTCAATCGCTACTCTGGTCAAATCAGGTCTAAACCTGACTGGCATTATTATTGAAACCCTCGGAAATGAATTTAAAATTTCCTTCATATGCTTTTATTTCATTTATTTCATATAGGACATCATCATAGATATGTGAATTAACAATGATGTCTTGATTATACTCGCCAATCTGCCGAAGAGGCTGAATTCGTGATTGGTGAGCCACATACCAAAAACCCATATCCCTTAATATCGGATATGTGCTTGCGGTAATTTGAAACCCAGGTGCTCTAAACCCGAATTTGTTAGGTAGGAGTGACGATAGTCTGCCATAAGATTCTTTTATTAATTCTTCGCGATTATCTCGCTCACATTCAGGTGGGTCGTCGTGCAACCAACCATGAATTCCTACCTCTACCCAGTCTTTATTTTTAACTAGCCAGTTCTCAATCAATGAGTCCACTTCTCCAGCTATAGGAAAGACTGTAACTTTAAAATCTGGACGAACTATTTTAAACTCCTCCAGTTTGTACAAATTACTAATGTATCTCTTTGATATATCATCAACAGTGAAATACATAACTAGTTAGGCTTGTTTTGCTTGTCTTTTTACTTTAGCTTCAGAAATTCTGTCTGAGAATCTCTTGTTGTAACTGACACCCTTTACATCTTTAGATGGGTCAATAGCGTCAAGTTCATCAGTTGTGAATTCAAGACCTAGTTGACTTTTTATAGTCAAACGTTTAATCTTTGCTTCGTCAGTGATTTGTTCTGATAACTCTTCGTTATCATTTGAAAACGCGATAGCTTCTATTTCTGACATATCAGAAACTCTATCTTTGTCGCCAAGTATAGTTTTCCAATCGACACCGTCTCTTATTTCTAGTAACAAATCTGTTGATTTGATACCTTCTGCAGATTCTTCTTCTGCATACAAGTGGTCTGTAATAAAAGGTTCTAGGCTACTATATCCAGAAGGATATTTCATGCCGCCTTCACCATGGGGTAGGCTTATCTTGATGTAGTTCATACACAAATTAAATTAAATGAATATTATTTTTTGTCTTTTTCTTCATCTTTCTCTTCTTCATCTAGTATAAGTAGAATTTTTCCAGCTACGAGTGGACCGTAAGCTTTATCAGTCTCTACCATCTTTTTTACTTTTTTAATGTCTGCTTTGTCTATGTCTACTACTTCTTCTGTATAAAAGCGTTGAGCTAAAACGTAAATTTTGACTTTCTCCATTTCGTAACCGCTTTGTCTTGGTGCTAAAAGGATATTAGCCATAGCCATACCCACAGTTAGGACTTCTCCGTCTGGGGATTTTAGTGCTTCTCCCTTGAAACTTGTTATCTCCTCGTTTGTTCTAATCTTCATATATTTTGAGATTAAGTTAATAAAATTTTTTAATCTAGTGATATTATAGCATAAGTCCTTATCTTCTCGTCTACATTTTTTCCCTAAGCATGGTAGAAGATATGTCTTTTGTGTAAGGGAGGTAAATTACAGGCGGGCCCAAGCCTTCACCAGTGTAGTTACCCTTCCAGTCATCTCCGACAAATAACACGTCTGCATCGTATTTATCAATAGCATCTGTCTTGCTGAAGTCGCGAGACTGGATATCTATTCCATCTATAACATTTATAGTCTCTAGGTGTGCTCGTCTAGTATGAAAATCTAACGGAGGCTCATATCCTTTGTGAGCACGAATGTACTCATCGCTAGACATACAAACAATCAACTTCTCACAATACCTCTTTGCTTCTATGAATAGGTTGATATGTCCGTAGTGTAGCGGAGAGAAAGCTCCGAAAGTTAGTCCAACTTTATATTTTGCATGCATAATATTGACTTGTACAAGCCCTGCGAGACCAGGCCATAGGCCCATAAATAGGCTCACTCCACGTTTTTCCGTAGTTAGACTCTAGATATTCGTCCACAGGGTTAGGAATTAAGTACCCTTTTCCATCATATTTTATCATTTTTGCATTTTCGAACCACTCTTTTGGATGTTTTGCACAGAACTTCTGCCGCTTTCTACCCTTGAGAATGTTCATTGTGGCGTCATCTTCATCATAATAGATGGGGTCTAGGTCATTTCTTACCCCATATTTCTTGAAACTTAGAGTCCTAACGTAGGTTTCTGGGCTTTCATACCCATCTTTTTTCTTTACTCTAGGTATATCCTTTTTTATCTTTATATCAGTAAAGCCAGCTTTTGCGAACACATTCACATCAATTTTGTGCGTATCTCTAGCATCTATGATGAAATCATTATCCCAGTCATATTTCAGAATGTCTCCGTCTCTCACTATGCCTAGGCATGTCCCGAAAGCTAAAAAGTGTTTTACCCCCATTTTGTCTAGCAAATCGCTAGTTTCCCTGAGTGCTTTCTTGGCATTCTCACGACCAACAGGCACACGCTTGTCTCCTCCACGAAGGTAGTCCTCTACAGTCATATCAGGCTCGCGCCTGAACGTGTCTCTTACTTCTTGTGGGTGCATCTCAGTAACTGGCTTAGGTAGACGCCAAAGAGCCTCGGAGTTGCGTGAGTTTCCCTTCCAATGGTCATTTCGCCAGTTTCGTTTTTCTATAGTAAGACTACACAAATGTGTCAATGTTCTTGTGTCACCCATTCTGTCCTGTTTTGTAAGAGGATGGTAATTGCAAGCAGTTCTATAAGGAATAGCAGTTAACTCAGTAAAAAACTTAAAAATACGGGTATGCCCTGTCATGCTTTTATTGTGGATTGTCATCATATCACCGAAGACATCTACAGGTTTCATTGTTAAAGCTTTTTTTGTCTTATCAGCCCAAAACTTCTCAAGTAACTCAGGTAAGTGGTCATTAAATATCTCGTCAGAATCAGGCCAAATCAACATATCTACTTTCTCTCCACCTTTTTCAACGTCCCTCATATACTGGAATACTGTCTCTCTTATTGGCCCCTGCAGGGGTTTAAACCTGTGGAAAAGACCTCTGCGTGAAGATTCCTGCTCTGGAGTTGCTCTGGGCAACCCCGAATGAGCTATTCTGATTCTATCTGGATATCTGTCCTTATATTCCTGAACAATCTTCATTGTAGTTTCGTCTTCGTTATCTATCATAAGCAATACCCAATCACACCATTTTAATAAGTTCGGGATTGAGTGATGTAAAATACCACCACATCTAGCGACAAGGGTAGCTCCCACGATATTTATATCTTGTAAAAAATCTCTATGCTTCATGTTATTGTTTTTAATTTAGTCTCGTGATGACATTCCATACATAATGTTTTTCCGTTGTTTAGATTCCATAATTCATTACACTGCAAAGCATCTTCAATTGAGTTAATATTGTTATCTATTATAATATCTATAAACCTTTTGATATGATGTGCTTCCAAATTACCTCCATGTTTTTCACACTCAACACATGTGTAATTATCTCTCCTAAATACCTTATTTCTCCACTCAAAATATTTTGGGATATTTCTTATAGCTTTAGTCAACTTAGTTTTTCCTCCTCTCCAATTTGGGTGTTTTTCTCTAGCATGCTGCCCCTTTTTAAAATGAGTTCTGCCAGTATTTAATTGAGCATGCCCTCTCTGGAATCCCTCAACTTTCTTGTGTTTTCTTTTACTATTAGCTGAACCTATTCTTTCTTTATGTATTTTAGATAATTTTCTATTTCTGATACTCCTGTAAAAACAATTGCGACTACAATACTTAGCTTGCTTTCTAGAAGATGGATAAAAACTAAATTTTTTACCGCATATCCTACATTTTACCTGTTCTTTTTTCATGCAAATTACTAATATCGTTTATGATGGAAAATAAAAGTAGGTTTATTAGTACAAATAAAATTTTCTGTTCCCTCCCCATCGAAAATCTTGTGCATGAAATCGAAGTCGTACGTGACTTGTCTAGTATCCTGAAAATATCCATATTTAATGAAGTGGTCTTTTCTGTACAACAAACAACCTAAATCTATTCCCTGTCTACCGAAATGAGTTTGTTTTATCCGATTGTAAGTAGACTCTGGCTTCTTACCAATCAGTCTCATCCAGCAATAAGGAATTTTACCAGTAGTCATTTCAGCTTCTACCATTGATTGTAAATGCTCTGGAGTCCATTCGTTATCATCATCTAAGAAAACAATACGGTCATATTTAGCTATCATCGCACCAATATTTCTGGAGTATAGGCCAAATCTACCACGTGTTTCTTCTACGTCTACAAAAGATACGTCTATTCCTTGTTCAAGAAGATAATCCTTACCTAACCGATACCATTCGCGTATTTCTTTTTGTCCATCATTTACAATTATCCATTCAAAATCTTCAAATGATTGTCTCATAATAGAAGCTACAACCGCCCCCATGTTTTCAGCCCTAAAAGCGGCTGTGACGATAGATACTTTTATGTTTTGCTTGATAGGTACGAACTTGAGCATAGACTGTCTAAAACAGCCGTTTTTGCCCACCAGGGTGACGTTCCAGCCAGTTGCTAGCTCTTTTATCTCGTCTATTATATAACTGAATCTTTTTGTCTCGCTATCTTCAGTAGGGTTGTTTTTTGAATCACCCATAGAGATAGAAGCATAAAACTTCCCATCAGCATTCATTACAGGAAGGAGATTATCCAAACACTCCTTAATTTTATCTTTTACTAAGTGTGTGAATACAGACTTTGCAATTACGTAATCAAATTTTCTTTCTTTAAATGAAGAAAAATCGAAGTTATCTGTATGAACTAGGTTAGGTCTGTTTCTACGCTGGTTTTTATCCATTTCCTTCTCTACACCAGCATCAAGTAGCCACTGGTGCTTTTCAACACCGTGATAGTTCCCTGGGTCAAGATAATCTATAAAGTGAACTCCCGCCCTTAGAGACCCGCAACCGATATCCAAAAACTTATGATAAGGTTGCAAACCTTCCTCCTTGAGAAAATCTATTTGTTTCTTGCCAGCTTCCTCCCAGTTGCCGCCAACGTATTTTCTGTGGTCCATATTATTTTCCTTCAGCTATACCTTCATGGCCATAACGGATTAGGTCATCTTTGTAGTATGGCTTATGAATTTTATAAATTATTCCTAGACCTGATTTTGATAGTGGCAAAGCAGACTTTGGATAGTCAACTTCATCCCAAAAGAATCGTACTACGCCTTTATGAGGCCAAAGTACATCATGCATGAGGATTATTCCACCTTCCTTCACAAAAGGCTCAAAACGTTCATAATCGGCCTTCACGCCTTCGTAAGAGTGGTCTCCATCTATAAGTAGTACATCTATTTCCTTGTCCCATGGCAGAGTTTTAGAATCTCCTTGCATAAACTCCCAATGCTTCTTTAGCTCTGGGTCTTTCACAACTCCAGTACAATCCTCGATATCCATGCTATACAACTTAAGATTCTTATGTCCTCTGTCGTGTATACCATGTAGGAAGGCCAATGTGCTTGTACCCCATCTTGTTCCAATTTCTAAAATTGTACGCGCACCTTTTTTATAGTCAGTAGCGACTGAGTAAAGTAGTGGTACGAATCCTCCCATATTAGCTCCCTTACGTTTTACGTCGTTTAACTCTTGTGGGTAGTTTTCCATATTTTATCTTTTTATTTAAAAATTCTCTCACCATCCAATGGCTTATTAGTCATTAAATCTATTTGTGGGTATGGTTTTTCTTCCAATGCTTGACCACGTCTCCATGTCCCAGTTCCATGTTTTTCTGTCTTTATTTTATATCCCTTATCTTTACCATAGCCTAAATGGTTACACCACAAATCTGATGCCCATCCAGCTTCTTTCCCAATTTTGCGTATTAAAGATGTGAAACCAAACTCTTCATAGTGCTTCTTGCCAAAACCACCAGCTTCCAGTATGTCATCTAATCTCTGGATTCTGAAATAACTAGCTAATCCTTTTCTAGCTGGTGTTATATCAGAATCGAGCCAATTCATATTAGGTATTCTTTGTATTCTACAACTTATACCACCATATTCTGGATATTTTTTCATTAAAAAAATCAACTGGTCAACAACATCTGGTTTTAAAGATGGGATGATAATATCGTCAAAGGTCGTTATGAAATATTCAGATTTTACATATTTTAAACCCTCATCCCATGCGACAGAGATGCCTCTGTACCCTTTCCCATTATTATTTAGTAGAGTACTTACAACTTTTTTTTCAACCATCTCTTCCAAAAATTCAAATGTTCCATCACTTGATAAATCGTCAGTTACTATAAGGTTAACTCTACTAAAAGGTATAATTCTTTTTGTTAGTTCTTCTATACATTTTTTTGTAAACTCCAACCTATTACACGTCATTAATATAATATCTATTTTATTCATATAATTATCTTTTTTTAGCTACGATTAAAGCGACAAATTTACTAGGATTATTTTTCTCAACGTGGCAAGAACGTATAACTCTCATGCCGAGCAGTCTCCTAAGCATTAGGTTAAGTGTATTCAGCCCAAGGTTAGCCTTGTGCCCGTTGTATATTATGTACTTGGGTTTTATTTCTCCATCAGGGACTGCGATAGCTAGTACCCCCCCTGGTTTTAAAACTCTTTTCCATTCTGCTATTGCAGCCACAGTATCTGGTAAATGTTCCAACAAATGTGAACTAACAATGAAATCAAGTTCGTTATCTTTAAACATCCACAAATCTGTACAATCTCCTACAATATCTACGTTATCATGAGGATATACATCCATACCCATGGCATTTTCGTGGCATTTCATAAAACCACAGCCTAAGTCCAACCCTTTCCCTGTTTCACAGTATTTTGATAGTTCAATCTGCTCGGCAATCAATCTTTTTCTAGCATTACCAGCTCTATCATCTCTGCCCCAATAATCGTAATATGCTTGCCTCCTCTTATGTTCCTCACTGTCTCTTACTGTGTTTATTTTAAGAGGAATATTAGTCCTCTTGTCTATTTCTGGATATGGTTGCTCTTTGTTTTGAAATACACGTTCTTCAGCATAAGTATGATAATCAGTAAACCCAGTTTTGAACCCCTTATTATCTACAAAACCGATATGAGACGCATAGACCTTAGTAGCCATTCCAACTTTTTTTCCAGTCTTCTTAACTTTATCTGAAAAAGTATGAGACTCCCAATGAGGTCTATTTGAAAAACCGATATGTTCCAGCATGTCTCTACCAGTTATTCTAAAAACAGCAGGACATGCTGTGTCAGAAGGAATTATTTTAGAAAATTCATCGATATCTCTCCTTCTTGTTCTTTCTATTCTCATAGAGACAGCGCCATAATCTACGTTATCCTCCAATAGATGAATCATTCCTTCCAGCCAACATGGTCTCAAATCTGGCGGCAACAAATCATCTTGAGTTTGAACTACCAGGTCGCTTATTTTCCCTTTTAACTTACTATTAGCATAATTATATAAAAATTTGTAACCTGCAGCTTGGCCACCATTATCCTCTGCAACAACAAAATCATACACATACCCCCAACTTTTAGCCTGTTTTAGATATCTTGTAGTGTCATTATCATTTTTATTATTATTGACAATCCACAATCTAAACGGATAACGTGTTCTTTCGTATATATGTTTTACTGTTCTTTTAAGTAAATGAAGTCTGTTATATGTTACCAAAAAAATATCTACAAAGTCTTTGTTTTCTATTTTTTCCATATTATAATATTTTATCTTTTTTTCTGTAATTATCTAACGCTTCTAAAGGTCTCAAATTATCTAGAGACCAACAGGACTCAAACTCATCATCATCTACTGAGGAATAATTAAATTTAGAGTCAGGAATTATGTGGTCAATATTCCACTCCCCCCTATTAAATCCATAATTATCCCAAGACATCCATGATTCAAATTTTGATTCTAAATTTTTAATAAGGTCATCTATGGTATAAGGCAGAATATCAAAAGTAGGCACCCCTTTTTTAGACAATAATCTTTTTTTAAGTCTATTTCTAACCAACCAAGATACCGTATATCTAAGCTTAAAATGTGGATTATTCTTATTTCTATGATAATATCTTCTCCTACTCTCTTTTATTCCTCCCTTGTAATTCATCTTGTCCCTACAAACTAATGAACAATAATTATGTTTATTCTCTCTCAACTTAGATGGTATACGTAACAATTCTTCGCCGCAGGAATCACATTGAACCTTTTGCACTTTAACCTGTGCTCTATGCTTGCATTTCCTTGAACAATATTTTCTTTTTTTTAATAATGACCTTTGAACATAAAAACTTTTTCCACAAAAAATACAGACCTTATTTGCTCCAGCACGATTATTCATAGAGCACAGGTGCTAACATTTTATGATATATAGCATCGAAACTGTGGGTGCTCCAAACCTTTCTGAATTGTTTGTCAGGTTTATTTGATTCTAACTGTCCGATAATAATCTTAGCCAATCTATCGAAGGCCTGAGGGTCTCGCTCTGCGTAGTGCATGCTCTTCAAAGAAGTGAAAGGGTGCTTGAGCACAGCATTAGTATCTACGAAATCAAACAAACAAGGTAAATCTTCGTTAATAACTAGTAAGTTTTTAGCCATAGAAGCTTCCAGCAATACATTGCTACACACCTCCGCTATGGTAGGGAATACAAACAAGTTAGATATTTGCATTAATTGTGCTACGACTTTATTTGGAACCTCAGTAAGAGTATCGTAGCCGTCATCACTGAGCAAGCTAGTAAACACAAAATCAGTCTCATCAAGACCGTGCACTTCTCTAGCAAATTTTAATTTATCTTCAATTTCGTCTACTCTTCGTCTGCCGTTTGAATTGCAGACAATTAGAGCGACATTCTTGCCCTGTCTCTTAAGAGCTCCGAATGTAGCTATTACAGAATTTAGACCTTTGGCATCCATTCTTGTGGTACAGATAGGATATGTCTGGATGACATCTTTCTCCCACAATCTCATCTTGTCGCTGACCATCCTAGTCGTAGGATGCCAATCAAACATTAGTGATGGGTCTTTCTCGTTAAAAATCACACGCACATCGCTATCTCTTACTCCGATGTTTCTAGCAAAACCACCAACATCTGCATAGTTCATATAGACATACTTTGTGTTGTCCATTCTGAAATCAATCGGTCTGCCCACTCCAGAACGGGCCCAGTGTAGCCATTTAATAGGAACTCCACATTCTCTTATAGCTTCTCGGTATGTTATACAATCGTCTATATAAAAATCATGAGTTATAGCGATATCGAAATCATTTGTAAGCGCACTCCTGAGCATATCAATCATCCTAGTCTTTGCATCCTCATCAACTATACCCTTCTCACGCTTGAATTTAGGTACCACAGGGCGCATTTCACACCCAATGTCTAATGTACTGCCTTCTTGTGTAAAAAAAACAACCTCGTGCCCATAATGCTGTAACATCTTGATTTGATTCTTTACAGCACGCCCAGGAGAATAGCTATCAGGGCATCTGTTAAAATGCGTAATTATAGCTATCTTCAGAGGTTTCTCATTTTCAAGAGCCTCAGGCGCTTTAGTTATTGGCACAGGTTGTTCTGGTTTTATTCCAAGTGACCTGACAGCATGGTCTAGTGAAGGGATTATATCGTCTCTAGGGAATTCTTCTTGTACTGCATAGTGAGCCAAGTTATTCTCCTCTTTACTAGGGTCTTTGATTGTAGCAGTTATAAAATAACTGCCAGAGTTCTTTGCTGCCTGGATTATACTGTCTATGTTGCTATTATTCATATTTCATTTTATTTACTCTTTTTCCTTCTGTATTATACCTCAAAAAACGTGTTTTGTCAAGTTCTATTTTTTCTTTTTGATAAGAGAAAGGAACGGTCCGACTCTCTTAAGTATAACTTCGTATGTACCTACGGCACTAAACACAGTTGCTGCAAATATCTTCAATGCATCTACTGAAATAGGGTAAACTTGTTGTAGTAGTGTGTAACCGAGTGCTATCACGAATAAACCTAGGTAGATACTCTTAAATGTAGCTTCTGAACCGAACTTTATAGACAATTTTTTGTACCCTTCCATTAGGATAGAAAGAATTATACCAAGTAGTATTTCCATATGCTCTAGTTATTGAATAAATCGTTTAATTTTTTACGAGTAGTCCTCCCAACAAAACCAGTACCATGAGAGAGATTCCACGGATGTAGTATCTCTTTGGAGTAAGCTTCTTGGAATAGATTGACAGATTTCATAGTTATCCCGCCATAATATCCTGTACAAACGATATTTGATGGGAAAAATTTGAGGTATTTTAGACAGCACTGTAACATCCTGACATCTTCGTTCCTAGCTCCTACTTTCAAATCTTTGCTGAATTTATACTTAGGTTTTTCCTCATCAGGTTCAGGAGTTGGTACCGGAGGTGTTGGGGCAACAATTTTATCCATCCAATCGTTGTCCAAATTACCATAATATCTAGCTGAAGTTATTTTTCCAGCCTTGAACCAATCCTCAGTAATAATCCTTTGGCCATTAAAACCGTGTGACTCTCCCCAACTGTCGTCGATTACTATAGCTTTCTTACCTTGCCACATAGTAAAATCTACTCCAGTTATCAGGTGAAAATAAGGGTATTTTTTATCAGAAGGCAATTCTGGGACAGGTTGGTTGTACCCCTTACCAAAATTAATACCGATAGAAATTGCTTTTTTTTGATTTTGTATTACAGAAGCTATATCATCAATATCTGTAGCTAATGTGAAAACTGCACCACCTTTTACTATCTCTCCAACCTTTTCTGTAAAAGTAGTACGCTTAACAGGTTGGTTCATCTCACCTTCAGTCATATTTTGAGAAGGAATCAAAACCTCCATTGTGGCTCCATGTTTTTTTCCTAAAAGCATTCCCTCTCTAGACCACATACCCTGGTCAGGTTTGTTAGAACGTCTGTCATAGATATCCAAAGCAGATAGTTCAACAAACATATTTTCCTCTAATTGGTTCTCAACGCCGAGTACTTTTGCAACAGTTTGCGCTACACAGGAACTACTTGAACTCTGATAACGTACAGGAAATTTCTTCCAGTCACTTTGTGGCTTTTCCACCCATTTGACATCACTTTGTGGGGCACCACACACCTCTTCATGACGGAAATCTCTCTCATCGTCCTTCTCCATGTTTCCAGTTCCAAAAAATACTTCCTCTGTTTTTTCTGAATCGTGTTTTTTAGACATAAAATTATTTTATAAATTTATCAAAACCAAGGAGAGCCCCCATGACGGAAACGATAGACACTACACCCATCTTTATCAAATCCCATCCCAAATCAACAGCTTTTGACCTCTGCTTTTTTCTTCCTTTTTTTAAATCGCTAACGAATTCCCCATTCTCCATTATCCAACCGCTGTTTTTTATGACCTTACCATTCAACGTAGCGAGATGACTCAAAACACCCTTAACATCTTTGTGAATACCGTCTAACTTAACGTCCATGATATCTTTACGTACGTAGGTCGCATCATTATTTTTCTGCATAGAAGCAGTAACTTTTGTGATTACTTGTGTGTGTGCTTCTATAGCATTCACTACATCTTGATTTGACACATCCTTTTGATTCATAATTAAAGTTTATATTTCTTGTATTTTAAGAGAAACATACGCATTGTTGCCTCCACTCACTGATTTAGCACTTGCACTGATTCTAGTCCCTTGGTTGAAAACAAAATCTGTTCCCGTATTATTACCATTTGGGCTAACGTATAAAATGTCTGTTATAGCCCTATTATCGACAGAAGCACCGACAGAATCTACAACAGTTTCAAAATTATAATATTTTTTTCCCATATATTTTAATTATGAATAGTAAACCAATTTGTACCGTCACAGTATATTCCGATATCATCATCATCCCCATTAATTACATATGTATCTTCACCATCAATTTTCTGTGCTCCTTCTGTGTCAATTGTAATATTATGTGTAGTTGCATTTCCACCAGCATCTTTAACTACTATTGTTCTACCATCAATAGTTTGTGCTGTCATGAGTGTTAGACTCGTTACAGCTCCTGTGACTGTGTAAGTTACATTTAGAATATCATCAGTAGCAAGCAAATCATAAGTACTAGCATTCACAGTAGTTACATTTCTAATTTTACCACCAACTGTTTCTAGCGTTCCATCATCATAAAGCCTCATCTTTTCATCTCCGCTGTTATTTATGAAAGCTAAATCTGCAGAAGTGTCTTCACCTGCACCTGCAGCATTAGCAGCTGCTCCTAAAAAGTAAGCTACGTCTTCCTCTTCTCCTTCATCAACTGACCAAGCTAACCCAGTCAAAGCAAGTGTAATACCATCTATTTCTTGAGTTCCAACTGTTGCTTCACCTATGGCCCCTAGAAGGAAAGATACATTACCATCTATTTCTTCGTAAGCCCACAGAGGAATTTCGTTTCCAGCGTCGTCAATATAATCCATGGCAATCGAGCCAAACATGTTAGAAGTATTGTCTCCATCAGCTGTATCACAGAAAAGATAAAAAGAAGAATTAACAGCAGTAGATGTATCACTATTCCAAGAAGAAACTTTGTACTCTGTTACGACAGAACCCTTATCTTGGTCCCCTGCTGTGGCTTCTCCTGCTTTATCAAATACAAGCATTGATGAATAACCATCTCCACTATAACCAGAATACGCAAGTACAAATCTACCAGCGCTATCATCACCATCAATTCCTGCAGCAGTTTTAAGTACTACATCCTTACCGCTACCAGTAGCACTAACTGCAGTATTTTCTATTGTCAAATCTCTTGCAGAAGCTACACCTTGAAGTAACATACCACTAACTAAAGTATTGCTAATGTGTAAATAATCTTCGTCTGTTGTAGTTTCGTGAGTACCTATGACCATTACAGCATAAGGAGTCACGCCAGCATTTGCTTGTGTATATATGTATGAAGTTACCGTCTGTTCGTCTGTGTCAGTCTTGTAAGCATTACCTTCCAGAACTAATCTTATTGAATCATACTCTTCTCCATTAGCCTCAGCTTCTCCTAAAGCACCAATTCCCATATTTATACCAGTGCCAGCATCATCTTGAGCAAAGCCTAATAAGTCATACTCAGCATCAGTATCATCTGAATAATAGATACCAAAAGACCCGAATATTTTTGAGGTGTTATCTCCATCTGCGCCCTCTCCAGATAACCAAATACTACTATCAATAGCAGCAGAGGTACTAGTATTCCAACCTGAACTTTTAATTATTATTGGTAATCCAGAATGTTCTTGGTCTGCCCCAGTTGCACTTGCATCTTTGTTTAAAGTAAGTGTTGATGTTTCTCCATCTCCTGAACCTGCTGCATAACTAAACACATAGTTACCACCGTTTAAATCACCAGTACCAACTGCAGAAGCGGTTTGGAATACAATATCCATGCCATTGCCAGAACCATCTACAGAATTATTTTGAATTACTAAATCATTCTCATTTCCAGTATTTAAAATCCCATAATCATAAGCTCCAGAAATTACTAATCCAACTTGTGTACCAGTAGTTCCAGCACTGCTATCAAAATAAGCCAAAAAACTTGCTAATACAGAACTAGTATTGTCAGAAACATGTGATGTTATTTGTGCAGCTTGAGAATATACTACGTCTGTTGCACCTAATCCTTCTGATATAGCACTACTTCCTAAAGTCCAAGCTGCATATATGCCCATACCTGAAGCAAAATAACCAGTTGTCCCCAAAATTGCAACTGATGCCGTAGTAATAGGTGTACTAGCACTACCACCTTGCATTGTTACAAGACCAAAATCTATTGCTGTTAAATTTTGTATTTGTAGGGCACCATTATCAACAGTTATCTTTCCTCCAACCCTATAAGCCATATCCAGGGAAGGTACTCGTGTCAATGTTGGGCCGCCTAAATTTCCACCCATAAAATTAAAGTTAATTATTTAGCAAACACTCTGTAAGAACTATCTGTTCCACTGTGAGCTATTCTTAATTTGTCAATGTTCAATTGACCTAGACTAAAAGAATCTCCACTTTTCATTGTGAACTGAGTGCCGAATGTTGTTCCGTCTTCAGATATTTCGACTAGAATATTTCCAGAGCCGTCACATGTAAGATAACCTAAAACTGCATTTCTACTTAGAGATGCGTTTATATCTAGGGTTACAGGACTGTCACCAGCGATAAAACTAGTGTCTCCAGTTGCGTAGTATCCAGTGCCTGGAAGCGCTTCTACTACTCGTTGTGTTCCAGCACTAACAGCTCCTGCGTTTAATGCAGGTGCAACGCCAGCTAATGTAGCTACGTTTACGTTAGGTGTGACAACTGTTCCTCCACCTGTAACTTGAGAGGCTATCTTATAAGCAGTTGAAGTAAGAGTGACACTTGCATCAGCCTTCTTACCGTAGATGATACCTGTTCTGTGGTCAACACAATACTGCCCATTAGTGAAGTTTTGGGTAATTGCGTTTAATTTTTCTCTACCGGAAGATTGGTCGTATACTTCTGCAACTAGATAAGGAAAGGCAACTTGCTCAGTAAAAGCAGTTGATGTGAATGACAAAGAAGAATTTCTTAACACACCAACAGCTCCACCTATTTGGTCTAATATACACGCACCCTCAGTCTTACCTTCTACAGCAACACCAGCTAATTGGCCAGCGTCTATGGTCAGGACATTAGTGCCTTCGTAATAATATAATTGTACTGTTTCAGCAGAGACACTTGTTGTAACTTGGCTCTCTGCAAGAACTTCAACAGGAAGAGCACGCTGTTCGCTTACTTTATCTTGTTGTGACCTATTCATTAATCCTTTGGGAGATTTGTCACCCATATATTTTCAGTTAAAATGAATTAGGCTCTATTTTCGCAAATAATCTGTCGATTACCCCATTAGCGAAAGCAGAGCATAATATTAGCCAGAGGCCCGCGGCCATTAAGTCGCAGGCCTATGAATCTAGCTAAGTAAACTTGTTGAACTAGATGTCGAACTAGATGTACTAGAACTTGTTGAAGAACTGGTACTTGATGTACTAGAACTTGTCGAACTCGATGTACTTGAACTAGTAGAACTTGTAGAACTCGATGTTGAGCTAGAAGTGGAACTAGAGGTACTTGAGCTAGTCGAACTAGATGTACTAGAACTTGTAGAAGAACTGGTACTTGATGTACTAGAACTTGTTGAACTAGATGTACTAGAACTTGTTGAACTAGATGTACTAGAACTTGTAGAAGAACTGGTACTAGATGTACTAGAACTTGTCGAACTAGATGTACTAGAACTTGTTGAACTTGTTGAACTAGAGGTACTAGAACTTGTAGAAGAACTGGTACTTGATGTACTAGAACTTGTCGAACTCGATGTACTTGAACTAGTAGAACTTGTAGAAGAACTGGTACTAGATGTACTAGAAGTAGAAGAAATGTACAAGTTGCTAGTTGCACTTGTAGCCTTTCTAACTTCACTAAGATTCAAATAATTAAGAAACATTCCGTCATCTGCTCCATTGGAAAAGTACATTGGAACCATAGTTTGTACTGGGAATCTATCGTAATGATTTGCAACCTGTCTTCCATTTATCCAAAATTCAACGCCATCTATTCTCCATTTAATTTCAAAAACAGTTGGTGTATTTGTCCAATCGCTATCCCAAGGGATAGTTGTGGATTCTGCTACAGCACTGTCAGGGCCGTAGGTTCGAGCGTAAAAACTAGTACCACTAATGTAAAAATACGCTGCATTTCGATTGCCTAAAGTTTTTGAATATAGTCCGAAAACTCGGGAATCTCCGCTAGAAGGGGCAGTAGGAATGGTAAAAGCCATTGGGTATCTACCAAACATATAGGACCCCAGCGTAGTAAATTTACCTGAGTTGATTCTAATTTTCCCGCCAATACACTTTACGTCGCCAGATATGGTAACAAACCAATCTTCGTCGTAGCCGTACCGCAGTGGGTCATAGAAAAAGTGATAGTTATCACTTACTATTCTTACGTCCATAATTTAATGTTTATTTTTTAAACTTTGTCTTGTTCTTCGATTGCCGGTGTCAGGTTGATTTCAGTCTCGGAGGTTTCAGTCTCTTGGACAGTAGAAGCTACTTTCTTCTTTGCAGAAGACTTCTTTTTTGTCGTACCTGACGACTTCTTTTTAGAAGAGGCTTTTTTTGCAGGAACTTCGTCCTCAACTACAGGAGCATTATTAACGACATCACCTGCTTGTTTCTTAAGTTCACTGACAATGGTAGGGATAAGTTCTTTGATACCAGCTTTGATACCAGCATTTATTTTATTTTGAACTTCCGCAGCAATAGCAGCGGGCAATTTTACTGTTGTTGGAGAACCATGTGTTTTTGCAACATGACCGAACTCCAATTCCGTAATTTGATGACGAGGTTCGATTTCCTTGCGCTGTAAAGCAAAAGGGTCAGGACCGTCATCAACACAATGGAAATCCACATTATACTCGTTACATTCCATTACCATTCTACATAATTTTTCATCTTCTACTACTGCAACTCCATCCTCGAATCTGATAGTAACTCCAGGAACACCTGGGGTACCAGTCTCGCGATTAGACCCTACAGCACTCTTCAAAACAAGAAGATAATTAGATGCTTTAGATACAAACTTCATATTTTTTTTTCTTACATTTTTTAATAAAAGAGGGGAGGGATTTCCTCCCCTTATATTTTATTTGTTTATTCTAATTTACCGATTACTCTCAAGTAGTTATCAGCTGAATCAGCTAAAGATGTGTCATCAACTACTACGACAACTATATCGTTACCGTTAGCTGATGTTAACATTCCTTCACCACTTGCAAAGTTTTCTGTAGTTTCTGTAGCAGAAACAGATAGCAATCCCATCTTTTGTGTTTCCACTGTACCAGCAACTTCCCATACTTGAACGCCACCTGCTGTTACATTTCCAAGAGTTGCGTAATAAACGAATTCTTGTAAATGAACACGATGTCCTGCTGTTGGTTTTGTTGCACCTACGTTTCTATCAGTTGTCAAACGATAAGCAAAATAAAATGCTGTGCTTGTATCAACTAACACATCGTAGTATGTATTTCCATCAGTAACACTTGCTGTAATAACACCAGTTACAAATTGGTCTGCTGTTGCAAATGAACGTAATGAATCTAAAACTTTTGCTTCAACATGTCCATCTGCATTAATTGCGTCAACTAATGTTCCAACAGTTGCATATGAACTAAACAAATATGTATCTGTGCCACCTGTGGCTGTTATAATTTCTATATCTGTCGCTGTTGTTGTAGTAACAGATGTTACAGCACCTGCTGTAGATTTTACTGCCAAACGGATAGCAACTGGTTCGTCAGAACCAACTTGGCCAACTGCACCTGAAGCTGCTATAGCTCTTGATTGTAGTGAGTCTAATGAACTCATAGGATTAAATTTTATCGATTAAACGGTCAGTTACCCGTGACCTAATCGGGCTATGGGTCGAGGCCCACAGATGGGGGTGATTTTACATCGCACCCCCATGTATGATGGCCCTTACTTCACAGTAAAAGCAAGTAATTTTAAACTAATCTAGAAGGGTTTATGCTTCTACACCCTTGATAAGAGCACACAAAGGAGCTTGTTTTCTTTCAAGTCCAGTCTCTGTAACATATTGGTCCACAATACCATCAACATCGTTGCCTTGGACGTTAGTCTTAAGCATAGTGTCACGATTGTTCATGTATTTGTATTTGAAACAATTTAGGTCTACCAAGAATCCGTAACCAGCGTATGCACCCACGAATAGAGGGTTGTGGATAATTTTAATACTTCCAAATGCTGTCATGTACTCACTAACTTTTACGCCGTAAGTAGATTGGCCAACTTTTGTCTGTATTTGCCCACGAGCAATTTCGTTAACTGATTGGATAAGTTTACTACCAGCAAACAATACTTTTGTACTGTCACCGTAGATGAAGCCTTCTCTCAAGAAAGTGTTGAAATCAGGAGCAGTCAACATACCATTTTGGTTTTGAACATAAGAGTTCCCAGCCAAAAGATATTCTAAGATACCACCTGTAACACGACGAGGATGACCTTGAGTACCGTTAGTATCATGTTTCTTTTCACCAAACCAGAAAGCACGTTCGATGTCTAAAGCATGTTCTGTACCTTTTTTGATACGTTGATACTTCATGTCTGGTCCGCCATACAATTTGGCTTCGTTCTCAGTACCAGAGACAGCAATTGATGTCTTAAAGATTTGAGTATAGTTTGTTTCTTTTGATGAACGTGTGGTGTTAACATTTCTTGCACCAGAGTTTTCTTCACTAGCGTTACCGACAATGAATAGTTCATCACCATCTGCACCAGCTGCGGCAGCTGTTGAACCGAATGAACGGCCAATTGCGGCTACAGTAATAGTAGTAGCAGAAGCGATAGTTGCGACAAGCAAACGCTCGCCTGTTCTAGAGTTCATAAAGATATCACCTGGGGTGAAAATGTATGCTGAACTAGAACCAGCACCAGTCACTGTAATTGTTACAGCGCCTGTAGCTGCGTAGGTAGTGCTAACTTTACAGTAGCGTCCACCATATTGGTCTTCAAACCAACCGAATTCTGGATTTCCTGTTGCGCCTTTAAGCATGCCTGAACCTTTCCAAGATGAACCATCCCAAACTTTACCAACATTTGTAAGTAAAGTCACTAATGGATGCTTGTTAGGTTCCAACAGCATGATTTTGTCAGCTACGTCGACAATCAAACGACCTTCGGCATCCGAAGTCGCAGTTGTACGTGCAGCATTGCTGGAGTCAACAGTTACCGTACCTCTATCATGTGTAGGTTCGGTATAATAAGGATAATCAGCCATATTATAAAATAATTTAGATATTAATTAATCTCTCAAAAAAAATTAATTAGGTTAGAATCTGTCGTTGGCATTCATAGAACCAGGAATCAATTCATCAACGAGGTTTGTATCCTTGATAATTTGTTTCCCCTGTGACATACCACCCTGAGCATTAGCTGCGAGGTTCTTTTTTTCCTCAGCAGCAGTCTTAATAGCATTGCTCGCAGCTTCTGATGATAACTTCATCCCTTTAACAGCAAAATATGCTGTTTCAATGTCATCGACATTAGGATGGTCATTCAAGTATTCAACAACACCTTCAGCATATTCGTCGAAATCTCCGACGTTTTCTATGAAAACTTTTGTTTCGTTTTCCACTTTACGCTTTTCTTCGATGTCACTAATACCTTTTGAAAAGTTATCAGTTGCAGCTTTGATTTTTTCATCAACACTAGCAAGTTGGTCAGCGACTAGTTTCTCTATATCCCCTGGAGCTGCTTTTGCATAAGCTTTATCCCCAAGGTCCTTCTTAACTTTGTCATGAGCGTTTGTAACGTCATTAGCATCTCCTAGAGATACTTTTCCCTCCAATATTGCAGTTGCCATTTCAGCAGTGAACTTTTCATCTAGAATAGCATCAGCCACTTCAGGAGAATCATGCAATTTATCAAGTACAGGGGAAATTTCTTTGAAGAATTGGCGATAACTGCCAACCTCTTCGCTGTTCTCTCCCATCTTCTTGAGTAATTCATCGTAGTCTTTTTTTGACACGTAATCACTAATGTCGATGTCAGATGCTTTAGCTTGAACCTGTGGCTCCCCCCCAGAACTGACGTTGTTTGGATTTACCTGTGGGGCATTTCCATCCACGTTTCCTGAAGGACCAGCATTATCGGCTGCTGCGGCTGCATCTACGTTAGGGGTATTTGTGTTATCTGTATTGTCAGACATATTTCTTCATATTAATGTTTATTTAAACAACAAACAAATTTGTTTACTCTTTCCCTACTTCTCTATTATTCACCCTCATTTGCTTTCACACGCCTAGCGGCTAATTCCTCTGCAATTTTGGCCAAATCGACACCTTTGTCGGCCTCAGGAGAAGACTTTTTACGCTGCTTAGCGATAGAAGCAACAACATTTTGGGCTTTGGCGATATTTTCTCGCCGGGTTTTGTCTATCTTCATATTCATTTATTAAATTAGGTTATTTTTTGACTCCTCTATAATACTCAGCGTTCTTTTCTCTTGAATATTCTCTAGCACCTTTGTAATCGCCTGATTTGATTTTCTTTCTGATGGACTTACTTAAATTTTGATATTTCCCTAAATCCATTGCTTTTTCTCCAACGTATCTCTTAGGCAATAATCTTTTTTCTAATTTTCTTGCGCCTTTGAAAGCCTTGTACTTACTTTTTGCAGCTCCCTTGATTGCTCTGGCACCTTCCGAGGCTTCAGAGAATTTCTTGGCGACTCCCTTGACTATAGAATTCTTACTTTTTTTATTTTTTGTATAATAAGGCATCTTATCTACAAGCTTACCATATGACTTTGAGAGCTTTGCGGCACCTTTACCTGCAGATTTTCCGCTTGCCTTAGCAAAATTAAGAGGATTTAATGTAGTATCAAGTGCAACTGCTAGAGGTCTCTTAGATTTTTTACCTTTAGAAAACTTGCTAGCGATACTCTTAACCCAAGAATTTTTCTTTTTAGGTTGTGTTGATTGTTTGGCCATATTAGTATTATTTAAATTTTAGATTTTGTGAAATTACATCCTAATACTTAGAGGGCTTTAAAGTTTTCTTCTGTTTTTCAAGAAATTCTCGTAATGCTTTAGCTCTTGTGTGAACTACAGGTTTTCTCAATTGTTTTATCCCTTTAACATTCGTATAATATTCTGATTCTGACGAAGGTTTACGACTTTTTATAGAACCAAGCAATGTTTGTCTTTTTATTTTGTTATCAAGTGCCATACTTATTTAGATTTAGAACTACCTTTGTCTAAGGATTCAACGCAATTTTTTAAATTTTCATTTCTCTTTGTTCGTCTCTTTTTGCGCTTCTCTCTACGTTTTCTCCTCATAGAACTAAAAGATGCTTTGAGTCTACCCTCAGACTCTGATGTGGCAGTTGTACGTGGTGAGTTATCAATTTCCATACTTATTTCTTAAATTTATTAATATTCAGCACCATAGTGTATCTTATTTACAATTATAGCATAAGTCCCTCTTAACTCTGCAAAATTCTACATGTTGTATCCGTTGAATTCTACTGGCTCATCTTTTTTAGAACCTTTGGAATTCTTGTTAGTAGAATTTGCGGCTGCTTTTCTAGACTCGTTGATAGCCCCAACATAATTTATTAAATCGTATATCCCTAGCCTCTTCCCCTGACTACGAGCCACTATGGTTGGCTCTTTGAAGGGGTCGACTGCAAGAACGGCAGCGATATTGTCGGAATCTATACTATGTGTATATTGTAAGATTGCATCCCAGTATCTTGTACTTGAAAGTTCAACTAGAAGGCTGTTCAACTCATCTTGTTCTATTGGTTTCTTCATATTCATTTATTATTAAGATTGCAAATTATTTGCTTGGTTAGCGATATTTCCTTCTATTGGGTAGTCTTTGGTAGGAACATTTGTATTTACTTTTCCACCTCTATTAAGACCACGAGGATTTGTTGTCTCCCCTAAAGTAGGTGCGGTAGGAGGAACTTCACCCGAAGTAGGCAAAAGGTTTATTGGCGCTCCTGCTTCTTGAAATCCTGCAGCTCCACCAGGACCTAACTTAGCCAAGGCACTGTCAATAATATTCTGAGGAATCTCTCCACCCTGTATATTAGGCATCCCTGGAGCTCCTCCAGGAGGTGACCCTTCTGGTGGCATTCCAGCCTCTTGGCCCTCCGCCCCTGGCATACCAGGCATACCTGGCATTTGAGGTTCCTCCTTCTTAGTAACAGAATCAAGACTCCAATCCCAACTATGAAGTACCTTAGAAGTAAGCTTCTCAGGGTCGACAAATGGTAAATTGATAAGTAACTGGAATAAATCCATACTCTGTTTTTTATCAATATCATTCTTACCAGCTATAGAAGGTAGTACAGCAGCCTTATAATCGAATTCGCCCATAAGGTCATCCTTCTCTATAATAGGGTATAATTCTTTTCCATCTTCACCAATAATTCGAATAGTCATCTCTTCAGTAAAAAATTGTCTGTACATAGAAAGCCAGAACCTCATCAAAAGAGAGTAAGCATCGCCCATGTGATTTACAAACAATCTTACACGTTCTAAAGTAGATTCTCTCAAATGTCTAATTTCAGTAGCACTGCCTGCGCCTCCTCCAACAGCCATCGAAAAATCGTCCACACCTGAGGCGTATCTCATGTCATTTTTCAACATCTCTTCTTCTTTGTAAGCACTAGCTTTGACATCAGAAAATACAACTTCCCTAACACCATCTGGAGAGGCAGAGTAGATAATACCGAAAGGTCTAGCCACTAATTCTTCTTTATTAACATTAGCCATTGGGTTTACTATCCACATTTTATGGATGTTCAATGTTACAGCATCTAGTCTCTGATTCTTCATTGAGTTAAGCATGATTTGTGGACTCTCCAAAATAAGAGGTAAACCAATACCTTCATATTCGAAAGGTAATTTCAAAAATGGAATGTCGATAAAAGGAGTATCTTTGAAATCATAAGGATTAGGCATTTGCCCTTTCTTTAGGACAGGCACTTCATTTACAATAACAGCGTAAGAATCTTTGAAAGGTCTCCACCACTCGAAGACCTCATTCATCTTTAGTTTACTATCACCTTGATTAGCATAGATATCACTTCCAACGCCACTAGCGCCTGCAATAGTTTTGTCTCCTCTGTTTATTGATTCATGAGAATACTTTACTTCTCTTCTTATATGAGAGTAATCTTCAGTACTTTGAGGTGACGCGCTAAAAGCCAACTTCAACCTCTTTTTATCCGCATAAGGATAACGTCTCTCAATATCGCCATCAGTCAAAAGCAAACGTTTAAACCAAAACTGTTTACTCTCTCTTGGAATATTGTGCCAATCATACCACAGGCCGTAGTTATCTACAGCTTCACAAAATGGAGCATCATAAAATGTTCTCTTCTCTTTTTTCCAAGTATGTTTCTTTTTAATCAAATCTTTATCGTCTAGAAATTGATACTCTCTAACATCTTTTTTCCAACTAACTTGCATGTAACCTGTACCATAAACCAAAGCAGACCGTGAAACAGTCTCAGTGGTAGCATCCATCCCGGCCACTTCCCAAGTATAGTCGCAAAGTTGTTGTAACTTTTCTGACTTAAGTTGGTCATTTTCTGTACGTCCTTGAACGTTAAATTCTGGCCTAGCATCTAAGATACGAGGCATTAAAGTTTCGACAGCAGCGTGAATATAAGGAACGAAAATATTCGCCATCCAAGTTTTTCCTAGACGCCTTAGCTCTGCAGCTCTATCTCCACTATAAGATATATATAGTTTGTAGGCTCTATCGAGACGTGGTTTGATGCAACTTTCGAAATACCTTTTTGCGTCATCGCGCTGTATTTGAAAATCTGCCATCATCGCCACTTCTTTTTTTCCTCCGAGCCTTTGTGCGTCGTATGTTTCATTAGAAGTTGTTGTCATATCGTCTTATTAGTAAGCAAAGTTAATAGGTAAATATTTTTCTGAATTAAGCTGTGTTAGAGAACCACTGTACATAGATTTGAATCCTTGAAAAGCAATTCCAGCAGAGAAAATACAATCATCATGGAATTTATCTGGTACAACCATATTTGCATTCTCGTCGTATACCATGATGGTCATCTCATCCAATATCTTTTTACTGTGGATTATCAAATCGTCATCTCTTACCGCTTGTCGCAATTCGTCAATCAATAGTTCTCTTGTTAATTTTGTAGTCTTCCATCCGAATTTATCACCTGTTGATGTTGCAATTGTTTCGAACTTCGATGGTCTATAATATAAAGATGGATAAATCATTTGTCTCAAAGCTGTCAGTGTAGTCAGTCCGTGGTTATTTATCTCCACTACCATCAATGCATTATTATAAATTCGGCCCCACTCGTTCAACTTTGTTCCTAGAACATCAGGTGGTAAAAAACCTCTGTACATTGCTACCTCTTCTCCAGTTTTTCTATCCCAAAAAGTTGCAACACTATAATCTCCTCCTGCTACACCTTCTGACACATCAACTCCACAAACATACAATCCATCTGGTTCTGGTGGTTTGTAATAAACAAACCCATCAACTTCGTTAACGACATAAATCTTGCCGCTAGAAAGTTTAACATCGTCCCCTACTTTCAAAATATTGTCTCTTTGTCTCTTCACAGCTAGTTGGTCAAAAACACTTCTACCAGAAGAGAGGAACTCACAACCATACTCTTGCGCAAACTTACGTGGGTCATTCAAACGTCGTCTAATAATATCAATCTCTTCTTCACTGTAACCCCACCACCAACCGTATTCTTTCTTAGCATAACCGTTATCTTCCGTCATCCACATCTCATGGTACAAGTTACCCTGCCCATTAGGAGTACTCTCAATAACAATCTTTCCATCAATAGGTACAGCAGCTTCTAAAGCAGTCATCTTGTCATCTGGGTCATCCCAGAAAGCCAACTCTGTAACGTGACAATTATTAATTGTATAACCACGACCTACATTCACAGTAGAAGGCAGCACCAATATCTTTGAGTCAATGGCTGGGAAACTAATCTCAGACTTAGAGTTATATTGGATTGTAGGTCTCAATTCAGGGGGTGTTGATTTGTAAAAGGTCTTCACTTTTTCTAGCAACTCAGCAGTCAACGCAGCATTATAACCAATCAAAGCAGTGTTAGAACTTGGATTCATTATCGTATTATGGTAAAAGAATCCTACAGTTGCTGTAGAAAACCCAATTTGACGGGCCTTCAAGATTATAATACGAGCGCATCGCCTCATAGTATTGAGGACGTCCTTCTGAGCCTCTCTGAGTTTAAATGGTATCAGAGACCCAGTACTCTTACCCTTAATTTTTGTAAAGTTCTCTAGATAAAATTTTGTATCTTGTAATTTATCTAAAGCTATTTTGCTATATCCTATATTATTCTTCATATAATTGTTTAGCTATACTTTTCTCCTCCTTCTGACGATTCTTTACTGATTCTGGAACTATAGGGGCGTCTACTTTGTATTCTTCAACTTCTTCATCTGTACCAAGTTGCTCTGAGGTATTGTCAGCTAATTGCAATATAGTTTCTTCCCAACTCTTACCAGCTTCTTCATCTTTTTCATACTTATCTAATCCTAGTGACCTCATCAATGTTTGCAAAGACTGAAGCTTAACAGAATCAGAGGAAGAATTAAGTGCTAAGTTTTTTATTCCGACAACTATGCTGTCCATAGATAGCCCTGCATCTGACAAAGCACGATGATAGTCTTTCCTAATAGCCAACTTGTCTAAAGTCACAAGCACTTGTGCCGCGCTTTTTGCACCAGAGATTGTAACTAAATCATCGACATTGGTCACACCTTCAGACAATGCCTTTAAAAGCAATGTCTGTAAATGAGTATCCCTTCGAGTAGTTACTCTGAAACTATTTGTAAAAATTACTGGTTTTAAAGATTCTTCGTTCATATTATTTTACTTTCTTCACGTAAGGAAGTGTATAGTGAGATATGACGAAATCATATTTATCAGTATCCAATTCCTCGTTTAAACATTTGTAGTAGTTGATTACGTAGTCCATGAACTCAGCATAGAGCATTCCTTTCGCCTCTCCAATCTTTAACAACTCCATACGCTCATCCATCTTTCCAACAAGGAACAAACACTCTAAGTTCATATACTCGAATGGATACGCATACTTCACATCGAATGGACTATGGTATTTGAAGTCTGGGAAAAATTCGTAGATGTAACTTACAATTCCTCGCATCCATCCACGCGAGTAGAATATTCCACCAGAATCAAAGCCAATTTTACTCTTAAAAATATGTCCAACTGCTATGTCGTAATCGTGTCTCTTGGCACCGAGTGTAGATTCTAGTATCAAACCATTATAGATAAGTCTAGTTCTCATCCACTCGTATTTTAAAAGACCGTCGAAATACGCTAGCTCTGCTTCCCACATAAACTTCTTAGTAGTCTCTACGTATTCTAGAAGTGACTGTGGACCATCTTCCTTGAAGTCCACCAAGTCTGGGTTTACAGTTTTCTCTTTTTTCTTTCCTGTATAAATTGGGCGGTATGTACGTTTATAATCTTTTATCTTCATATTTCTTTATTTTTTATCGCATAATTTTGTCTTGCAAATTTGTAGTAGCGCCACCCATCAAATCTTGAGGTGCTCCTCCAGGTTGAACAGGAGCTCCTTCTTGTGGCATTCCAGCAGGAGGAACACCTGGTACTACACCTTCAGGAGGCACACCAGAAGGCATAACTGCTCCCCCAGGTTGCATACCTTCAGGTGGCATGATTCCAGGAGGCATTGTAGCTTCCTCTGCACCTGCAGGAGGAGAAGCAGGTTGCTCTGGACCTTCTTTCATTGGGTCAAGAGCGTTTATAGCACTCTCAAATAATATCACCAAATCAGGGTCAGTTTGTTCCAACTTTTCTAAAAATTTACCTACTTCTTCGACGTTACCTGGGTCTACACCCAAAGCTCTCATTTCAGAATAAATCTTCTCTAAAAGACCAATTTTAAAATCTCTAAGTTCACCTTTTTTTGTTATAATTTCTTTGTCTACGTCATCATTCATTTGTTTTACGTTGTCAAACTTAAAATCAATGTCTTTCTTACGTGCATCTTCTACAGAAATGCCACGAGACGGCATACCATTTTTTAACATATCCATTATTCCCATATATTTTATTTATTACGTAAATTAATTTTGTAAGTAGGCCAACCAGCCAATGAGGATAGCGCTTTATTTTTTAGTTCTGATGCAGAATCACTTGATTCAGCTCCTATTGCTGTCTTTCCTCTAAATGCAAAACCAGTCTTTCTTGCCCTATAACTAGGTACATATGGTAAAACACTTTCTGGTAAAGCTCCTAATGGAGCACTGAATAACGGTGGGACAACAGTCTCGACTCCAGCTTGTGCTGTCCTACCAAATTTTTCAAGAACCCCCGCATCATCTGCCCATAATTTTTGACCAAAGGCACCTTGTGACTCTCCAGTAAGTAAAGGAAGAATTGCATAATCAAGCATTATCTGACCTTCTGGTTGTTTTAAAAATGGTAAAGCATCTAATAACGCAGATGCCTTTCCACTAAATCTATTATCATAAGTTCTCTCTGATGGTTGGAACATATTCAAAGTATAATAAGGAAGCTTCTCTGCCATATTCAAATAAACAGGATTTTCTTTATAGAAAGGTAATTTAAGCATTCCCTCTCTATCGAGCCAGTTATAGTACTTACTATCTAATGCTTCCTTCTCTAATGGAGACTTTTCTCCAGAAATTTCTTTCATTAAAAATCTAACCTTATTAAAATACGCTGGATTATTCACTGCTGTTTTTGCCGTTATAGCCCCCATACCATAAGCAAAAGAGATAAATGGAGCACCTAAGAGAGGGGTTACACGCATCATCTTTACAAACCCAGGCATAGCTTGATAATTCATATATATCATAGAAGCTAATTCTGTTGCTTTTGCTGGGCGGAGTTTCCAAACATTCCTACTAGCTTCCTTTATTACATCAGTTTCAGGGACACCGAATGTTCTAGAAAGAATTCTTAACTCTTTTTCTGATATTCCATTCTTTGTTAAATGCAAAGCAAGTCCCAATCTATAAACTTGGTCAACTTTACTATAAGCATCCATTGGCTTAGTTAGATACCAGTGCATCCACTTATACATAGGACTCCCTGTTTTTTCTGCTAACGATTCCACTTTCTTAACAAAATCCGTAAAAGGCCCTGTCAACACCTCTTGAGATAAAAAAGTTGTCGCGACATCGTCACTCATTGCTGCTGTCACAGGAGATACAGCTTCTCTTATCGCTCTATTTTCTACACCTGACCGAACACCTCCAGTTTTAGAAACTGACTTTCTTAAAGCTCCGTAGTTTGCTGGCATATCTCCTATGTTTACCATCTCTTTAAACATATCCAAAATCTCATCCCCCTCTTTGTAATATTTACTCATTTTATTTTTATCTCCTTTTCCTATCTTTCCCACTATGTCTGTTATAGCATTTTGTAAATACCTTTCTCTCTTTAGAATAAATTCAGGCTCTAGTGCAAAAACACCTTTAAATGTAGTTGGGAATTGTTTTATAAATTCACTCCAACCTATATCACCCACCAACTCATCTAAAGCTTTCATATCTTTTCCTCTTACAATCTTAGTAGCCTTTCTCATCGCATTAAGATAGTTCATGTTAGCCACATCAATACCTGCCATACCCGTCATCACAAGATTGCCTACCAAAGCATTTGATGCAGCGACAGTAAAATTACCTCCAATTTTTGAAGTCTTAAACAAACCTATGTAATTAGCGTATGCCTTAAGAACTTTCCGTCCTTTAGGTGACTCTATTATGGCACTCATTGCCTCATCAAATCTTTTCACACCTGTTTTAGAATATATTTCAGACAATTTTGCCTTGTCGAATTTAATTGCATCTTCAGCTGATAAAGTTTCTACAGCACCGTCTAAATCATTTTTTAAACTCTTTTTAAAAATCTTATCGGACCCTGATTCTTTTCTCAATCTTACTATGTTTTCAGCACTACTAGCAGAACGAACCTTTTCTGGATTTGCAGAAATATAAAGTCCTTCTCCAATTTCTTTTCCAACAACCTTATCTGAAACACTAGCCTTTGTTTTGATGTTATCTGCTTTAAGTAAATCACCAAATAAATTATCAGAAGACCCAGAAAGAGTACCCTTTCCTACTGAATTACTAATTTCTACTAAATCGTCTACTTCATCAAGAGCTTTTATGTCTTTTCCCATGCTATTCACAAACCATTCTTTTGCATCTCCCTTTGCAAAATCTAAAAATTCTTTACCTTTTTCTGTTTTTGAAAGTTCTCTTGAAACTTTATCAATAAAATGTTCTCTACCAGAATAATGACCCAACATATCCATCCATGTCTTATTTGTTAATATTTCAAATTCTGTTCTACCAACATCAGCCGCCATAGAAACTTTTTTATATAACTCTGGTAACTTTCCAGCGTTTGTCATGCTAAAAGCACGTTTAGTCAAACCAGGTACAAGTCTACCTGCAGTTTCAGCTTTTTGAAGTAATCCTGATTTAGCTGCTATTTTAGCCCCCTTCACCATACCAGTACCTGTTGTAATCCCAGCCTTAGCGCCTACAGCAACCCTAGGAATAAGTGCAGTCGTACCTGCAAAAGCCCAATTAATTGGGTCTAAGGCAATATCCAAAGCAAAACCAAGAGGAGCCGAGACTAAATTAGACAAACCGTAACTTCTGAGAATATCTCCATAAGTACCTTCCTCGTCCACATTTGCAGCAATGTTAGATAACAAACCAGACTTAGTTCCTTTACCAAGCAGATGTTCAGCAACTCCCGCACCAGCTGACATAGGAGCACCTAGAGTTTTGAGTGTTCCACGAAGAAGACCTTGCTTTTTGTCTTCTTTTTTTTCACTACTACTATACCACTTCTGCTTCAATGCATCCGATTCACTTCTTCCAGACTGTTCTTCGGCTGCGATTAACTTCTTTTGAAGAGAAATATCTTTTTGTGTAGGTTTTACGCCAGGAGTATAGGCAGTAGAGGACTTTTTTAGCAATCCTTTGTACTTTTTTATCTCGTTTTCAAAGTTTGATGCCATATTTTGATGTAAAAATGCAAAAACTTGGTAATTTTTGCTTTAATTTGTTATTTTCTAATATAATTATATCATAAGTACCAAACAAGTAATCAAAAAACAGCACAATCGTGCTGTTTCTTCGTTCTACGCAAGCCCACTTAAACGTGAACGCTATTTTAACCAAGTCTTAAAAGCTGATGCCAGAATCTACTCCACCGACTACAAGGAATTTCCTTTACAGTCAAAAAGCAATCTGCTGTCATCTTAAAAATGTCTTCTTCCGAACTACCGTAGGTATTATAGTTGCCGCCCTCATTGTCTATCAATGAAGCTGCATAATAGTCACTACCATCATCTTCGTCTCTCCTTTTGTCGATTGTAAATTCGTAGCGTCCTTCTATCATATGTTTATTCTTCAATTTCTAAACGCACCCTTACGCCCAATGCAGCGCAGTACTTTTCTAAAGTAGAAATGGTGGGGTTAGAAAATAAATAATTCTCTGTCTCGTTGACAGTTTTCAGGTCCACGTGCATCAGACGTGATACCTTCTCCTTACTGATTCCTTTTTTCTTTCTAATCTTTCTCAAATCAGACTGAAATTGACTGAAGTCCGTAGGCCATTCGCTCTTTCCACATTCTGTACAGCAAAGCTCTACATGGAAGCTCTTATTTTTTAATCTAAAATTATGTGGTCCTTTAGTTTTTTTACAAATTGTAGGATTCCAGCGACGCCTCTTTCCTTTCAAGATTCTGTCGCCATACTCATCATGTTTCATAAATCTTTTGGTTAATTCAATTAAGCCATATTACTGGGTTAAGAATTATTGCCCTCCTCTACATTCCCAGGAGGCAACCCTGGCAACGCCTATTATTTGTCTTTGAAAAAATCTTTCATCTTCTTGACTGGCAAGAAAGTTATTCGTTTCGATTCTGGGGCAATGTCCATTGCCTGTTTAGATACATTGAAGTATCTCTTCGGGCGCACGTTCTTCAACTTGAAAGTGCCGAGCTCTGGCAACTGGATTTGTCCGTTCTTCTTGAGCTCATGGATTATGTGTTTAACTAAACCATAATAAAACCTCATGGATGAGTCAGTGTCTGCTACGCCGCAGGCGGCAGACAATTCACGGAATAAATCTTTTCTAGGTGCTATTCCCATATCTTTATTTTACCCCCTTCACAATATCTTCAGAGATATTGTTAAAGGTTTCTTCACCAATCACACCTTTGAGCAAATCAATATCTTTGTGTGTGATAATAAGTAGTCGGCTATTACTAGCTTGCATGTGACCAAGTACAGTCGGTGCAAAGATATCTTCCGGAACCTTCTGTTTGTACATTTCTAGCAAAGCAGCGAAATCTTTTATCAAGCAATGTCCACCGGCACCTCTACCATTCTTATCTATAGGGTTAGTATGTACTGGATGGATTCTACTATCTCCCAGAACTATCTCTCTTACTTTCTCCCACTCACAATCATACTTGTTGCACAAGTTATACATCATGTTGAAGAAATTATTTTTTGCAAAGAAGAAACAATTCCCTATATATTTTACCAATGTAGATTCTTCGTAAGTACACACAGTCTCATGTTTTGCTTTCGGAAGTATAGCCATTATTGTTCCAGCTAGTAACACCAATCCTTCGTCCTTCGTGTCTGACACCCCGATAATATTTCTTTCTGGTTCATCTGTATCTTTCTTAGCTGTGTCTTCTGACAAGAACTCAGGACAATGCATAAAAGTCTTCTTAGGATACTTTTCCTGTAGACTACGCATTGTTTCGGGTAGGACTGTAGATTTAATCAGCACTGTGCAGCCGCTAGGAGGTATCTCAGCGACTTCCTGCAAGATACTGTCATCGAACCCGTCTTTGGTAGTGGGGGTCGGTACAGCGACGAATATGACGTCACAGGATGCTAAGGCATCTTTGTTCTCAGCAAACTTGTCGTTGTCATAGCGAACTATGTCAGCATAGCCACGCTCCTCGAAGTTATCTGCTAGGTTTCCTCCGATGAAACCCTGACCTATAAAACCTATCTTCATATATTTATAGTTAATATTACATCATACCTTGCATGCCACCGCCCATTGGGGGCATAGGGGGCATAGCTGGTGTTTCACCTGGGATGTCTGCCAAGGCAGCTTCTGTTGTAAGAATCATTCCTGCAATAGATACAGCGTTCTGCAAAGCAGTACGTGTAACCTTAGCTGGGTCGATGATTCCTGCCTCCACTAAATCTACATACTCACCATACTCAGCGTCAAAACCTACGTTGCCCTCTGTCTCAGCAATGCCAGCAAGGACAGTACTTCCTTTGAAGCCAGCGTTCTCCGCTAGTACGAAAGCAGGGACAAGAAGAGCTTCTTTCAATATGGCGATAGCAGGTTCTTCTTGGGCTGGGAGTTCCAGTAAATCCAAAGCCTTGGATGCACGAATCAATGCTGTTCCGCCGCCTGGCACTACGCCTTCTTCAATAGCAGCTTTTGTGGCACCGATTGCATCTTCGATTCTATGCTTGATTTCTTTCATCTCAGTACCAGTAGCAGCACCAACTTTGATGACAGCTACACCACCAGTCAATTTGGCAACACGCTCTTTCAACCTATCCAAGTCGATACCTATCTTAGTTTTTTTAATCAATCCTTTTATTTGTGATACACGTGCACCAAGAGTTTCTTCAGAACCTCCGCCGTCTACAATTGTGGTACTTTCTTTTGTTGCTATAACTCTTTTAGCAAGACCCAAATCTTTGACTTCTACGGTCTCCAATTTCAAACCTTTCTTTTCACTGATGACAGTACCACCAGTCAACGCAGCAACGTCCTCTAGAAAATCCTGACGCATCTCTCCGTACCATGGAGCTTTGATAGCTAAAGTTTTAAAACCACCTTGTAATTTGTTTATGACAAGATTTGATAAAGCTTGTCCTTCGATATCTTCAGCAATAATAATAAGTTGTTTTATTCCAGCTGTAACCATTCTTTCTAACACTGGAACTATCTGTTCTTGATTACTAATTTTTTTATCAGTAATTAAAATGTAAGCATCTTCGAACACAGCATCCATGCGTTCTGTATTTGTAATCATATATGGTGAAACAAATCCTTTGTCGAATTGCATGCCTTCTACAATTTTCAAATCAACACCAAAGCTTTGACCTTCTTCTACAGTGATAGGAGAATCAGGACCAACACTTTCCATGGCCTCTGCAATCTTTTTTCCAATCTCTGTATCATTAGCAGAAATAGAAGCAACATCTGCCCATTCACTTTTTTCTAATTTTTTAGAAATATTATTTTTGATTTCGTAAACCACAGCTTCGCAAGCTTTATGTAAACCACGGTTGAGTGCAACGGCATTGCACCTACCGAATCTTTTACCAACCACTTCCGCACCTAAGTTAACAATTGCTTGAGCTAATATGGTTGCAGTAGTTGTACCGTCGCCAACATCATCGTTTGTTTTGCTGGCTGCTTCGCGTACAAGTAGAGCACCCATGTTTTCCATGCGGTCTTCTAGTTCAACTTCTTTTGCTACAGTCACTCCATCTTTTGTGATGGTAGGTGGCATGAAGTCGTGGTCGAGTACAACGTTACGGCCCTTCGGCCCCAATGTAACTTTGACTGTGTCCGCTAGTTTGTTCACACCAGCCACTAAGGCTGCTCGGGCATCTTTGCCATGTTCGATTTGTTTTGCCATATTCATTATTCTATTATTGCGATAATATCGCTATATTCTAAAATTTTATAAGTCTCCCCATCTAGTTCCATTTCTTCTCCTCCAAACTTTTTGAAGAAAATAGTTCCACCGACTAACACATCAGAGTCAGCCATTTGTTTACCGTCACCTACTGCGACGACAACACCTTTATCAACGCGTGTAACTTTTTGTTCGTCGTCTATTTTAATAATGCCTGAGGAATTTTCTGTTTCTTTTTGAGTGATGCACACCATCGCTCTGTCCCCGACTGGTTTTATTTTTATTTTCATATTCTAGAAAATGTTAAAATGATTATGACTAAATTTATTAAATACTTCTTCTGGAACGTCATAGCCACACTGTTCACATTTTACACACATATTACTCGCAGATATTACCCACTGCCTATGTTTACATTCAGAACACATAATATTTGATTTCTTACCTTTTTGTTGCAAAACGTATTCCTCAAAAGTGTTTACCTTTTTAGGCTTTGCTAGCATTGCTAATTCTTGTTCTAGTCTGGCAATCCTCAATCTACTTTCAGCAGCTTCTTGTTCAATATGATTTGATGTAGTAGTGGATGTGACAAAAGGCCCATCAGGAGGGCACGGCATGTCCGCTTCGTTGATGGATTTGCAAGCCGCATCAAAAAAATTGTCAGTAGACATTTTAGGGGCAACGCCGTCGCTACACCATGATGACGATGAGTCCTTAGGCAGGTTGCTGGCAGATACAAAACCATCAGAACGAGCACCTGACCCAGCCGCCTTATACATCTCGTAAAAAGAACTACCTCCACTGGGGGTAGAGGTTATTGTAACTGTGCTGTCGTCTTTTCCTTTACCTGCTAAATCTATACAGGAATCCATGTTCCTAGTAACAGAACTAGGACGACTTCCTTGAGTAAAGGCCTTCAACCATCTTTCATTCTCAGCCTCTTCGGCTATTCTAGCAATCTCCTCCTCATCCTCCCAATCTCTTTTCACCTGACCAGCTGAATTGTCTTTTATAAATTTGTCTCCTACGTCAACTATTTTATTCATAAACAATATTTAATTAGCAACATGCCAAGGGAAGAAGTCAACTCTCGAAACAACCGTCACTCAGGTAGGGGTCGATTCCATCTGAAGGATTGGGCTGTCGGTTCTCGAGTCAACGGTCTTCCCTAGCTATATTGTTGCCTATATTATACCACATATGTGCTCACTTGTCAAGTGCATAACTCAAAAAATGGTGGGGATTTTTTTTGAATGTAGCAAATTGTAATATGCAGTTTGTAGTGGGGGCGGGGGTTAGGGTGTAGGATGCAGAATGGAAAACTTTATCTGTGGCTTTTAGGGTAGAATTGAAAAATGAAGTAAAAAAGTAGGTGGGTCCCTATACTATAGTATCTGAAGAAAAGTATGAGTCCCAAATGGAATCACTCCCCCCTACCCCCAATAGACAATATAAAAACTATATCGCTGTACTTATTTATTCATCTAACCACATGCCTATGTACCCTTTAGCTTTAGTGTCATACTCTGGCACTGCAAAAGACCTTCGTTCACAGCTAGCAGTCGGCTTACTATCAACAGCCGAACAGAGAGCAGCCGAAGAGGCTGAGTCAACAGAGGACATCGATACAGCATTGCATCATGCACTTGCATGGTTACAAGCTATATAAAAACTATACTCACGAGCTATCATTAGCTCATTTATTATTAACCATATAATCATATGGCAGTCAAAAGAGAAGAGCCTCAAGTACAAACAGAAACACCTCAAATCAAGAGAGATTTCAAGAGAGATTTCATTGGCAAGGCCTGGTTGAACAAAGTACTCAAAGGTGAACACGAAGGTACAGAGTATATCAACCTCACACTGGATAACAACATCCAAGAGGTTACTATCGAGAAGGGCAATAGATTGTTACTATGGCCTAATGAGAAGCGTGAAGGCAAGCAAGATGCTGACTTCCGTGTGTCTCTCGTACAAACAGCCGCTTAGTCACCGGTTCACAGGCAGTAGGCCGCCTTTCGGTCTACTGCCTAATTAATTCTAACATAATCCCATGCTTTTATGTTAAACGCAACACAGTATATTGTCGTAAACCTCGACAATAAAGAAGAGAATAACTACAACACAATGGACGAGGCTAGAAGAGCTCTAGTATACCTACTCACACTAGGCTACGGAGCTTACATAGTTACTCTACCTCTCCACCAGGTGTAGCTTAACAGCTCACTGGTGAGGGTCCAACATGAATTTGAGTTGAGAGTTTCAATATCTTCCTTAATGGTGGTCAAGCGTTTCGCAGTATCGTATAAAGAACTGTACAACTTGTGTGAATTATAAGATAGCAGACAGCCCTTCGGGCTGTCTTTTGTCGTGCTTACTACACAATGTAGAGTGTAGTATGAAGATATGTAGTTGAATATGTGAAATGTGTATGTAAAGAAGTAGGTGTTGAGAGACGCTCATACATATACGCATTTTAGCTAGAAAACCCGCCTCACGGCGATTTCAACCAATTACAGCCAAACTAATCCACAAAGAGAACCTTTATTACAACAACCTCAAGTTTAAATAATTTAATAACCACTATATGAAGAAACACATAACAAAAAAACAATGGGATGAATTAACTGACGAACAAAAATTAAAATGGGTAGAATTTGATGATACTCATCTTGTGGAGAATGGTTGGGATAAATTTATGTTAGTAACACATATAAACCAGTGTACAACAGCAAAACCAAACATAGGTCAAATGATAGAGTTCTTGGGTAAGGATTTAGGAACTGATAACAAAATTTTCCACATATATGATTATGATAAATTCAGAGAATGGAGATTCAAGCTACCATTTAGAGAAGAAATATGTGACGCTCTATGGGAAACAGTTAAAGAGAAACTACAATAATATGCAAATAGTGGAAACTAGATGACTCAAAAGGTAGAGGAGAACTTATTCCTATATGGTCTAAATGGAACAAAGAACTAGATAAATACTGGAACTCTCTACCTGTACCCAAAAGAAAAGACTTGTTCTAATTCAATAGCCATCCTAACGGCTAATCAACACTAACCTATGAAATCATACAAAATAATACTCATAGCAACACTAAAAAGCACACTAACCGATAAACAACTAAGGGACAAAATAGCTCTATGTCTCTACGACACACAAACACAAGAAAGCAAACAAGACGGAGTAGACAGTGAGCTCGAGATTTTAGACTACATAGACACTGAGGTATACCCAATGAGCTGGTTTGACTTCATAGACACAAATACATCAGATGTAGATATTCTATCTACATTACTAGATAATGAATTAAACTTATCTCCCACAGATTAAACCAGCCACTCCTCCAATTCATCAACCAATAACATATGCTCACCTTACTCGCATTCATAATAGCAGGATTAGGTATAGTATTATTCGCAGTAATACTAGCAGTAACCACAACAAAAACTATGGACAAATACCCAGAACTAACAACGACAGCAAGCAGCAAAACAACTATAGAAGACCCAGACCTAGACATTAAGAGGCACTCCCTTAGAGAGGGAGATACTAATAGATATTAATACTCTCCTACGGGATATACCAGCCACTCCTCCAATTAATTCATCAACACAAAACATGATGAGATAGCAGAAATACAAAGTATTATCAAAGACTTAGAATAATAATAAACATAGAATAATAATAAACATATGGCAACATCAGCAGAACAAGAACTACTAGATGCAATCATGCGTCTAAGAAAAATGGCTACAGAGAGAGCAAAAGGAAGTATATTCCGCCGCTTGGCCAATAGAAACAACTACTTCTGGGACTTCATGACTGGTCTACTAATAGAACGATACGAATCAGATGGAGAACGAGAAAAACGCATAGCCAACAGTGAACGTGTCAAACAACTCTACCATAGCAGAAAGAAGAAAGGATTCTGTACTAAATGCGGTGACGCTGTAGCACAGGTACACAGAAATGGTAAGCCACATATATACTGCGAAGACTGTAAAAGTAGAGACCACAAATAAAATAGAAAGAGAAAGAAATAGAGTTAATAATTATATAGTTATTCCCCTATACATTAGGGGAGCCACTCTCCCACTTTATTCATCAACTTAAAACTATATGCACACATTAGCCATACTGCTAACCAAAGCAACCACTAAAGACGAAGCCAAAACAAACATAAACTCATTCATGGAAGAATATGGAGACGGACAAGTTTGGGACTGGTTCGTAATAGGAGGAAGATGGAGCGGACAACTCAACAAAAACAACCAGAAGTTTAAAGACACAGTCAGAGAAAGAAATGTATTCGAAGACAACGACATGATATCAGTCAAAGATGTAGAAGATAACCAAGAAGTACTCCAAGGAATATGGGAAGAACTAGGAGAATTTAGCAAGCACCCATACAACAGAGATAGCTACGACAACAGAGGGAATGACGAAGACATAATGCACGCAACCAAGTGCGAAGAGATAATAAAAAGACACACAAGAGACATAGAGAAATCAATAGAATCCAAATGGCAAGAGATACTCAGCGCCAGGCGCAGAGCCAAAGACAAAGAAATGCACGACTCAAGTGGTTATCTTGCAAGAGAGTATGCAGACCTAGTAGGTGACGACTTCTCATTTGAGAGTACAACCTTCGATGTAGACGCATACACAAACAATCCACCTAAAGATTTAACTAACTACTACGCAGTAGTAGTAGACATGCATAATTAGAATATATGAAAGTAAAACAACTCATAGAACAACTAAAGAAGTCAGACCCAGAAGCAACCATATACATGTCTACAGATGAAGAAGGTAATGGATTCCATGGAGTAGAAGAAGTAGCCACAATGGATGGTTACACAGGAGCTAAAAAGAATGGGAAGACTCACCTACTCATCTGGCCTGACAATGAATATCATGACTTCTAATACCCTATAGGTTAGGCAAGCCACTCTACCACTTTATTCACCAACTTAAACTATATGAACGAAGAAACAAAAATATGCCCAATCTGCAAAAAACCAAACAAAGGAATAGGTGCTCTATCAAGAAAAGACAACAAAACAGAAATATGTTCAGAGTGTGGTACTAGAGAAGCACTACAGAACTATTACGCACACACCAAAGAATTATCAATTAAAAATAAAAAGTAAGACCAGTTTGAGAGCACCCCCAAGCAAGTGAGACCAGTTTGAGAGCACCCCCTGTTCTCATAATTAATCAATCATCTCGAAAGAGAACTATAAAACAAATCTATGGACATCATTCCAAGCACACCAATAGAACATCTCCTCATAGGTATTCTACTCGTAGAGAAGACAATCTTCTGGATTATACTCATCCTATCAGCCATCATCATCCCACATAAACTCAGTAGAAGTAAATAGTCAATGAAAGTAGACAACAAAGACAAAAATATTTAAAAACTACATCTTTGCTTTACATTTTGTTCATCTAGGGTTTTATAAAACTCTGGTAACCTATTTAACTTATGGCCAACACAGGAGAATACATAGACATCCACCTAAGATTAGAAAATGAAGAAGACCTAGAATAATTAAACAAAAAGCCTATGAAATGTCCGCAATGTGGCCATGAAGCAAGCACATACCTCGAAGATGGTCGATACTTCGTAATGTGTATAGCTTGTGGCCTCCATACACTCCTCAAATTAATTCATCAATACAAATCTAACTATGGAAATACAAATACCCAAGAACAGCAAGTTAGATAAGTGGCCCAGCGAAGAGAGACTACAAACAGATATAAATGAACAAGAAGAAAGTTACAAAGACCACTTAACACTACGCTTTGATGACCTATCACTAAAAGGTCAACGAAAATTATGTCACATATTCAAGATGCACTCTCCACTATGGTCACTCAAAAAACCAGACGAATACGGTGGCATAACTTTAAAAGAAATGTACCACGCACTGCGCATAAGCAATCCAGTTATATTCAACAACTGGCAAAAAGGATTCTGTTATGGAAGTCTACCGAGAAACCAGGCAGAAAGAATCAGCCAAATTATCTACTACTTATGCAGACGTAAACCAACAAGGAAAGCAATCGCATTCGTCAAAGAAAAAACAAAAACTTACCCAACACACATTAGAACACAATGGGGAAGCAGACCAGACAGACAAACAGGAATAGAATCTTTAAATCAAATAAGAAGAAGAATATTGGAACTCAGCCAAATAGGAGTAGACATAGACCCAGCAAGCTACACTCCAATATTCACAGAAGAACCAATAGTAGAACAACCACCGATAGCAACCACATTGTCTGACGGCAGCTCCAGACCACTAACAGAAGAAGATGTACAAGAAGCATACGATAGATTAACCGCACAACGAACTACAGAACAATATTGGAACGAAGCAGCAGCAATGATGGACACAAGTACCCTAGACGAAGGAGAAGAGCCCGAAGAAATAGACACATCAACCATTAACTAATTTTAATTCACAAACATATGCCCTACAAATGTAAACACTGCGACGCAGTAGTAAAATACCTATGCTACAGAACAGGAGGATACGAATACGGTTCATGTAGCCCAGAAGGAGACGACTGGGAAGAAGAAGGACATGAATGCGACGGAGACACAACATTCGAATGTCCAGAATGCGAATATGAAGACTCAAACGAAAGAAACATAGTAGAAGAAGTAGATGATGAAGATGAAGATGAAGAAGAAGAAATCAAACCCATAGACATCATGGCTCCAATCAAACCTCCAAAGATAAAAAACAACCCAATGATGAATGAATTCAGAAACAAAAGAAACTCAATGTCAAATGTAAAAGAATGCCCAAAATGTAAAACGATAATAGACGTTGACTATGAAGAAACAGCAATAGAATGCCCCATATGTAACACTACTGTAAATTAATAAAACTCTAATCTTTTTATTCACATAAATATATAAACCATATGGTAAAGAAAACCATAAAAGAGTTCCCGTTCACAATGGGCGCAGACCCAGAGTTCAACATAGTCATGCAAGACAAGCAAATCAACGCACAAAACTTCTTCAAAGACATCTTCGATAAAGATAAAACACGAAAAGACATGGGATACGAAATTGGAAAAGAAGGTTCAATCGGTTGGGACGGAGCATCACACACAGCAGAAGCAAGACCAGCTCCAGCTAACACAGCAGCAAAATTAACAGAAAACCTCGGAGCAATATTCAAAGAAACAGCAAAACATGCACAATTATTTGAACTATCAACATTATCAAATGCAGCCCCAGTAGGAGGACATATTCACTTCTTACTTCCAGACAATTCAACTGATTCAACATCAGTAAAGAAAATACACAAACAACTCAGCTCATTTTACATTCCACTTCTTCTAGGAGAAGATGCCCTAAATTTAAGAATCAGAAAAAACAACGGCTACGGAGAAATAACAGACCACAGAACACAAGAAATCAGAGGAGACAAATACACATTCGAATTTAGAGTACCATCAGCAGAATGGTTAACCACACCAAGAATAACTCTAAGCACAATAGCTTACCTAGGAACAGTATACAACGAAATACTGAACCACCCAGAAAACATGAAACTAGTAAAAGAGATTCTAATCACAAGCAACAAACAAGCCGAAGCACTACAGTCTCTCTCAATGTCTAGCTTCGTATTCCTAACTCAAGCACTCATACAAAAAATCAAGAAACACATCAAACAATTTGAATTCTACCCACAATACAAAGAAGAAATAGACTTCATATTAAATCCTAAGAAAGTACTAAAAGAAAAACAAAAGGTAGACTTCAACATCCTAAAAGGCTGGAATCTGTATGATGTAATCAAATTCAACAAAACAGAATTCCTAAATAGAAAGAACGTAGAAAAATTCGGCAAAAAAGTAGATTTAGACAAATACAAAGGAGGAATTCCAGTCAAATACAATGATGACGACTATGTAAGCAACTTTGTAAGAGACTTAGAACACAGAACACTCACCTTCAACATGAAGCTGAAAAACAAATACTTTGTATTCGGTCTAAGAAAGGGAATTACTAAAATAATCGCCACCAACAAAAACCATAAATACGTAAGAGGTGCCGAATTAATCAAATCTGATTATGAACATGAAATAATAATGACCCAAGTATTCGAAAGAATGAACCAAAGATTCTACACAACAAACTCAGGGAACCATCGCCCCAAAGATGAAGACGACGGAAGAAAACATATCATCATAGGACTACCATACGAAATGAGGTTATCTCAGGACTCAGAAGAATTCTTAAAATTCATCTACGACCTAGAAAAACAACCTAAAAAATACCCTGAAGTAATACCAGAACGCAACAGTCAAGTAGACTCAAACTCAGAAGTGTACAGAGCATACAAAACAGACACAGAAACAACAACCAGACCAATAGAAGCAACTGACGCAACAAGACAAGCACAGCAGGAAATAGACGAAGAGTCACTTTAAACCAGACCAATTTATTCAAATATTAAACTAAAAACTTATGTGTGGAATAGTAGCAGCCTTCAATCATGGAGAAAACAAAGAACCAGTCAACGAAGACATAACAAACCAACTAGAAGACCAACTAAACAGAGGAAAAGAAGGATTCGGAATAGCTTTTCTCAATCAACACAAAAACGTTTGCATAGAACGTTCAACAGAACTAGTCAAAACAATCGTTGACCTTAAACTCAACAAAAGCAGAATGATTCTCTTACATCATAGATATCCAACAAGCTCAGAAAACAAAGTAAGCCAGACTCATCCAATCCTAGTTTCAGATGGAAGTCTAGAATACAACTACCTAGTAGTACACAACGGAGTCATACACAACGAAGACGACCTAAAAGAAGAACATGAAAACGAACTAGGATTCGTATACAAGACAAAAAGAATCAAAGACAAAGGATATACAACAGAAAAAGAAGAATACAATGATTCAGAATCACTAGCAATAGAAGCAGCAAGATTCATAGAAAAACAATCAAACAAAATAAAAGCAGAAGGCTCCGCTGCATTTATTGCTATACAAATCGACAAAAAGACGAACAAAGCAAAAAACTTATTCTTCGCCAGAAACAGTTCTAACCCTCTAAACATGTCAAAAACAAGAGGTAAACTAAGACTAAGTTCAGAAGGAGAAGGAGACCCAATTAAAGAAGACACACTATACAGCTGTAATCTAATAGACTTCAAACTCACCAAACGAGCATGTATAATAGACACCTGGAAAGTAACTCCAAAATCATACACACCAGTAAGCCCATACCCAGAGTGGTCAAAACCAGGAGCAATCAGCAAAGCCAATGAAGCGAACAAAGAAGAACTAGCAAACAGATATATAACAACAGGAAAAGAAGAAGAAAAAGAAGAAGAAGAAGAAGAAGAAACAATACAAGATATGGCACAAGACCAAATGAACGAAATACAAGAAAAAACAGAGCAAGAATGCACAAATCTCATGACAGAATGTATAAACTCAATGGTAGACGACTTATTCGACGAACAAGAAATAAAATCAGAAAGACAAATCAAAAGACAATACATAAATGAAGTGATAGACGAAATAGAAGAAAAATTAATTAAAGTATATGAATCTCTTGGAGAAGCAGCAGCAGAAATAGTACTAAAAGCAGAAATAGAAAAAGAGAACATACAATCAATTGAAGAATATGAAGAATCTCTATCCACATAAAGAAGAAATACTCAAAGGAATCTTCACGCCAAAAGAAAACCTAACAAAAACTATACAGACCTGGCAAAAAGAATTCTGGAAAGAAAGTAAAAAAAAGGGCGAAGAAGAAAGGTTCTTCGCCCTAAAGGGCTTGATACAACAATTAGCAACACTACACGATAATCCTGTTAAAGTAGAATATCGTCCTTCCTTAGCTTCGTGTTGCTATGTACCGACTATAAAAACTATATTTTTGAACAATTCACTTTCCATCATTTCTAGTTTACATGAACTTAGTCATCATTTAGCAGGTAGTTCTGAGCTCACTGCTTGCATTTGGTCGATTAGCCTGTTCAAAGCCGCATTCCCAAAGGCTTACAACAAACTAGAATGGAAAGGACATTTATTAATCAGAGGCAAAGCCTCATAAACACAACGCATATGCCGAACACACCAGAAGCACAAGGGCCATCAATCCTACGAGACAAAGTACAGGGTTTTAGAGACAAAGCAAGAGAAACATTACGCATGGAAAAAGTAGCAGCTTTACTACAAGATTACTTCCACGCAGAACGAGTCCTTAAAACAGTTACAAAAGATGCAGAGGAACATGCAGAAATGATTGAAATAATGAAATACGAAGCAACAAAATTAGATGACAAACATCCAGCATATAAAGAAAAACTAGAGAGAGCAGAAACTACAATTAAAAATGAAGAAAAACGTACAGAAAAATATGCAGAAAGCATCGAAAAATGTCAAAAATCTCTCACAGATATTGACACACAAATCGCAGAAGTAGAACAAGGAAAATACTTAGTAAGCATCGACAATGTAGAAAGCCTTACAAGAAAGTTGATTGAAAGAGATATGTACACAAGCTAGAAATAATCGGGGTTAGGCTGGAGTATACAGTAGACCTAAACCAAAAAAGACTTGCTGAATAACACGCCAAACACCACACAAAAAGTCGTATATTTGGCTTATCTTATCACTGACCTCCACTCCAGCCCCCCATTTTATTACAATTTAATAGAGCTCATAAAAAGCCCGCATCCAAAAGATGTGGGCTTTTTTATTGTAGACCTGGCAGCCGCAACCCTAATTTGAGTCGAGGGTTTTTTATTTTTGTCAGACCGTCTTAATTTGAGTCGAGGGTTTTGAGTTTACGCAAAAGTAGCGCAAACAAAAACCAGCTTCAAAAGCTGGCATTGAGCCTCACCGGACCGAAACGGATTCAACTAATTACCTAGGTTAATAGAGAATCATTTAATCCAGAGGAGCGAATTATAGAAAACGCCACTACCCAATGAAAAGTCTAATTAATTATTGCGACTTTTCTCAGATTTTTTGTTAGAAACTAACAGAAGCGCAAGCCTATACACACACAATACCATAAGTCCGCAACAAAAGCAAGAGGGTCGGGGTCGAACCAACTACCTTCTGCTTTTCAAGCAGACACTCTACCGTTGAGTTACCTTGGCTCTAACTCTCATCCTTTGATAACAGTTTTGTGTTTTTGTGTTACAACTTATTTTATTTAAAAACCCTGCCAAGTCGCGCCTCTTCTGACAAGAGGTGCACTCAACACTATGAATCTTTCTAATGTGCCAATTGTCCATCTCATACCAACCAGCAATACAATCTACACTCCAATTACCTGATGCTTGCCAATTTTTACTACACGTCTTACATTTAAACTTCCAACAATTTTCTGTTTTTATTGCTGAATATCTTTCTGGGTTTTGCATAAATTATTATTAAAGAATTGGTCCTGTCTATGAAGCGAACAGGAACGCTTGGTGAGGCTAGACAAAAGGTGTCTCTACTACATCGGCGTAGCTACACGATGTGCAGAGTTCTACGAACTGGAGTCCTCCTTCCCATTCTCTCCAGCAGAAGATTT